TTACTGATTACTTTTCGCCATCATCTTCTTATTTGCTTTTTCAAGAATATTTCTCTTTTCCTCAATTTCTGAAACATCATAGGTGTAATATTGGCTATTTACTTCTGGTGTATTTCCTATAATACTAGAAGCAACAATAGAAGATGTCCCATCACATCGAATAGTTGAGTTTATGGTTCGTCTATAACAATGTATACTAATACTTTTATCGACACCTGCTTGATATGCTTTGTTTCTGGCACAGTCTCCAATTTTTCTCTTATTTATATGACCATCTTTGTTCATAAAAATATAATCTCCTAAGAACCCAAATAGTTCTTCGGTGGTTTTAATCTCTTCTAACAGTCTTTCTATATCTTTCGTAATTGGAACTATCCTTGGTTTTTTGTTTTTTGAATAATTGACAATATAATATTTATTTTCAATTCTGTCATAAATTTCTTCTTTATTAATGATTATTACATTGTCTTTAATAGAGTCCCAAGTTAAAGCAGATATTTCTCCGACTCTCATACCTGTGTACATTGCTAATTCTACAGCATAAGGCACTATATAATCAGGTTTTTGTTTGTAGTCACTTCTTAATTTTTTGACTACTTTTGCCACTTCAATTTGATTTGCAATTCGATCTTCTGTATTATAAATCTCATATACACAATTTCTCAAATAATAAGAAGTAGGATTTAGATATATACATGGGTTTTCGTTTATATATCTTCTAACTATGGCATGTGTAAATATACTTTTTATATAACCTATCAATGCCTTCGCTGCTTTAGGTTTAAGTTCCAATTCTTTGATGGTTTTTTGAATAAATATATCTAATCTATCGCCAGTGATTTTAGTAATATCAGCGTTTTCAATCCATGTATCTTTAAAATATCTTTTATAATCCGTATCATATTTGGACAAGGTATTATTAGAAACTACTTCCGATTTAAGTTTTTTATAAGACGAGAAACAGTCTTTGAATGTGATTACTCGATTCTCACTCTCGTTCTCATAGAAGTCAAGAATAGCCTCATGTATTTTATCCAAACTTTTCTTTTTTATTAATCTTCTTCCGTTTTTCTTTGTATTATCGGATAAATATGTGTACCAAAAGCCATTATCTCCTTGCCATATTTTGTATTTGTGCTGTGATATTATATCATTAATTTTACTCATATATAATTGTTCTTGCACATCTGATATATTGATTATACCTTTATCTATAGCTTGTTGCAATATACTATTCATATTGTCATTTATATATATCACCTCTTTAAACAGGGGATAAATTGATATAAATATCAGTTTATCCCCTGGTATAAAATTTTAGTATTACTGTTTACCTGTCGATCCAATACCTCCTCTATCAGTATCATCAAGATGTTCAACTTCAACAAATTCTATCTCTGGCTGAACCTTCTGAATCTCAAACTGACAAATCCTATCGTTTTTATGAATAACTGTGTCTCTCATAGCAATTGCTGGAAACTTCCAACAGTCATTATCTCCACTATAACTATTATCAATCTGACCTACACTGTTTGCTAAAATGATGCCAAAATTTTTATATGTACTACTTCTCGGATATACATTAGCCTTGTATCCATCAGGAAGTTTCATTCCTACACCAAGAGAAATGAGTCTAAAATCACCCTTCTTCATTTCTACTGTCTCTGCTGCACGAAGATCTATCAAATCACCTTTACTAATCTTTTCTATCTTATCTATCTCATCGTCAAAATATTTTATCTTAATTTTCTCCATTTTTTTATCTCTCCTTAAAATCTGTTACTCGCCATCCAAAAAATATTTTCATCATTACCTTCTGAAATTTATTAAAATGTTGGTCACAATATATGGTTGCCGAGTATACATTACCTATCTGTAGTTTTGAGCCGTTCTTTATCTTCCTTACGGATACATTATTTCCCCAAGGCATAGAAATAGCCGTAACTGGTGGACTTAATTTGTCTGCCACTTCATATGCTTTCTTTATAACATTTTTGTCCGTATATTCCGTACACTTCTGATTAATATCCTTTATGATAAATGGTTCTTGAACACCGATGCAAACATAATCGTTTGGCTTAGACATAAACCATCCACGCTTACAACATTTGCAATTTTTACAGATCATGTAGTCTCACCTCTCTTTAGTTTTTGATTTCGTATCTCTCTCGATTTTTCTTGTTTCGCCATATACCATATCTACATTTTGTGATGCAATAATCTTTGTACTTATTGTTAGCGAATTGGCAACCAGGACAATAAGAATTACTTAGATATTTACTTTTTTCGATTTCTTCAAAATACTCTTCTGCTCTAGCTTGTTTCTTTGTTTCTCTTCGCTTTTTATATTCAATTATTGATCGTTTTATGTTCATAAATTTTTCTCCAAATATTTAATATATCTATCCCAAAGTCCAATACAATGTATATACTCCTTACCACGTAACCCCTTTAGTTTCATATCAGCCTTAATACTATCAAGAGGTTTTCTTCTATTAGCCAAGGATTTAATGAAGTTATTTGTGGCGTGGGAAACGGTTAAAATGCGCTCTGATGGGATTTTTTCAACAATATTTTTATACTTGATTAAGTCTTCATCTGATATCTTATAATCCTTATTTTGAGGTAAATTCCTACTTGAAAATGGACTGATATTTGAACCACTTGTTCGTGGTTTCAGTAATGGGATAATTTTGCCAGAATCGGCATATTTGAATTTGAAAAGAACTTCTGAATCACTTTCTTCTATGTCATATACATTACCAAGATTTTCTTCTTGTATAGTATTGATAATATTATGTCCACGCTGAAGGCTTGGAATGTAAGCTAGTAATGTACTACCTGTGTCATGGAATATCATATTGCCGTGTTGACAGGATATATACATATCTATATCCTCATACTGACCGTTTGGCTTGCGTGGAAAATCATTTGTATTTTTATCAATAGGTACTTTCAGACGATAGATACCCTTAAACTTGTCGGTTAAGTATGACATTAATTGCCCCACTCCCTCTCTTTATCATCTGGATATCTAATGTTATCTCGGTGTGATGCTGCATTGCAGAATGCCATAAGTGTGCCACCTACGAATACGCCTACTATAAATGAGATTGTTGCTGTTATCATATTGAAACTCCTTTCAATCGCAGTATAAAATTATTTTGTCTTGAGCAAGGGATTGCTGTACATCAATAACTCTTTGATTTTTTGAGCCTCTGAATTTGAGTGTAAGATCTTTTTGCTCATCTATATATTCTCCATCTACAAGAACATCTACATTACCTACTATTTCCCAACGCTTCTTTAATATTTCTTGTAAATGTGGTGCAAAATTACTGCCAGGTAATAATCCATCTTCTGAGAATGGTCTACATTGTTCAAAGATGTATCCTGTATATAACCAAATTATTTTGTCTGGGAATCTTCTGTTAATTTCTTTAACAAGAGATAGAACTTCATCAAGATTTTGTTCAGCTAAACATTCGCCACCAAGAAATGAAACTCGTTTAATATATGGTCTGTCAATCAGTTTTATAAACTTTTCTCTTATTTCTTCTGTCCACTCTTTGCCACCATTAAAATCCCATGTCTCAGAGTTGAAACAATTTTTACAGTGGAACGGACATCCTTGAACGAAGAGGGAGACACCAACTCCCTCTCCATTGGAAATATCAAGATTGCGCATACTTGCATATCTCATACTATTCCTCCTCGATATCGTCAAGGTGTGGTACTCTATCATGAATATCACCAAGTCTACCCTGATTCCATCCATTACGTGCTGTTCCTTTATATCCGCAAGTTCTACGAGTAATATCCATAGTTCTTACATCTCTATTACCACAGTTAGGACATTCCCATACCAGCTTTCCGTCTTCATCAATAAGCTTGATTTCTTTATCCCATCCACATTTTTGACAATAATCACTCTTGGTATTCAGTTCGGCATACATATTATTGTTGTAAATAAATTTTATTACTTCAAGTACAGCAGGAATGTTGTTTTCCATGTTTGGACATTCTATATATGAAATACTTCCTCCTGGGCTTAATCTCTGGAATTTTGCTTCGATACGAAGCTTCTCGAATGCGTCAATATTTATAAATACAGGAATATGATAAGAGTTTGTAATATATGTACGATTTGTAACTCCTTTGATAACGCCAAATCTTTCTTTAAGTTTCTTTGCAAACTTTTCCGTGGTCGCCTCTAAAGGTGTGCCATACAAGCTATAATCAATGTTTTCTTCTGCTCTCCACTGGGAACATTTATCATTTAATGCTTGCATTACTTCCAGACCAAACTTCTCTCCAATCCCTTCATCACAATGATAGTGACCTGTCATATATTTTACACATTCTGCTAGACCTGCGTAGCCAAGTGACAAGGTTGAATAACCACCAAAAAGTAACTGATCAATGGATTCACCCTTTTTAAGTCTTGCAAATGCTCCATGTTGCCAAAGAATAGGTGCAACATCAGATTTCGTTCCACGTAATCTCTTGTGTCTAATTTTTAAAGCTTTATGGCACAATTCTGTACGTTCGTCAAATATTCTCCAAAACTCATCAACATCCCCACCTGATGATAACGCAATATCTGGTAATGAGACTGTTACGACACCAGTATTAAATCTTCCATAGAACTTTGGTTTATCATTTTCATCATGCCATACTGTTAAGGCACTTCTACACCCCATTACAGGATAGCAATTACCATCTTTCATTTCTTTCATAACCTTTTCCGAGATATAATCAGGGGTTAATCTCTTCATAGAACACTTGGCAGCCATCTCAGTAAGATACCAATACTTATCTCCTTCATGAATATTATCTTCCTGAAGTACATAGATAACTTTTGGGAAAGCTGGTGTGATATATACACCTTCTTCATTCTTTACACCAAGATAACTCTGACGAAGTTCTTCTTCAATTAATATGGCTAAATCGTCTTTTTCTCTCTGATTATGTGCTTCATTAAGATACATAAATAAAGTAATAAATGGTGCTTGCCCATTTGTCGTCATGAGAGTCGTGATCTGATACTGAATTGTTTGGATTCCTTTTTCAATCTCTTTCTTTAATCTTTTTTCAACAACTGTATCAAAGTCCTCTTCTAAAATTGCCCCTCTTGCACATCCCAACAAGCTAATTTCTTCATTTAACTCTTTACGGATTTTTTGTCTTGAAATGTCTACAAATGGGGCAAGATGTGCCAAAGAAATACTCTGCCCCCCATATTGACTTGAAGCAACCTGCGCTATAATCTGAGTTGCGACTGTACATGCAGTTGAGAAACTGTGTGGCTTTTCTATCATAGTCTCGCTTATTACAGTTCCGTTCTGTAACATATCCTCAAGATTGATAAGACAGCAGTTATTCATATATTGAATAAGATAGTCAAGATCATGTACATGAATTAAACCATCATCATGAGCCTGTACAATCTCAGGTGGCAAAATATATCGTCTTGAAGCATCTTTACTTACAATTCCTGCTAAATAATCTCTCTGTGTTGTATTAAGTCTTGGATTTTTATTGGAGTTCTCATTATTCCAATAATCACTTTCTCCACTTAATAATTCTGTTATTTCTGTATCAATCGTATTCTCGTTCTCTCTCTGAAATTCACGAATACTTCTATACCCCTCATATGCTTTTGCTGTTAATCTCTGCTTCTTTGAAATTAGTTTATCAAATACTATTGTCTCTATATCTGATACACTCAGCTCATCTTTGTCGGCATACTCAGTTTCAATCTCATTCGCAATATCTTCAGCAACCTTCGGCTTGATAATACCCGATCCGTTTTTCATAGCCTTTAAAATCGCAGAAGAAATCTTTGCTTTGTCAAAATCAACTTCTGAACAGTCTCTTTTAATTACCTTCAAACCTTATCTCTCCTTTTCTGTCTCTACTTTGTTTTTTTCTTCGTTATCAACTTCGTCATTGATTCTATGTAGAACTCCCAAACCTTTATAATACCTTTTATTTATAATACCTTTTAAATGAGTAACTTGATATACGATCATACTTATACCAATTGTTAAACACATACATAAAATCGAGACTAACACCATAAATATAGCTATTGTATCTGTATCCATAATTCACCTTCCTTTCACCGTTGAAACTATTCTTCAAATCTCACTTGAAAATGAAAGAAAATATATCATCGTCTGCTAATAATCCAGCCCTTTTACACATATTATTGTTCTTATTAACATTTTTCTCATCTTTACCTTTGATTTCAATCTTGTAGCCAAGAGCCTTCTCAATCTCTTCCTTGGTCATAACCTTTGGCTCAACCTTGAGCGACCACATATCTTTGTGAAAAAGATCATATAACATATCTTCAAAATCATTACTTACTCCAAAATTCTTAATCTGGAAACCATCTTTCTTACTGTAAGTGCCATATTCACACTCATAGGTCTTTCCATTCTGGTCGGCTAATCCAACCATCTGATAACAAAACATATCTTTATCCTCCTATATAATATTGCCACTGCACTCACTGAGATTCAGTGTCCAATAGTGCAATGTATCATCATAATTAGCATCAGTGGCTATCCTCTGATAACTACTAATCTTATATTCTCTGTTATCACGAGTTTTTGCTGTAATGTAACCATCAGGTCTGCTTAATAGCTCTTGCTCTAACTCATGACTTGTCATAATGCTCACTAACTAATATTTCCTCCTTGTAAAAAATCTTTTATGTCGTACCAGTTATTACATCTGACACCCTTCCAATTTTTATTCCATACATATTCATCGCCGAAACAAATATTAAACATGGCATTTGAAGTAATCAGGTTATTGTATGAATCATCAATAAATATACCGTCTTGCATATTAATATGACTCTTATCTGTATACTGCTTTAGATTTACACCTATAAAATCACAATAAGGTAAATTCTCCTTAACCCAAATTGATTTACCATACAGATTTGGACTATAACCAGCAGAAACAATAATTATCTTATAAGTTTCTTTCAGTTCATCTAATATCTCCTTCGCCCAATCCATATAAGTGATATATTTAAAAAATCTTGGTTGATTAAAATATGTATCTATATATTCAGGCTTGGCACAATTACACTCTTCAAAATTCCATGTCTCAACTTCCCACCATTTAACAGGTTTAAAATCTTTGTAATATTTAAAATCTTCATTATACATCTGACATATAGTTGCGATAGTGTTAACCACGCACCCATCGAAATCTACATAAAGTTTCCTTATATTAATCACCTCACAATCAGATCAAGTAAATCTTTGTAAAATCTGGATAATACATCTTCATTATCGGTATGTATTCTTATCTTCAATGGCTGAGATATATCTAAGCTAAATATCCCAAGTATTGACTTAGCATCAATTACATACCTATCTCTTAGAATATCTATGTCTTCCTCGTAACTTAGCGCAATCTCATTTAATTTTCTTGCTTTTGCGATGCTACTTATGTCTATCACATAGGTATCATTAATCATTTCTATGCTCACTTTAATACAACCTCACTATTTGATTTATTTCATACATTTCATCGACTGCTTTGGGCAGTTCAAATTGTGTCCCACACTTAATGCATTGACACTTGTATCTTTTCTCATTTTTATTACATTCAATTATTCGATAAGTTTTATGTTTGCAAAAATTCTTAAACATTTTCTTTCGCCTCAGACATATATATTTCTTCATGTTTTATGACTGTTATGATTTGTTTCATATGATTAATTGCTGCCGATATATATTGATTGTTATCAACATGCCATGACTTGTCATAATCTATATTTGGATATATTTTTGTAAATTCCGTCTCTTCCTTATCATAGTTTGCCTTCCAATTGTCAGAATTTGAACGACTTTTGGAACGAGCAATTAATTGATCTGAGTTACAATCAATCCATATATCTACTAATCGAAGGTTGGGAATGCCCTTTGTAGATTCAATTAAATCTGAAAAACCGCTTGGATTGATAATGTATATATCACTGTTCATCAACTGCTCCTTAGTAGCGAATGAACAATAACCTGCTCTTTCTGTATATGCCACCATATCATCTCTATACTTATCTACATCATCGGCACTGATAAATGTATGGTCACAATTGTCTCCTATCTCACTCTGCCTTCTTGTTCTTGTCGTATATGACTTTAGAATTTTTAAATTTAAATCTTTGGCAACTGCATTAACAATAGTTGACTTACCAGATGCGGTTCTGCCAATAATACAAAAAACTGTATGCATTTCTTTTCCCTCCTTATTACCATGTAACAGCAATATCAATCTGATATGGATCACTATCAGCGAATCCACCAGTATCAACGACAATTGCAGTCCCTAAACTTGTTTCCACTAATGATCCTCGTGGGTATACATCAAGATTTGCTGCACACATAATATAATTCCCAAGCATTTTACAGCCATCTTCCCTTACCCAATATTCATCTGTATTTCCCATGCTGCGCATAATATCTATGCAACCTGACATATCAAGGTTATAATATGTCTCTCGTTGGGAACCATAATAATTAACACCACTTGATGCAGTTAATATCGAACCATTATAAACAGGTGTTAAATACTCTTCAGATTCAAACACAGTTTCAATAAGCTCATTTTCTTCAGAATCTGAACTTGTGTCTTGCGAGTCATCTTCTTTGTTTTCTTTCTTACTATCAGATTCAATAGCCATTACATTCTCAACAGAAGGTGGATTATTTACACGCTCAATATGACCTATATAAAAATCCACTACTTGTTGTTCTACTTTTAATCTTTCGTTTTCTTCTTTTGTTTTCGTATCTATAGTGGTTTCAAGCACTTTGATGTAGTCTGACTTAATATCTAAGGCTGTTTGTAACTCATCGCACTTATTCTTTACAGAAAGGTAATTGTAGTGCATTGCGCAAACACCCAAGTACATTACTGCCATTAACCCTATAGACACACATTTATAGTTCAGCTTAATTTACTTCACTTCCTTTGTATTTATTTGTGCCACTTATATATTCTCTTTTTGATTGGAAAAATTTATGAAATCATTGATATAAACTGATCTTCTGATATAATAGGAATATTTAATGATTGAGCCTTCTTATTTTTAGATGAGGTGGAATTCACATCGTTATTTATAAGATATGAAGTCTTACTTGAGATAGATCCAGATACTTTGCCACCATGAGATTCTATTTCTGATTTAAGAGCATCACGGTTGGAATAATGTTCGAGTGAACCAGTTATAACAAATATCAAACCGTCTAGTAATTTATTATTTGACGTATGACAAATAGGTTCTTCGAATTCAAAAATAAATTCTTTTGATAAATCAATTATCTTTGAATCATTCTTGTTCCAATAATCTATGATAGATTGTCCTAACGCTTCACCAATGCCATTAATGGCTGTAAATGAACTTCTCCCATCGACCTGTATATTATCAACAAACACATCAAATTTATAATTACAAAATTCGGCTATGTCTTTGCTGGCTGATTTTCCTAAAAGTGGGATTGAAAGTGCATAAAGGAAACGCTGAAGATTAGTAGTACGAGATTTCTCGATAGAATTAAGAAGTTTTTCAATAGATTTTTTACCGAAACCATCAAGAGATTCTAGTTCTTTCTTGTGATCTGACAAATGGTATATGTCCTGTATTGAATTAAGTAATCCTAGATCAATTAATTTATTTATTGATGCCTCTGAGAATCCATCAATGTTAAGTGCAGCTTTGGATACTGCGTGTGTAAGCTTACCAAGTAATTTACCTTTACAATTATCATTGGTACACATCAATACCTGCGAATCATTATCTTTTCTAATTTCTGTTGGTTGACCACAAATAGGGCATTTATCTGGAATTTTTATATATCTCTTATTTACACTTTTTACACCTACTTCTGCCCATTTTACTTGAGGAATTATCAGGTTAGCCTTACATACTCCCATTCTTTGTCCAACCCAAGGAGTACCCATGATCTCCTTCATAACTGAAAGATTATGTAATGATGCTTTCTCAACTATTGTGTCCTCTATCTCTACAGGTTCAAAGATGGCTACAGGGGTTAATATACCCGTCTTACCCATAGTAAAATCAATCCTTTTCAGAGTTGTTTCTACTGAATTATTTGGAGCTTTCCACGCCGTTGCTCCTCTGAAATGATGAGAAGTTCGTCCCAAGGATTCACCGTACTTAAGATCATCAAACCTAAATACGACTCCATCTTGAGGCAAGTAAAGGTCATGTGCATATTTTAACATAGTATTAATCATTTTTTGACACATATCCCCAATACATATGAATATTCCCGAATGAGGAACAACATCAAATCCAAGCAGTGTTGCTTCTTTTAAAGTATCATAGAATGAATTATCATCAACATCAGGTTCTGCTCCCTCAATAACTTTCCATGCATACCAGGATAATCTTCTCTCTTTCACAACTGATGTATCAAGGCTTGATAATGTACCTGCCGTAAGATTGCGACTATTTTTAAACTCTCCATTTTTATTAATCTCGGCAAAATCATCAAGTTTTATCAATGCTTCACCATCAATTACATAAGTCCCTTTCTTGTTAATGTGTAATGGTATATTCTTAAACTGCTTTATATGTTCAGTAATATCAGATCCAACTATGCCATTTCCTCTCGATTCTGCCCTAATTAATTCTCCATCTTGATAAGTAAGCCTACAAGAAATTCCATCAAGTTTTACAGAAGCAACAAGTTCATGCTGATTACCATCTGCAAATTCCTCAATCTCTTCAACTGAATGAACCTTATCAAGAGATAACATCGGAACAGTATGTGTCACTTCGTTGATGCTGTCAAGAATTGCTGCACCAACATTCTGTGTTGGGCTATTAGACAATACTATTCCAGTCTCATCTTCCCATTCTTTAAGTTCGTCTAATAACTGATCAAACTGGCTATCACTCATAATAGGATTACCTGTATTATAATATGCATCAGACGCTTCATTCAACAATCTGACTCTTCGTGCTATATCAAACTTATCCATTATCATCTGCCTCCTCTCCACAATACTCTTTTAAATATGTAATTGCTTTATTCTCCTCAATAAAAAACGGATCTAGTTTCTTTTCATGTGCGATCCATCCAAGAAAATTCATCATGAGCTGACAATATCTCCAATCAGGAAAATATTTCTTCCATATTCTATTGAGTTCTGCCGTAAACTTATCTATTCGTGCTAGACTTCTAATTTTAATCACCTCACTTATTTCTATTTAACTTCAACATCTGGAATAACTCTTTCTGGATAGAACACTAACTGATAATGATACTTATCTGTGCTTGTCGGTTCTGTCTGTTCCATAACATAGCATGTCCAATCATTTAAGTAGATATAATCTTTATAATATGTATCTTCGCCTGTCTTGATTGTAACTACTAGCTCATTGTTGCTATTATTACTAAGGCTCATATAACCTTCAGCTTCCAACATAATAGTGTCAGTTCTTGCGTTAGTCACAGTGATCTTTCTGTACAGATTAAATTCGTCTCCATCCTTTGATAGATTATGGTTTACTATGTCTGCTGTTCTACAACCAGTTAGACTAAACACCAAACAAATCATGAGAATTATTCCAATTATTTTCTTCTTCATTTTCTATTATCCTCCCATTGAAATGAACATTTACTTGTGTACTTCATAAAACCATTCATTGTATAAATCATATCTATTTTGAATATTAAGCCAATTAATTTCCTTATTATTATCCTTTGCCCATTTAATAAAATCAGTAATCTTTCCACAACAACCAAACTCAGGGCAACCTGCACGATAAATACAATGAGGAACTAACACATCTGATTCATAAGGATGTGTCTTATGTAATTCAATTTTGAAGTCTTCTGCCAATTCAACTGCTTCTGGTGTAGCATTGCCACACAATCTTTTTCTCCAACTATCAATAAGGTTTTGCATATTAGCATAGCCATCAAAATTAACCAATGCATCTTGTGGTTTCTTACCTCGTGGAGTATCATCAACCAATCTATCATCTCTTTGTGAGCTAATAAATTTTTCAAATTTATGTCTCGACCACTCCGTACTCAACCAGTAATAAATACTTTTCCACGACCAATCAAATTCAAGTAATCTAATTGGCGAATGTTCAGATATAAGCAACTTCTTTTTAAAAGTGTCTGTTGCTTCATTCTCTGTAAAATCTTTATTATCCGTGGTTCTACAATGATTTTTTACTCTCTTCCAATCATCACCGAACCAGTTAAAAACTGTTTTCATTTTAATTCTCCTATTTTTTTAATCTATTCATAAGAAATAATGGATTCTTGTTATTTACATTTATCTAATTTTTCTTCCAACTCTTCTATTTTATCTTCTAAAATCTCAATTCGATTTTTAAGAGTATCATTTTCATCTTCTAATGAAGTAATATCACCATCTTTTTCCTCTAATTGCCATTCTAAATCCCGATATTCTTCGTCTGTATGTTCAGGAATCATCTTATCCATTTCATAAGCCAAATCTTCATTAAAATATTCTCTGATTATTTTAGAAACATCTTCCAAATCTCTAACTTCTTCCCAGTTGTCATTTATTAATACCACTTAATCACCTCTAATCTTCGCAAGAAACTGTTTCTTCTTAACCTATCTCTCATCAACCAATTCTTCTAACACACCACCAACTTCAGCAACAATAATTCCTACTGCTAGTGGAATAATCGAACCATTCACTAATGTTACAATTCCACCAATTACTCTGATTGCTGATTTCCCTAAACTAATAAATAAATGTCCTTTACTGTTCATTTCTAATTTCCTCCATAACTTCTTCTACTATGTATCCACAATTTGATTCTATAGAAGCAATCTCTTCATATTTAATATTGTATTGATTTAACTTATCAATAATTTCTTTTCTCACTTCTTTTGCTTCGTCTTCATTCTGGAATCTTCCTTCGTTCTCATAAGAATGGTGTCTTGTGAGTAGATAATTCCTATTATTATATGAATTAAATACATTCAGTACAGTCTTATTAAAGTCTTCTCCCAACACTTCGTCAGTGTTATATACGGCACTTAATATTAAAGGAGAGTCAACAATCATAACTTGTACCTTATCTTTCACACGTCCCATTTTGAATGACTGTTTACCAAAAATGTATTCCTGATGCTTAAATATCTCACCATTATTTTCATATACCTTATCCTTGGCAAATTCTGAAACATATTCAGCATTGATACCGTGTCTTTTTAATTGTGCTGTAATATCCATTGCACAGGTACTTTTACCTGATGATGGTTCACCAAACAAATTTACAACAATTGTGTCCATTTTTTGTTCTCCTTTTTTGTTATTACTCTCCTTATCTTCTACATCTCACACTTCCACCAGCATCTATATCACCTGATACGTTACCACAAGTTACAGAACCACCTGCGTCTATATCTCCTTTGACATCCCCACTGACTTCACAACTACCACCGCAATCAATACTTCCTGAATTGCCGTGAACTTCTACTGATCCACCACAATCAATTTTGTTTACATCTCCTTCGATAGTGACTTTAATATCACCACTATTACACTCTTGAATTGTTTTACCATCTACAATAACCATTCCATTGTTGATGACAACATTAGCTCCTGAACATGTGATTGTTTTACCATTAATAGTTATTCTGTTCATTTTTACCTCCTTAATTTCCACAAGAAACTGTCGTTTCCTTCGGTTCTTAAAAATCACTTATTTTCATATCAATCGCTCAAAACCCTTGATTTATAAGGCTTTCAGAGCATTGTTTTTATAAAAATTCGGCAAATCCTTAAAAATGCCGTATTTTACTCAATTTTTGACGGTTTTCAAATTTTCATGCCCTACAACCCTTGATTTTACTAGGGTTACAGACCGCATGAAATCCGTCTTTCATTGGCTTTTTGAGTCTCTGAAACGCCCTATTTATGGGCATTCCAGAAATTCAGTTTTCTCAAATGTAAAAATACTGTTCATTGTTTCAATGAATACTGCACTTGCTGCACTGATTATTGATACAACGCTACTTGTTCGCAAACACATATTGCTATAATCTGAACCATCAGCATTTTTAAGATAATTTATAATCATTGGTTTTCCAAGTTTAACATTATCCAAATCTAGCTCTACAGTTCTTCCAATTCTCATCGGATATCTGCCATCGGTTCTGTCTTGACCTCTTTCACCCTTTGTTCCTGAATGAGTTATTTTTGTTATTTTATATTCCATGTAATTCCTCCCACTGCATTATTCTCTTAAAATACTAACTTTGGATGAGTTGTATCATACAAACACTGCTGTAAGTGAGTCTGTTTCTTACTTACGCCCTCTTTACTGATAGCCATTCTCAAAGCACCAGTTTGAGCAACCAAATCACATTTTTTCTTTGCTCTTGTAATTCCTGTATATAATAATTCTCTTGTTAAAAGGGAATATGATGAAAAATCAATGCCGAAAATAACATGATCGAACTGAGAACCTTGAGACTTGTGGACTGTAATCGCATAACCAAGTTCAATACTATTAACTTGTGTACCTTCTACGTATACCTCTCCAATACCCATAAATGAAATAAGCACTGCTTTATCTTCTGGAAATACCTTTTTAATAATACCAAGATTACCATTAAAGATAGGTGGATTGGTTTTGTATGTATTCTGTGTATTGATAACTTTGTCTCCTTCTCGAAGAATTGTTACTTTGCCCTGTGATACAACCTCAATCTGTTCTTTATTGTCGTCTTCTGGATTATATAAATCCTGAATCGTATTATTGATGTTATAAGTGCAAGCATCACCTTGTTTTTTAACGGGAACAAGTATCTGAGTTTCCATAACATTGAAGTTCTCTGTGTTCATTGCTTCTGAAAATCTCTGCATTATTTTATAGAAAGTATTACTCTTATCTGAATAACAATCTAATGATAAATCCTGTAATTCTCCTCTTGTCTCTGTACCAACCCAATCTTTTTCTACAATCTGTATTCCTTTACGAATACGCCTTGCTTCTGTAACAATGGCTGATGCTGCTGCTTGTCTATGTACTTGACTAAGATATACCGTAGGAATCTCAGGAGAATTGATCATATCAAACGCAATGTTGCCACACCCAATTGATTCTAACTGTCCCATATCTCCAAGACAGATAAGCTTTGCACCTGAAGGGATTGCTCTTAAAAGATAATAGAAAAGATAAGCATCAACCATTGAAATCTCATCTACGATTACAATGTCAACATCCAATGGGTTTTCATCATGATATGTGAAACCATTCTTGCCCCCATCATCAGTACAAGGATATTTAAGCAATCTATGAATTGTATATCCTTCTTCTCCTGTGATTTCAGTCATTCGAGAACTTGCACGACCAGATAAAGCACACTGTACATATACATAATCTTTCAATGCTTCAAGAAAAGCAGACACGGATGAACTCTTACCTGTTCCAGCTTCACCATGAATAACAACTACATTGTTTTCAAGTGCTTCTTTTACACCCATTCGCTGTTCTTCTGTAAACTGCCAACCATTCTTATGCTCGACATGTTTGATTGTATCTTCCCAATCGCCATATGTAATCTCTGATTTTGCATCTCTTAATCGGATTAATTCTTTGGCAATTTTATCTTCAATATTGTAGAATTTTCTAAGACCAATCTGTGTCTTATCTTCATTCCACCACAGCTCATCACCCATATCATGAATTGCTTCTGTAATATTCATATCAGGAACATCTTCGCCAAGTTCATCAATAATTGCCCCCATTAACTCATCAGGTGTAATCCATGAACAACCATCCTGACCAGAATCTTCAAGATATTTGTAAATAAAAGCACTAATACGTTGAGAACAAAATTCTTCCATTCCACTATCAAGTGCTATTTTATCTGCCGTTTTCCAACCGATTCCTTTTACTTCGTTACATAAGATATATGGATTATTTTTAACCTTTTCAACAACTAAATCAGGTGAATTATATCGTTCCATTAATCTATTCACCATATTGTTCGTAAGATTATACTGTTCCAACTCTGAGAAGATTTTTGCTAAATGTATATTCCGATTAAATCTTTCAATCCATCGTGCAGCCGTGTCTAGTCCACAACCTCTGACCTTTACCAAATCTTCTGCTTTGTTATTCTTCAAAGAATCAAACGGATCATCCAATGCATCATACATATTTTTAATCTGAAGTGGTGTGAACAAAGTGGACAAGAATTTCTTCTGTCCAACTTTGTCATTCTCGTTAAAGGTAATAGCACTATAGATTGAAATGATATTGTATTGTCCTCCCCATTTGGGATCTTCTACATAATCAGCCGCTAATACATACGAATCGCCTTCATTTAGCCACGGCATTTCTCCTTTAATGGTAATTTCGTTGTATTTGTTCGTCTTAGGCTTTCCTTCTTTTATTTTATCTATTGAAACAGAAGCTATTCCAAATCCATTCTTATAGTATCGTAAATGTTCTACACTACATATAATTTTTATTCTATTTTCTGATGCCATTAGTCCTCACTTTCCTTTTAATCAACTTTTGTTCTTTCAGATTGAAGTAGCAATGTACCATCTAAATGTATCTCTTGAACTTTATTTACTGTATGTTGGTAAATTGTGTCTTTGTAAATCATTGGTCTGAAACTATCATCTCTTCTGATTCCTGCCACAACAATCTTTGAACCTCTACTTAGCCAACTTCTTTCAAGTACAGTCTTCTTATCACTATTTGGATCAAGCTTTGCTGAAATTTGCTTATTATAAAATGCATAGTGACCTTTATTAAACTTCACATGTACTGCACCATATTTTGTAAGAAGTGTAACCATACAATGCAAGTTATCAGCATTGATAACTGTTCCTGCTATTCTTGAAATCTTAAATTTAGGCATTTTCTTTGGTGAACCATCAATATAGCGAGTGTAATAATCGTAAGGTTCTGGTTCTTCTGGTAAATCAAAGAAATTAACTATTCCATATAGTTCTTCATTAATATTCTCCAATTCATGCTCACCATCATAGAAACTTAATGCTTGCATAGACCAAGAAGGTAATGTGCCGTCAGCATATTGATTCCAAATAGTTTTAAATAAAGCTTCATTATAGAGATTTAATATATCAGAATTGTCAAACCAATCCTTTAATGGCTGAATGTATTTATCAACCTCTTTAGTAAACAATTTTTCTGATACGATATAATATTCTCCTTTTATTTTAACTACTGAGTCTTCTGTGAAATGTGCCTTGAAGAAAGGCTGAGAATTGTTGTCGAGAATATAATAGCCATCATGATATCCTCTTTTTGGTACTTTCTTTCCTTCCTCTATATGCTTTTCATACAATCCTTCATCATCTAAAACATATTTTTTGAAATTAACCATACGTTTTGCTAAATCTAATGATTCAGGAATAATACCCAATTCTGTCATTTTTGCGAACTGTTGCATTGTAATTTTGTCACTTGGAGTAAAAGCATAGTTTTTTAAATACCAACGCATTGTTTCTTTTCTATCTGATGAGTGCAATTCTGTAAAGCAACCAGCTTTAATTAATTGAACCATTTTTGACTTAGTAATAAGCTTTGTATCAAGCATTTTACAAGCGAAATCTTCCATAGAATTAAATGGTCTGTTCTGAATAATTGCTTGTACAATATCATCGCCTATACCATTAATACCCTTTAGTCCAAAAATGATACGATTGTTCTCAACATCTGCTTTAAAACCAAAGTCTGCTGAGTTGATAAGTGGAAGTTCTACTTTAACATTCTCTTTTTGAACAGCCGCTATTGCTACTGCCATCTTTCCATAATTGGTAGAATCACCTGCATTTTCATCTACTGCGCCAGAATCTACAATTAAATTCGCTGTCTGCCAGTAAATCGGACTGTATTTATAACATAAATTCAGCTCTTGAAGACCTATAATCGAGTAGGCTAGTGTATGACTTTTATTGAATCCATACCCTCGCTGGGTACAAATAAGCACATTCCACACATAGTTTGTTAAATTCTTTGATAAATTCTTCTCTTTCGCATTAGCAAAGAACTCTTCTTGTAATTGCAAGAACTCTTTTGGTTTCTTCTTTGCAACCGCTTTTCTTAACCTATCACCCCAAGCTAGTGAGAAACCACCAATCTTCGGATGCATTGTTAAAAGTACCAAATACTCCTGGGCTTCACAGATACCAAATGATACTCCAATAATATCTTTCAGAATATCTTGTTCTTCTTGTGTCAGACCATATTCAGTCATTTCATCATACCAATACTGGATATTTTCTCTAAAACGAGCATATTTCTGTAACGGTGTTTCAGCACCTTTTTCCTGTGCCATAAGTCGCAATACTGAGTTGATGGTTGCTAATTCATCGACAGAAGAAGGTTTTGCTAATGCAACCGCCTGTACACCACTCTCTTTCTCCATCTGAAAGAATGACATTACTTTGTGATTCCAAAGCATTTCCCACATATCTTTAGCGTTACGTTCCAAAGTATATACGCCAATATATTTTTCATAAGTAGCTTTCAATGAACCTTGCCACTCTATTACATTATTCTCCAAAAGCAATTCCAACTCTGCTTGCATTTTATCCAAAGCATCAATACAAAGCAGATCGACCTTAATAAGAGAACAATCTTCACACATATGTAAATCAAACTGAGTAATAACATCACCTGAATTTGTTTTCATAAGTGCTGTTGTATCTGTAAATGGTCTATCAACCAAGATAATTCCACCTGCATGTGAACCTACACCATTGACAAGTCCTTCTATCTTCTGTGCTGCTTCCCATAATTCAGGATATTTATTCATTTCTGTAACAAATTCTTGTACAGATGGGTTATCATCATCACCATAATACATTTGTGATAAAGTTCTTAATTGACCTCTATCGGCTACAATCAATGAACTAATATACTGAGCTATGTCATTATCAATCTTCAAACCACGAGCTGCTGTTAAAATAGCACTTCTACTCTTTTCAGTTGATAGCGTCATAACCTTACTAACTCTATCTTCTCCATATGTATCTTTCATAGCCTGAATAACCGCTTCACGCTTTGAACCGCATATATCAATATCAATATCCAAAACAGAAGCACGTTCTGGATTCAAGAATCTCCAAGGATACGTCTTTGTTTTTTCTCTTAATGGATTAATCTGTGTGATACCAAGAATATTTAATAGACAGAAACCTACACCAGAACCTCGACCAGCCCCTACCAATGTACCTGCACTCCAAGCAATCTGTACATCAATAGCAATCTGAAGAAGATATTTAGACCAACGAACCTTCATTTTTTCGGATGAATCCTTTATATAATGAAGACATTCGTTTATTTTTTCATAAGCTTCGTCTGTTTGGTAATAAGGATCTGTGTCAATATAAGCAACAATATCTCTTACTAAATGCCTATCACAATCGTATTCAGAACGATAAAACTCACTTAATAAAGGGATTTGATTCTTAAACTTTTCATACAATTCTTTGTTTGGTTCAGAAGTATTTAATGGAATATACGGAATATCAAGGTCTTTTGTGAGTTTATAATACTCTGCTTTTTCATATATAAGCATTGTATTGTCTAATCCCTTTTGGACTACATCATGACCATAGTATTCGTCCATATATTCATGAATTTCTTCTTCACTCATGATATAAGTGGTAGAATAAAAATCATCTACTTCTCTATCGCCCTCTTGAGACTCCAAAAAGATTTTATGTATCTGTCTATCTTCTTTTTTAAGATAGTGTGCATCCGTTGTAATAATATATGGTGTTTCTGTTTCTTCTGATAATTGAATTAATTTATGATTGACATAGATTTGCTCCATCATATGAGATGGCTGCAACTCTAAAAAGAAATATCCTTCACCAAATATCTCATTCATATATGCGATCCAATCTTTACAAGACTGCCATATTTTTTCATATTCCTTTGGATTTGCTCTTTCTAAATCCTGAAACTGTAAAATTCTATGCGGTAAAGCTCCTCCAAGACAAGCCGAGCTTCCGACAATATCTCCTTTATAGCTTGCCATCATTTCTTCAAGGTCATTATAATAGGTAGGAACTCGCATCATGACATGCATAAAAGAGTTCTTAGTCCAAGCTTTTGTACTTAATTCTCTAATGCCTTGATGCCCATGAGCATTTAATGCTACTAAGATAAAATGAGGATATCTATTATTAAATTTATTCTCGGCAGTTACATCTTCTGTACACAAATATATCTCATTACCAAGAACAACTTTAAAATTCTCCCATCCTTCTAAATCCTTGTGACTATCATAGTATTTAAGTGCATCTAAAGAGGAAGTGATAGACTCATGTTCCGTAAAGCAAATGCCAGCATGACCTAATGAGTGAGCATACTCAATCATTTCAGGCACTTTATTTATAGAATCTCGAAGTCTTAAATTACTTCCCTCTGCACTATGGTTATGTACTCCAAAAAAACTCACTCAAATCCTCCTCTTATAACTGTTTTAATAAGCTTCTGACTGGTTCTCTACTCATATTTTCTTTTGCCCATGAGATATAACCAGGATCAATTTCTTTAATTTGTGGAAGTGTCTTTCCTGAATATTTTCCAAATGTAATTACATAAGAATCAACATCTGGTAACTCTTCCTTTGGAATATCAACACCACCTAATGCAGAAACTACATCATCAGAATATGTCATATCAAGATTTGACCTACTTGCTAAATAATCACACATATGTACAAAGAACTGCTCATCATTTTCAGGCTTTGGTAATACCGTCTTACTTCTCTTTGTAGAAGTCCATTCACCCGAATGACTCTCACATAATCTTGCAATATATGCTTTTGTATCAGCGTCTACATCATGTTCAACAGATGTATTTCTCACCCACTCACCTGCAAGCATCGGATGTTCGTGTACCGTATATTGAGAACCATTTAGCCCACATTTAATTGCATCATGAAAAATTGGTGTGCAGCGTAAACAATCTCGCTGTCGCTCATTGGTCTTTTCTTTTACATACTCTAATCCAAGAACATAATTCATTACTTCTGCAAACATTAAAATATGAAAAATCTGACCATGCGGCTGACACTGTGTTTTATTGTGATACTTAAAAGATGTACTACTTGGAATTGTGAAGATATAATCTGGAATTTCTTTAATCATATCTGTACAATATTCTCGAATCTCATCTGTCTCAAACTTATTTAATAATTCTTCAAAAACTTTTACTTTGTCCATATTTTCTCCTTATACAAATTCCCAATGATATCCAACAACCTTATATTTTTTTAAGCAAGCTCGTCTTATGGTGCTATGTGATACACCATTGTTTCGTGCAGCTTCTCTCAATCCGCTATATACAACTTGAGTTTCTATACATCGAACCTTCTTCTTCGTACTGTCAGTTTTTGTACCATAGTTATTATTGTACAAAGCGGTACACCACTCTAAATTGCACACATAGTCATTTTGTTTGTTTTCATCTCTATGATTCACTTGTGGTAATTTTAGCGGATTTGGAATAAACGCAATCGCAACTAAACGGCAAACACGCCTGTTATATTGTTTATCTTTTCCTTGTAAAGTTACTTGTCTATATCCATCTCTATCTTTTCCACCAACAAGTATATGATTGCTAGAATTATTTTTGACTCTTCCATAATTTGATACGTTATACAGTGGGAATTCTTCAACAACTCTCCACTCTTCTGTCATTAAAATACCAACTTTCTTTTCTTCTCTGTATTATTATTCTCCAAAGCATTCCACTTTTTATTAACTTCAAATGTCTTTTGAGTTGGTGTCCACTTTGAATAATATTCACATTCATTTTTATAAATAGTTGCTTCTGGATTTGTTGTGCAGAACGTGCACCAATGACATAATGGCGTGGGCTTCGGAATAAACAGATTTTTATTCTCACTTGCTTCAATATCACCAAACACTTTATCAAGTGCTTTAATTAAACGCTTTTCCCATCCTTTTGTAAGAGCATATTGTTCATCGTCTATAAGGATGAATCTATACTGCGATTCAATAGGCAATTCACCAAATTCGTTTAAAATTGCCAGGGCATAAATTCCAAACTGTAATGAGGTTGCCAATTTACTCTGATCGTATATTTTCTTGGAAGTCTTATAATCAACAGTTCTATACTGACCATCTTTTACATCAATTCGATCAATAAAACCTTTTAAAATAACTTTGTTATCCCATACAAATTCAAAAGGTTTTTCAAAATATGTAGGCTGCCAAGTAGTATCTTCCATTTCTTCGTGTAACACTTTATCAAATAGTTTTATTTTTTCTTCATATGAAGCACCACTCGCATTATCAGCTTCGTGCCATACTTCAAAATATTTTCTTCTTAGCTGTGCTACACCTAATAATTCTTCTTTTGTTTTTTCGTCTGTTTCGGTCACTCCATTCTGTAGAATATTATTTAACTTATCATAATCTACTGCTTGACCAGAAGCAATCATCCTGCCCTTCTGTTCCAAAACATAATGACACAGACTACCCAACTCAAGTGCAATTGAAGTATCCTGTGAATACTTCTTATCCATATATTTAAACTTATACTGAAGAGGACAATTTTTAAAAACCTCAATTTTACTATATGAAAATGTAGGTAAACCTTTGTCCTTATCAGTTATAGGTCTTACTCTATCTTTTAATTCTTGCAATTACTTCTCCTTCTTTGATTCTTTCAACACTCTATTAACTTCATCCATTGTGATAACAATCTTCTCATCTAATAATTCCAACAATGTTTCTTTCCCCATATCTGTAGGACTGGCTTTATAAGGCAATCTATTCTCACTGTCTAACAACAAACAAACTTTGCAATATGGCACTAATCCTGCTACTTTTTTTACAAGTTTGTTATAATAAATCTCTGCCTCAAAAGAATGTGCATCCTGGTATTCTCTATCAAAAGCCACAATCACTTCTTCACATTTGAGATATTGCAATAATATTTTTTGCTGAGTGACAGTAATATTACTTCCGCAAGTTGCTACTGCAAATGAATCTTCTCCAAAGTACGAATAATTTTGCATACATCCTTTTTCTGATTCAAGCAGCATTGCTTTTCGTATTGATTTAATTTTGTTTTGGGTAACATTGATTCCGTATAGATTTGAACCTAATTGATGACTAAGAAACTTCCCACTTATTTGAAGCGGAACATACTTTCCTACTCTTTCAATATCAGATTCATCAAGATAACGACCTCTAATTCCAATCAACCGATTGTCTTTATCTCGATGTGGAATTACGATTTGGTTGGTCAATCCATAATAACCAATCTCATATCTGCTCAAAGCTTCACGAGAAATGTTGTCATTTAACCAATCTTCATGAGGTGCATAGTAGAATGTGTCTAAGATATTTTCACTAATTTCAGACAATGTAGGTACTTCACGTCTATTCTTTTTTACTGACTTCAAACGATTAATCCATTCAAAATCATTAATACGATTCTTTTCTTTCTCAATCTCATCAGCACTTGTAACAGCCAACTTTCCTGTGAGTTCCCCCACGAAACGCAACGCCTTATACCATGTCAAATTTTTACCTTTAACTCTATTGGCTCTAATTACTAATTCAACAACATTAAAACTATCTGAACATTTAGAGTAACAATGAAAAGTTCTTCCTTTGTACCCCTTATCCTCATTTGGTTCGTGATAATAATACAATTTCCACGAATCTGATCCGTGACATACCGACTGGAATATTAAATCGCCATTACTATCTGTTTTTGGATAACTAGAGCCAAAATAAGTAACAATTTTTATTATATCTTCCTTAGTAAGTGAGTTAAGAATTGCATCCTTGTCTAAATACATACCCTCACCTCACTTACCAATTTCCCCAACTCTTCTTATCAGTTGGTTCTTCTTCCTGTTCTTCATCAATCGGATTATCAGGTACTTGAGATAGCAATACAGAATGTTCCTTAATCTTTTCTTCTACCTGCTCAATTTTTGTAAAATCCATATCAATTAACTCAAAATCATAATTCGTTACAAACAAACACTGTTCTGTCATAGTACCCAAATCAATTTTTGTCCAAATAATGATTCGTGTTAATCTTCCTCGTCTAACTTTATATACCCAATGACACATATTAGGTACAGGCATATTAACCATTTTATGTAACACTGATTCAATTTTCTTTTTCTCTGCTTTGGTGGGAGCCATTGAAATAACACCCATATCCAATTTATTCGCTAATGCTTTTGAACCAGCTAACAAGTTCTGATCCTTATACTGTGCATTTTGTGCTTCACCATTTAACTGAGAAGCCGTATAAATAAATACATCTAACTGTTGAGCGATTGTCTTTAACTCGGTTGCAAACACCAATAATAACTGATGCTCTTTCAATCCCATTCCAGATTTACTATTTACTTCTGCCATCAAACGTAATGAAGTGTGAATATAGTCAAAGAAAAAATATCTAACAGAAAATTCTCTATTATATTTCTTTATCTGGTTTTTAATATCTTCAATGGAAAAATCAGGAATATGTACGATATATAACGGACTAGATTCGATATAAGAAATGGCTTGTTGAACTCTTTCTAATTCTCCTTGCTCATATGTACCATATAGAATATGCTCCTCGTTTACTTTGCTAACGGCTGCAATTAACAATGTCTGTATCTCATCTACTGGCATCTCAGTTGAGAAAATAGTAGTTGGCTCACAATTTCCTGTATACACATACTGTTTTGATACAACATCATAAAAATACGGAACAGCAATTTTGCAAGCATCACCAGCAGCCATACGAGTTTTACCACCACCTTGAGGACACGATCTCATAAATAAACATCCTAATCTCGCACCCCTTGATACAGTGTTCAATCCTTCGTTATTCAAAGCCAAACCAACATCAGGAACTTCCATCAATTCATTTACCAAATCTGTCATACCGTCACCAGCTTGAACATCTGTACTTAGTGTATTGGTACAATATTTCATATTGGGATTAATAACAAAAGTTGCTTCAACCATTTCAATAATGTCTTGTTCAGTATAATTGTCAAACTTGATTTGTTCTGCTTCCATCTTTGAAGTGTCTGCAATGGTACTGTCGAAAATAAATCTTGTATCAAGACCTTTTTGTTCATAATATCTAAGCAATGCGTATTTTCTTAATCTGTGATAATAATAATCATAGTTCTCAATGGTAGCCATATCTCTCGCATTTGAAAGATATTCTATACCTTGATTCTCCTGAAAAATTGAATACTGTTCTTTGTAATTGCTTAGATATGAATCTATACTAAATTCATCAATTGTGGTACAACCTTGCATATGTAGATTGTAAATTGCAACAAATAGCAATTCATAGAAGTTCTCTGTATTAAAATCAGTTCTATCTAATGGTCTATCAATATCATCTATTAAGGAAGAATCTTGTATTAAACAACCAATCGTATTCAAATATGCTCTTTTATCTACAAGTCCTTCGTGTGCCATTATTTCACCTCTTTCCCAATTGACTGAATATCAATCTGTTTTATTTTTCTCCTTTTAGGTTGAACGATAATGGTCTTTTCTTTGTACATATTCGAAATATCCATACTTTCATTATGTTCTTCCAGTTTATCAACCGACTCATAATACTGCATTGCTTCTGTGTGATAATATGGAATAATACCAATTACATCACCAGTTAAATCTTTTTCAATGATTTCATGCAGATAAACCAGAGTCTTATACATGCTTTCATATGTAAATCCATAACGCTTGATATAATCTTCTGTTAGGGCATATACTTTTGTACTTAATTCTTCTCCTTCGATGAGACTTCTTAAATACTTATAATACTGTTGCTTTTTTGCATATTCCTCTTCGGACAATGCTTCTTTCAATTCAGCTTGAGGTCTAGCCTTTCTACCGACTTTTTTCTTTGTAGCAACTTTATCTATCTGTTCAGTTTTATCTTTCTGCAATGTCTTGATTGCAATATTAAAACATTTTTTATGAGCATAGCGTCCCTTGTATGGAACGCCATCCTCATCTACAATTGGCTCATTGCATATTACGCATTTTCTTCGAGCTGCCATGTATCAACCTCTTATAAGTTATTCTCCTCAATGAAACTCTCAATATCATAAATGATTGCTTCAATAAGCTGTTCCTGACCTTTCTTCAGATCACTAGCCTTCTTGCCTTCGCCTAACTGATTTGCAACGATTGTCTGTAAATCCTCAAGATATCCATTATCAGCAAGCTTCTCGCCAAGTTTCTGTAACTCGTCCATGAGGTCATCATATGATTTAACATCAACTGTTCTCTGTGCTTTCTGCTCCTCGTATGTAACTGCTGTGATTCCCTCTTCTCTCTCCTGAATCTCAATAGCCTTAATAATTACATCTTCAAGAGCTTCAGCAGTGAACTCCTCAATATAAGTAGTAGGAAGATAATCGAAACGAGAACGAGCAAAGAACTCATCTGTCTGTGCTAAGAAACCAGAAGACTTAACAACCTTACCGTCTTTATCAACACCGTTAGAACGAACATAAACACATAAGTCTGTATTATTGATGATAGGTGCTAACGCTCTTTTATCAGCCTTTGGTGAAATGTATCCATCCTTCTCCTGTGCATGTGCAATAAAGTAGCAGCAATATCCAGCACCAAGTAACTTGTTAATCTGTTTCCAGAACTCAGTCTCATACTCTTTCCAAAGTCCATATCCACCGTTTCCTTCTCCGATTGAAGGAGCTTTATACTTCTGGCAAATAAATTCCTGACAGTAATTTGCAGCCGCTTCAATCTCATCAAAGATAATTGTTGAATACATTTCTCTTGCCTTCTCTACTGTTGCAGGATCTGTAAGCTGCTTGTTAATCTTAATGAAGTCAGACCACTTTGTAATAGGACAATATGGAACACCAGGAATGGCATTAAGACCTGCCTCGAATGGAAGATAGAATGGCTTCTTCATACGAGTTGCCTGCTTAGTCTTTCCTAAGTTATTTCCACCATAGACAAGAATAACCTTGCCTTCTAAACCTTTTGCTACTGTGCTGACCTGTGGATTAAAAATATCTAATTCGTTCATGTAATTCTCCTTTATTTTCAAAAATATTTTCTTAATAAAAATGGTACATATTTCAAACTATTTCATTCGTACCTACAACAACGTTAGATTAGAAACCTAAACTTCTACCATGTGCTGCACCACTTGGCTTTGCAGTAGATGCCCTTGCGCCACTCTGAGCTTTAGCTTTTGCTTCCTCAAGACGATTTGCTCTCTCCTGAATTGCAGCCTGAATTGTTTCAGCGACATATGGAAGCTCTGGTGTAATGCCCTCCTCATATGCTTCAGAAGCACCTGTGATAAGAAGATCACTCTTAATCTCTACAGATACCTTCTTTCTTGGCTTACCAATCTTAACTGGAATCTCTGTAACAGTCTTAATTCTGTTATTGATAATATCTCCATAGAACTCTACTGTCTGTCCTACCTCGAATCCTGAATCAACAGCCTGTCCTACTTCACCCTCTGCCACAAGGTCGATTGGCTCAATTCCGTTATATGTAGGCATCCATCCACTTACTACGATTCTTCCTGTCTCAACACCATCAGCATCAAGCTCAGGATTGATACCAGAAATGAATACCTCGACTGCGAACTCTGCGTGTGGCTCGTAATCCTCATCAGCCTTTAATCTATTGAAGAAATTGCTCTTGTAAGATACAATCTTCTCACCATTCTTACCTGTGAATGGGCTAATATCACCAGTTACTTTAACCTTTGTAGCCTCTTCCTCGCCAACTTCTGCAATAGACTTGTACTCATTCATTACTGTCTGAATACCTGCATAAGTCTTGTTATCAGCACCTGCCTTAGTCTTCTCATTTACATTGACGTTGTACTTAACGAAATTCACATCAGAAGTCTTAACTGTAATATGACCTGTTACCTTATTCTTTCCATCCTCTGTTACAATCTTCAGATCCTTCTCACTAACTACACCTACTGCTGTTGCCTTTGCATTTGCCTGTCTTAAATTTGTTTCCTTTGTTGTTGTCTCTGCCATTTAAAAATGTCCTCCTTAAAATTAAAAAATTTATATAAATATTGTTAATAAAACAATCTATCTAAACGCCCAAATGGACGGAACACAGAAGTTAATTTATGTAAACATCTATGTATAATCAGTGATTTTTGAGCGCAAAAGCCCAAGGGTATGCTGTTCTTCCACCCATTCATATATTCACTATTCAGTTATTTGTTTTGGAATTTTTTTGACTTGATTAAGTCAGATCAACTATTCGATATGCTAATCTTTTATCTGTAAAGATTTCTTCTCCATTATCTTTTAATTTTGTGATATTACAAGACAAATGCATTTCATCATATTTCAGATTTGAAATTTTACAATTAGATTGGATGCTGTTACCTTTCATAACTTTTGATTTGAACAAAACTGCTTTACCATCATAATTCTTATGTGCTTTACAATATTCGTCCCAACTGTCTGCTTCGACTACTCTTGATTGATGATCTCGAATGAAATTATTTTCATCAATGATTAGATTTGTTTCAATTACTTCTATACATATCACCTCACTTGTATATTCTCTGTTACTATCCAAGAATGTGAATCATTCCTTCTCTTGTACCCATTAAAACAGGTTCTTCACCATTGGCTTTCATCTTCCAATAAGCACTTTTACTTTTCTCCATCTCTAATTGATGTTTCAATCTTTCAATTTCTTTCTCATAATAGTCATTATCGAACTTCTGAGTACCAATCTGTTTATAGTCTTTGGAAACGTATTTTACAGAATAATTTGATATGTAATCGCTTGTACCATCTGAATACTGAATTGTTGGTTCAAAGAAACCACGCTTTTTACATTCATCACAATGACATATATCTGAAATGTAACCAATTCTTCCATCTCTATTTTCTATGAAATCTCCGATGTTAAATTTTATATCTGTTACATTATTCTCTTTTGGTTCAAAGAAAAGGTTTACATATTCAATATCTTGTCTTGATCCGATAAATCTGTATCCCAAGTTTTCATATTCTTTAATTGTATTATGTGCATCCGATAATCTAACTCTTACTTCCATATTCTCACCTCCTCAAATTTCCAATGAAACAGTGATTTCCACTGAACTACTTCACTTACTTATTCTCTGTTCGATTTATAACCATCTAACAATTGGTTCAGATGTACTGCCTTTCTCCCACACGAACCATGCGTGACACATTGTAGTTGCCCATTTCTTTCCTGTTTTTGGATCTTTTTCTAAACCACTATTCCAAGTTGCCATTCTATTTCTGAAAACATATATGTATTTAGGTGGATATTTCTCAAACAACTCTTTCCTTTTCGCACCTTCAAGAAATTGAATTTTAAGAAACATTGCCATCTGACCATCATTTGTTAATAGCTCCATTCCTTTTTCAACAAATTCTTTTGCCAATGAATACGGTGGATTTGTAATAATTCCTTCATATTTTTTATCTGTATCATATGTAAGGAAATCTGTTACTATTGTATTTGGATAACCTCTATCCACTAAATCAAGTCCCGTAATATCCCTTTTGTTCTTATAAAATTCATTTACTGTATTGGCAATATGACCACCACCAACACAAGGCTCTAATATTGTCTGTGCAAAAAAATCATATTTTGAAAGCAACATCTTTACCGCTTCGGGGTTGGTTGCATAATAATCATTTTCTACTCTTTCATTTTCTGGATTACCACCAGCCAATTTAGCACCTGCTAATACTTTTTTCTCCATTTTGTTCTACCAGAAAGCTCATATGATTTACAGTAGCTACACTTTACATTCCTTTCTGATGTTTATTTATTCTCTATTCGATTTTCATTTTATTGGGAATTGTGATTCGAATGAATCATAGATTATAAAACAATTCTATATGCAAGTTTCTTCGTAATAAAACCTGGTGGATGTAAAACCATACAAGATAAATGAATATAGTGCAATTCGATAAGATACTGCAACCACGCATAGCCTTTGACTTAAAATAAACAGCTTCACCACTATATTCTTCAAATGCTTTGCAATATGTATCCCAATCTTCAACTTCAACAATTCGTGACTGATGATCTCTTATGGTATCATCTTTATCAATACTCAAATTTGTCTCAATTACCTGAATTACATTTTTCACCCCTTACTTTTATTTTCTTATTTTTGGAAATTGTTAGCTGAATCGCTAGGACTAATTATTCAAGATTTTTCATCTTGCAAATAACATTCTTATCCCTGATTGTTTCTGCTAATTTATTTAAACCAAGCTGAGTATCTATATGATATACATCAATAAATCTTGGCTGACTCTTATCATCATGAGTTACATCTTTATATGTTTTAATAAATTTTTCTAGCCCAACTTCATCACGATATTGACTCATTTCTTTCTCATAGATCGGATTATAAGATTGAGTAATTGGAGGCTCGTTTCCACAATGACCACCTGCTCTAATATTTAGCTCTTTATATTTCTCATATATTTTGTTTGCTATATCCAGTGGCATATCTCCGTCGCAAACCCAATATGTCCAAGCTCTATAAAATACAAAGCCATTTAAGATACCAATATATTTTGTTTTTACTTCTGTATTCATATAATACGGTAATCTAAATACTGGAATATTTGCTAACCGAAGTTCTTCTTTTACTTTGTCATCAATTTTTCCATCATATTCATGTCTTGCAAAATTATCCATTTTCTCACCTCCAACTATATATTCTCTGTTTTATCTCAATTCTGTCTTTTATCCTTATCCATTACATCTTTCATAAAATATGGCTTAGTAACAATATCAAAAATTATGTAGTATAGATGGTTGCAGAAAGCAAAGAATTTTATATTTTTACAATCCAAATCATCGCCACCAAGATCTTCTGCTATATTTTCAATAATGAAAGTGACAATAGCATTTCTATTAATAGGAACATTATGATGAATATGAGATTTTACTAAGCAAACTAATCTATCCTCTATCTCTTCAAGTTCCCATTTGTATACATTCCTGTATAACTCATCATATTCGTCTTTTGATTCACCAAAAACTGCCTCAAACATAAAATTCTGAAAATCTTCCTGACGAAATGCTTCTCTAATTTTATTCTCTGTCTCTTTTTCAAATCTCATATTCTTTACCTCTAATCATATATTCTCTGTTTACTACAACATTTCTGGATAAAAGTCATACAAATAATCTCCAAAATCTCCACTTCTCTCTGAACCTGTTTGACTCTGCCAAAAATGTTTCCATTCTTTACCTCTTTCAGTCTGAATAAACTGTTCGTATTTAGATCTTAAAGCTTCTCTATCTTTACAAATATCGCTCATTTTATAATTCTCCTTTAAAATTACACCAAGAAATGTCAGTTTCCTTCGACTCTATTTCTTCACTGTTACATTGAAAACTGACCTTAAAATACAGATAATAAGCCAAATACCAGTTGCAATAGACCACTTAAATGTTAATCCAAAGCACATTGTAATAAGCTTGATTATTCCACATGTAACAATCCAACTAAGTCCATAACATACAGCTAAAATTGTAATGACAATAACTGCTGTTGCTCCACCTTTTGCTAATTTTTCTTTTAAATTACTCATATATATTCTCCTTTATAATCACCATTTGCTTGTATATCTACTATCTATAAATAACTCTTCCTTTGGTCTTGGATTCATTAAGTCACTGCTACTTAATTTAAGATGATCACCATAATATCCACTCCACGAACCACAACCTCTTACATTTACCTCTCCATCAAAACAAATACGAGTAATTCTATAAGCAGGGTGCTGACAACATTGCCAGTAGCTGATTTTGAAACAGTTGTCCGTATTTACATTCTCTAAATGTTTTGGTATAGAATCCCAAATCTCACACTCGTCATTGATTTGTTTTAATGTATATCCATGCCTAAGCATCACATTAGCTCTCTCAATTCTTTTGTGTCTTGTTTCACAAGCTAAAGCATCTTCAGGTGTATCAAATAATTCACCACATTCAGAACATCTATATTTAATTACTTTCTCCAATATTTCACCTCTACTTCAATATTCTCTTAATCAATTACTACTTCTGTTTCATTGCTTTATATAAACTTTTTTCTAAAGTTCCAATTTCTTTCTCTAAGTTCCATAGTTCTTCTTTTTTATTTCTCAATAAATTTACTAATTCAGTAATATTCTTTTTAACTTTTTCAATATCAATGATACAATGAGGAAATTTATAATTTGAATAAATAAGAAGTTGCATAGGATAGAATTCTTCATCTGTAAGCTCTTTTACAAATTTGAGGTCGTTAATTTGAGAATCATCAAGACTATAGTTTCTATAAGAATTCCTGTTTATTATTATATTATCAATTTTGAATCTTAAATCTGTATGACCTTGATCCATACAAGCATCTAAATAACTTGGTTTTTCTATATCTCCATATCTTCCGTAAACCATATCAGACACAGATAAAACTAAATAAAAAGCATCTTTTGCAGGATTGTAATATATACATTTTTCTTTTAAAATAATTTATTCCTCCTTTATATTTTTCTCCTTTTGTTCGCAAGAAATCGAAATTTACTGCGATTTTTTATTCTTCAAATGAAGCAGTTGCACGAATATTGAGCCTTCTGTTATAAAAATATCCCTCTACTTCTCTTCGAACAATATCATCAACTGCTTTGGTTAAAGCTCTATCAACTCTATCCATAATCATTTGTTCAAAATCAACACCCTTGATTTTACTTTCAATCGCTTGAATTACTTTATCATCTATATCTTTCAATACCAGTTCTTTAAGTTCCTCTTTACTTAAACCAGCTTCACATAACATTTGTCTTGCTTCTTGTCTTAAAGCAATTTCTTCTATTCTCACTTTTTCACCTCCCATGGAAACCGATACTTCTTCTTAATCATGGATATCAAGCACTGTAATAAATCCATCCATATTATCTGTTATAGCCTGTTTATATTTTTCATCGAATTTTTCATCTTTGATAATATCTTTACCATTCCATGAATCTCTTGCAATAGCTGAACCATCAGGAAGAATACATATGTAACATCCAAGCTTGCCAATATTTAAAACATCACTTTGCTTTGCTCCATCAACAAGAATATATCCATCGCCAAAACCCATATTCATGAACCAATCTTCCTCATGATACATCCATTCAGGTGTAATATTCTCTTTTAATGTTGATAAAAGACTTGACCAAAACAATCTGCCGTTTCTATCTTGTCTGTCATAGTAGCCCCAATTATAATATTCTCTGTTTGCAGATCCTTCTTCATCTACTTTTAGTTTTAATTCAGCCTTATACCTGCCACCAATTCGGTAGTAATCCCATGTAAAAACTGGATAATCAATCTGTTCGTCTTCTTCATCTGAGCCATATACAAGTTCTGAATTGTATGGCTTCATAATTGCTGCAATTTTATTCTCACTTGGTAATTCTTTTGTGAGTAAATGAACGCAATAATGCATTTAATTTTACCTCCTACTCTTATATTCTCCTTTTAAATTTCCGCAAGGAAAACCGATATGCCAAGTCTACTCTTCCTCATCAAAACCACAGATTTTACTAATATCTTCGAGGAAATCTTTTTCGTCAGGAAGACTACTAAGACTATATTCTGTAACAAATTTAACAGGATAATATTCTTTGGGATTTTCTCGATACTCTTTCTCTGCAATTGGTGTTAAAAAATAAAACCTTTCAGATTCATCTAGTGGCTCTTTATTAAAACCTTTGTATACTTCATAAGTATTCTTATCCAAATCAATAACATAAGCCCACTCACAGAAAAGGCTATCTGCTGCAAAGTTTAATGAGTTTTTCAACTTTGTTTTATTCTTAAACATAATTAACTTTAAAATATCTCCACCTGTATCTCTTGATAATTCTGGATAAAACTTCTGCCAAGAAAATCTTGGATTATCCTTCTTTGCTTCATCAATATTCTTATTTATCTCATCAAAATCTTCCTTAGACAAATATGTACAATCATTCACTGCATTTCTTAATTCGTTAATATTTATCCCTTTAAGATATTTAAGCAACTGTACACCTAAACCTTCAGGATACCCATCCCACTGTCCATACTGTGCAACTTTATATTCGCCATTACTATATACAATTGTTAAATTTCGTGTTCCCATTTGTACCTCCTGTTCTTATATTCTCTGTAAAAATTTTCACAAGAAACGAATCTTTCTTGTTTTTAGTTCACATCATTATGTGTTTCGCCATCTGAATAATAAATATTCCAATCCTTGAATAATTCAATCAATTTATCATTATCCCAATTATATTCATTACAATGTGTAATGGCGATTGATTTTTCGTCTCCAAAATTCCCTACATCATCGAAACATCTACTATATAATTCTCCTAAATCAAGTGTTCCATATCTCAATGTGTCCTGGAATGGGTTTGGCACATTTGTTTTATCAAACATATATTCATTGATAAATCTCTTATTACATTCAGATGGAAATTTACCAGCACCATGTCTTGTTAAATAAGTACGAGATACATAACAAGTTTCAATATTTATTTCATCATTCCATTCAACATTTTCAATTATTCTCTTGGGATTTTTAATACCTGTATTAGACGGTGTTAAATGTGGAAAATATTCTATGTTGTTCTGATCAAGCAATAAACCTTGTGCAGCTTCAAATACAATATTATCAAATTGATTTAAGAAATAATTATCTGATATAGTCAATGAGTGATTATTCATAAAGTCCCAATCATCTAAAAAGTGTTCAAATATACCATTATCAAGGAATATTCTTGACCATTCATCTGTTAATATAATATTCTCTCTTTCAAATTGTTCTAAGTAATATTCCCTGATATGATAATCCATATCAGTTATACCAGCTTTATATCTTTTGATAGTTTCAAAAATTCCCAATCCACAACTACCATGTTTATTTTTCCCACGATTCTCTTCTATAATCTGGTTTGCCATCATATCAAAAGGTGTTGTCAACATACAGTTTTGATTGATATAAACATTTGGAATATATCCTAATTTCATCAATTCATCATATTCCTGCTTAAAAATAATTGGATTAACAATAAAATCCTCAGATAAATATGTACTTGCATGATTGAATGTTCCAGATCCAAAATGATGAAAGACATGTCTGATTCCATCAGGCGTTGTTACGGTATGTCCTCTCTGAGCACCACCATTTGAACAAACAACAATACTATTAGGTTTCTGTGAGAAGTAATCTGTCATAAGACCTTTTCCTTCGTCTCCAAAGTTAGCACCTATCACAATCTTAATGTCTTTCATCTTTTAAATCTCCTATCCTACCAAGTAATTCCTTCTGAGTTAGAAGGTGTAGTAACTGTATCTGTTACATTATTCTCTGCTTCACTAACAATAATATCTACAATCTCATTTGTAATACTATCCATAGTTACTCTTCTAAAGTGCGTATCATCAAGATACTTCTTGTAAGACTTCTCAATTTCTTCTTCATCCCATCTGTGACCATGATTTACATCTAAATGATAAATGTTAAACTTCTGAGAAGCCTCTTCGTATAAATCCTTAGTCTCTACATCAGACTGAAGGTTGTCACCTGTCACCTCTGATAAACCATGACCTCTGCCCTTAAATGGAAGATATGGATTTAACTGCTCATCACCCATTGTAATAATAATTCCTTTTCTTCCACGTTTTAAGCAATCAAGCTTTGTATGACGAGAACCGAAATACCATGCTGCTGTGTAGGATTCATAACTGTTTCCACCACCACCAAACTCAAAATAAATCTTGTCAAGCTGTTCAGCAATACGAATATCTGACTCAAACTGTGAAGCCTGAATTGGACAGCTATCACAAGCTAAATCCCCAATACCCATGATAAGGAACTCAACATCTGTAACCTTTTCATATAACTTAGTCATAATTACATTTAACTTCTTTGCCACTTCAACGGCAGCCTGCCCCATAGAACCAGTTACATCAAGTGCAAGAATAACAGGGATTGTGTTTGGATGTTCCTCTGTATCGCAACACTCTCTAATAACATTCTTAGGATCAAGTGCGGAATCAATATTTTTTGCCTTAAACATATCCTGATTAGAATAAGAACCGCTAATCATACCATCCATTGAAACACTCATACCCTTTGTTGTTGAATAATTTACATAACTATCTCTTGTCCATGAACCGCATCCCATATTATGCTTCCTCCTCTTCATCTACTTCTGTATCGTCGTCATCATTGCCACTCATATCAAAGTCGAACATTCCGTCAAACATGTCACCCATATTTCCACCCATCATCATAAATGGTAACATAGAACTCATTCCACCATTTCCATTCATCATGCCAGTAGATCCATTATCACCTTTCATCATCTGAGAAAGCATCATATACTTTAAGATATTGTTTGTACCTTTCTTACCCTTGATAATGTCACTTCCAAACATCGAAACAATCTTTCCATAAAAATATGTATTACCCATAAATACATGTCTTTCAGGAAGTACAGTCTCGATTGTTGAATCCTCATAATTGATTACTGTGATCTTTGTCTTATCAGCTTCAATAACGCATCTTGGCTTGCCATTTACAAGAATGATGTCACCCTTCTCTACCTTATTAGTTGGAATAATAAAGAAGAATTCCTCTCCAATATCAAATACAAAGTTACTACAGTTTGTGAGCTTGCCAGTCTTGATGTTATATGTCTTATAACCACCATTTGTCTTAACTGCAATTCCACCATTCATAGAAAGTCTACACATTCCACTTCCTACCTTGCCAAACATACCATTTAAAAAATTGTTCATCATATTTATTTCCTCCTATGATATAAAAATTATTGTTTACAAATATTTATTCTCTATTATTTCTCTGAATATTTACTCCAATCAATCTCTACATACTGCTTAAAACAAGGATAATATGTAGTAGCTCCTGTCTGAGCTTCGCACCAGCCATCTAACAGAGTTTGCAGACCACCAATATCGCATTGTTCATAAGCATCTTCATGTAGATCTTCACAAGCATTATCAACTACATTATCAGCATCAATATAAATCTTCTCTACGCTACATACCCATAATCGTATAGGTCTTTCATTATCATCTTCTTCATGATTACATGCATAATCGTCAAAGAAATCATCAACAGTGTCGTAATACTCGTCAAATTCCTCACAGTAAAGCATTGTGTTTACATCTTTTTCATCAACAGCTACTGCATTTGCTACTTTCTCATTCCACTTCTTTATTCTCTCTTCTTCGTCAGCTTTCTTCTGTCCTTCGCAGTCACAATGCATATATCCTTGATTCTTATATGGTTGTCCACAATAAGGGCACAAACTCTGTACTCCATTAAAACAACTCTGGCAGAATGAAAATGCTTGATGCTTATATGGAAAATGATATTTTCTGCCAGCTTCAGAGTTGTCACCTTCAATCCCATAAACATTATCTGAAATTCTCATTCCAAGACCATTGCAAACAGGACAGATTCTTTCATGTTCTGTCAGATCCTTGATAAGAAGTTTAGGAAAAGATTTCTGAATTGCTTCATGAAGATTTACTTCTTCTCTACGTGTTAAATTATCCATAATGTTATTCTCCACTATTCCTGTTCAATCTATCAATTTTATCTTTTTCGCTATCAGCTCTATTGAATGGAATAACTCTTCCGTCCTCGATGCAAGTAATCATTACGACATTTGCTTTATTGTCTATTGCGTCAAATTGTTCTTTGTGAACTCTAACTGTTCTTATTGAACTAAAATCTACTGTAAAAGACATATAATACCTCCAATCTGTCCAAAGGAAAGAAAAATTTCCTTCGACTTTTGAGGTTTTAAAAGCCTTATTTTTCAAGGCTTTCGTAACCTCTCAATTTGTTATTCTCTACTTTTTATTCATATTCTTTACAAATTCACGATACTTCCTTGTATATTCGTAAGAATCTCCAAAAATATTATTAACAGCCTTATAAAGTTTCGGTTCATACTTTTGAATTACTTCTAATTCGTATTCAAAATCTCTACCAAATGGGCAACCTGCACAACCAGTTCTTTTCAGTCCATATTCTGTATAACACTTGCTGTGCTCAATGTCATAAGAATTTTCATAGTCTATTTTGTCTGAGTCTTTATACCAAAATAAAGGTCTATAATTATCACAACCAGAATCATTTTCATCAAAACAACTTTTATATGCAGTTGCTCTTGCTCCACCTTCGGCTTTTCTTACACCTACAATATTTAGGTCAAATGGTATTTTTCCATCGCCATATACACCTTCTCTTAAAAGCTTATGTGAGACATCTTTCTTCGCATATTGACAGCATTTGTTAGAAATTTTAAATGTTGGTGGGTTTTCAATCATAAATTCTTTTAGCCATTTATTATGAGTGATATTAAATTGACTACCATTACCTTTTATTCCACACCACCATTCCAATGCAGATTTGCACTTCGGATACTTCTTATATAGCGTATCAAAATCCTCGTCTTCCCATTGGAAGTTATGTTTTTGTAATCTTTGGATAAATTCACTGACTTGCTTAGATAGAAATGGTTGTCCATATCGTTTACACGATAGTGGAATTGGCTTAATTGCTTTATATGAATCAATTGTTATATCATATTTATTTTCTAAATATTTGAGATGCTCTTTTGTTGCAGAATATTCTAATCCAGTATCAAACCAGACATACTTCACTTTATTGCTTTTATCGCATCTATAAACAATATCCAACATATCATCACTATCTGATCCACCTGAAATAGAACATAGTATATATAAATATTTGTGGCTGTTAATTTTTGACCACGCTCTTATTAAATTGTCTCCTATTATTGAGTTTACAGGACAATCCTGTAATAATTCTTCAATTGTATTAGCTTTCTGTACCAATATGTACTTTCCTCACTGAAATTAATTTCATTTCAATGAGGTAAAGCCATACTTAGTGAGTGTCTTTTTACGTCACTATCACATTACTTTTTCGATTCATATAAACCAATGATCCGTTTTATGAATCATTGTGACAACCTTTGCTAATCAAAGGCATTAAATACATATGGTGAAAAGCTAACCAAGTGGTAGCACAGCCTCGCAGATTCGTTCAATACTGTTGACTTCGCATTTTGTCATTTTATGATTTGGATTATCTTTGTTATAATCCTGAATAAACATATCTATCCAAAAATCTACATACTCATCATCTGACTCCGAATCCATTACAGTATATCTATCAACTGTCTTGTAATTTCCTTTTTCTGTCACATAAGATAGATTTATCTTATAAACTGGTAGGGTAATTTTTGTTTTTAAGAAATTTTTAGGATGAATACTTTTTAATTTTTGTTTCAAATCTTCATCAAAAATTTCAAATGTATCAATTCCAGTCCTCAATGAGCAATTTTCAAAAAAATCACTTGGATGCACTACTTTTCACCACCTTTCTGATATTTTATTCTCTTATTTACTGGGATTCCCATAGCCGAATGGCTTAGATATGATTAAAAATTTTCCAATGAAAGATTGGTTTACTGCGAAACCACTACTTACTATTTTTTACAGAAGTATTATTAACTGACTTCTGAATATTCTTCATAAGCTGAATATTGTCGTTAATCATAAGTGCTAATGCCTGATCCTCTGTAAAACCAACACTTACATATGCATCAAACATATTCTTCTTAGTTCTCGCCTGAATTGCAGGATACTCAGTGTTCTCAGAATAATCCTTTGCAATAATCATGAGTTCCTTCAAAATATCATATACAGGCTCTTTGTACTTTGTAATGTATGTCTTTACTACCGCTCCTAAACTTTCTGGATTCTCTGCTAATAATCTTAAAATTGTTTCCATGTTTAATATTCTCCTTTTATAATTTTTATTTTTCAAATGATATGTTGCTTTCTTGTAGAGTTATCTATAATTCATTCTTCTCTCAACTTCCTTATCGTTTTCTTCATCGTTGAAATATTTGTAAGCAAGAGTCATAGGATAGTTAGAGTCTTTTGCTCTATCCCACATCATAAATTCACACCAGTTCGGCTCTTTGTATCCATCTTTGCTATCATTACACCAGCTTGGATCTTCAAATAATCCATCGAAAACACTTTTAAATGAATACGTTTTTCTTTGAATATTCCTATCTTTGATAACAGTTGACTTATCATATCCTTTGATTTCTACAAGAACATCTTCACAGCCTACTCTTTTACAAAGTCGCACAAACCATTTCATAAATTCTTTGTAGGTTTCTTCAAATTCTCTGTCTCTTAAAGCTGCATTTACAACAAGGATATAGTCGTCCTGTGTTCTTAACCATCCTGTTTTGCGACTCTTGTTGCCATGTCTGTCTATTAAATTATTTGTTGCTTCACCAAATTCATCACATGAACACGAACTGTTATAACCATTTTTCTGAATGATATATACATTCATGTCGCCCTCAGAACCTGTTACTCTTGGCAGATGATTTAGCACTGTTTCAAGAATATATCTTTTCTCAGGTTGTGTTCTCCCCATAGGACGAACTGTTATTGTACCGTTGATATAAGTCCAATACGACATTTTTCTTACCTCCTTGCCTTAATATTCTCCTTTGTAACCAAAGGAATCCTGAATTTACTTTTAAATTTATTCTCCTAACTCCCTGCCACACCAAGGACAATACGTAATATATTCTCTTTGATGAACAAATCCATCATCGTATTCATCCCATTCAGATGTTTCAATGTCTAAATAGTATTCATTCGTTAATGGATCTTTATATATTTGATTGTCAGGTGAATCATAATTACAACGGTTACACATATTTATTCTCCGCTCTTAATGATTTCTTCTAATGTTCTTGGTGTATAGTTCATATAACTTTTCATACATCCGACATTCCACATATTGCATGGCTTATCATATAAAGTTGTCATCTGATACTTGACTTGCTGCATCATATTATCTTCAAAACCTGTATGTACATGACCGTAGAGATGATAGCTTCCGTAATAATGATTCTTAAAGCATGGAATTGGATAATGACATAAAACTACAATCTTATCATCACCAATATCGAGTTCCTTGTAATCAACAATCTCACAAAATCTACTCTGCAATTCCCTGTTCTTTAGCAACTTACCATCATGATTGCCCTTGATTAGATGTATATTCCCATTCAAATTGTTAAAAATTTCAATAGTTTTTGTTGTGTTGTACCACGAAATATCTCCAAGCAAGTACACATCATCATCAATTTCTACTGTGTTATTCCAATTTTTAATAATCGTCTCGTCATTCTCTTCAATTGATTTAAAAGGTCTATTATCAAAAGCCAAGCAATTTTCGTGTCCAAAATGTAAATCTGATATAAAATAATTCATCTTCTTACCTCGCTCTATCACATTCGTTAAAATCTAAAAGCATCTTATATTTATATTCTCCAAATCTTTCTTTCCAACGCAGCTTCGCTTTGTCAGTAATCCAGTTAAAAGGCATCATATGGTAATTAATAAGGAAACAGATGTCTAAAAGACCATATCTATATTCGCCAACTAAGTTTTCTAACACCAAATACGAACCGATTGAATTATGATCGTAAAAATGCGCTATGCCATTTTCATCCGTTGTTTTACAAAATAGTTTTCCATAATCATGCAATATTGCAGCTATGTTAAATTCTAATGGATAATTCTTCTTACAAAATAACTCATATGTATTTTTACAATGTTTATCCAGCGTCATTGTATGATGAGGATTCTGTTGATCAAAATTGTCCATCTGTTGTATCATTTCTGGCACGGATAATTTATGTTTTTTATGTATATCATAAATTTTAATGGCATCGAAATTTTCCTCATAGAATGGAATCTGAAATTTTCTAATCTGCTTATCCAATACGAAATCAGGTACAGGATGTTCTCTATGTAAATTATCTTCTTTGCACTGTTCAAACGGTTTTGGGATAATCACGCATACTTTTCTGATATCCAATCCATTCACTTTCATCATAATTGCTCTGCGAGATTTCATAGTCAGATTAGTTGCATCTGCAATTACATTCTTTTTATTCTCCAAATTCTTGCGAATTCTATTATGAAAAATTTTAAACACTTCTTCATTATGTTCTTGGTCTTCGTAATTACCAGTCAATTCTTCACGAATTGCATCCGATGATACAATTATTGTATTTGGATTTTCGTTGGCAATTTGAGTAGCAATGGTTGATTTGCCACTGCCGCTCAAACCGCACATGATACATAGTGTAGGTTTATTCATAAATAACTCCTATCCGTTATGCTTTAATAAATACTCTCGACTTACATTTTTAAAACTCTGCTGACCATTTTGTGATCTGTATACAAAACCCTCTCTCTTAACCTTTGGATTTAGTTCACTATATCCATCAGCTTCAAGTTTCATCTCTTCCATGGTCTTAGGTAACTCATAAGCCGTATCAATAATTGGCACACTTGTTAATCCATGACTCTTACAGAAATAAGCCATTTCTACAGTTCCAAGTCTTGTGCCGTCAATAATCAGATTGAATACAAATAACTGATTCTCCGTAAATTTATATGGATTGCCCTGAACTGCCCCAACTCCTTCACCTTGTAACACAACTCTGTTATAATTATTCTCTGTTGCAAACTGTGTAAGAATCTTTTCAATGCCATATTTATCAGCCAATTCCCAATAAATATTTGACTCGTGATAACAAGCCTGTTCTCTATCAGCCTGTCTTACATTTCTACTGCATACAATAAAATCAAATTTGTTCTTACCCTTCTTCAATCTATCAACTGCAAATGTGCAACTTGTGCCATCACATTTCTCAGTCTTAATCCACTTTTCGGTACTCTGAAGATAAAATGGTGCATTCTCAATTCTCGTCTCATCTGTTTTGACAATCCAATCTGGGAACTTCTTTGAATTATCTTTCTTGCGACCAAACAATAAAAACATAATCTTACGACCAATGCTGTATCTCATAATCCTTCTTACAATTGGGTTAGCGAATAACTTTGGTTTACGCTTTGCCATTGATTTATATTTAGCATTTGGATCAATCTTATTAGTCTTTCTTGCAGCATCCTCTTCAGAAGCATATGTAATCTTCAAAGCTTCTGTAACATCGTCACCAATATTTTTATCCTGTAATTCTGGGAAAAGTGATAATGGTAAGGCTAATCCCTGGCTAATTACCTTGAACTTACCAAGTTTCATAGTCTTAACTTTGAATTTCTTATTTGCTAAAAATGCAAATCTTTCATCTGTTTCAGGACACTTGCTATCAATTTCAATATAAACAGCCATATCCCCTACATTAAACTCACCCTTCTTAGCGATACAAACCCACCCTAAAACTCCAATGAGTTCAATATTATCAGCTCCTTCAATCGGTCTGATCCACTCAATCTTTTCTACATGAGCTAATGCTCTTTCTACCATTTCATTACCTCTCTTTCTATTTTCTATGTATATATTCTCTTATCTCAGCTCAATTTCACCGAATTTTAATGTATCATCTCTGAACATTTTATTCCCACGATACATACCAGTGAGACAACCCTTATATGAGCTTACAAGTCCAATTCCCCAAGAATTCATAAACATTTCAGCCTGTTCAATTGGCTTAACTAATGCATCAAGTGTCTCTTTATTTGCAAATATATAAGGCTCATGCCCTTCCCTATATACAAACTCTGCAACTTTTGTATTCAACTTATCCACATTTATCTTATCTACTATTGAAAATGTTTCCATTTATTGTTCTCCTTTCCTAAAGAAATGCTTCTTTACTGTCATTCCATATCTATCTCATATGTTTCAGTTGTTAATATTGTCCCATTAGGAACAATGATTATATAATAATCTACACTCTTTTCATTGCACCATTTTGTAAATAATAGCTTTTCTACAATTTCTGGTATCTTATGATTTTTCTGATGAACTTCAACACAAGGTTTTTTATTATCATCATATTTTATGTAAGATTTATCCGCTGGTATATGTCCAATAGTTTCTCCTTTATCTGTTGTTCTTGAGAAGAAATAACTAATCTCTCCGTCAATAGCCCCTCTCACACAAAAAGCACCGTCATGAATTTCTCCACTTGTAACTAAATTGTCTTTTAATGAATTAATATTGAATGTATAATAAGATTCTGCTTTTGGGCAAAACGAAACTGCAACTATGGATATTGCAAAAACAATTAGACAATTAAGTCCATTAACTACAATATTAAGTATGAACCACTGAAAGATATATTTTGGAACGCTTTTATAGTCGTGCTTGTTATACTCCCTCCGAAGAAGTGTGTTATAATTCGTTCTACCATATTCTATATTCTCTTTAACTTCTTTATTTGTTTCTTCAATATCTTTGATACTATCAATTAACCAATCATCTGCAAAAATGGTATATAATGCTATTCCAATTGCTATAAAAATAAATAAAATCATATACTTATTCTCCTATTTGTTCACTTCAAACACATTTGCATCACCAACCGCAAAATCTTCTATACTTACATAATTTTCTAAAAATTTATCTACTGCTTGCTCAATAACTTCTGGATGTTTATTTATATATTCATCAACCATCTTGTCAAAAATATAAAAAATGTCTTGAGAATTTCTTTTACAATCTTCGTATGTTTTTATACCTAAATCTGCTAATGTAGACATTTCTATCACCTACTTTCATGCTCATATAAAACCAAAAGTTCATTATTGCTTTATTTTAAAAAACGGATTTTCCATAATACAATGGTCAACCATATCTCTAAACGCAAATGGAGAATCTATAACTCTGTCTGAATATCTAAATCGTTTCAGAAAATCCAATACATCTTGTGCATCTTTATGTGACAATGGAATAAATTTCACATATTCTGGATGACCTTTAATACATACAACCGCCCATGAATGGTCATCAGAATGAAATCCTATATCTGTTCCAACATCCATCATAGAATTTATTAGTTGATGACAATCATCGACTAATTTAAACGACCAGCCATATTCGTCCTTTGCAGCATTTAGATACCCTTTTGCCCTATTATATAAGTCTTCTGCATCTTTATAATTCTGTTCTGCCAATTCAAATTTTGATAACTCTTCTGAAAATAACCATTGTCTTAATTTGTCTCGTATTTTGTTTTTAATTTTCACTGCTTCACCTCGATATTTGCTAATCTCTTATGACTCAAGTTATATTGATATTCTCCTTAATCAATTTCTTCAAATGCAACACTATTAAATTTCATATCTGGGAACTCTTCTATATAAACAATTGTGTGCCAAGAATGAACAATAATATCTTCTAATGTATATTCTTTTCCTATTTCCAATAAGTGATGATTTTCACCTCCACCACCCCATACGTCTTCATCGTTTCTAACACATTTAATTTTTCTTGGTTTTGTATTATAAATATCCATCTTGTTTCACCTCACCCACACACCTATATATTCTTTTGATTCCTGTTTAAATCTTTTTAGCATGTCAATCAATGCATCTACTTCTATCAAATCGTCAAAGACAATTTCAGCACTATTTCTCTTTTCTAAGTCTAATCTTTTTGCATAAGGAAATGGTTTGATAAAACATTCAAATTTAACATCTTTTCCTTTATGACGAAGTATGATTTTATTAATATTTTCTTTATTATTAATTTTCAATACTTACCCTCCTGTGAAATGCGAGTTTCAAGTCACTCTTCCAACTTATATTCCTTGCCATTTAGAGACTGAATAGCAGCTTCTTTTGAAAAGAATACAGTCTTGCCAATACTGTTTTTCGTGAAAGTTCCGCAATAATAATGTCTACCTCTTACAGAAAACGTATATCTTGCTCTAATCTGTTTCTTATGTACATAACATTCTTTGATTGAATATACGTCATGATAATCTCTGCTAATAATCCATACAGTCTGTCCAATTTCTACGTCTGGAATAGTATTCTTCTTGTACTCATCAAATACTTCTCTTAAGGACATTTCGTATTGATTCCAAACTCCATCATCAATATCAAATCCATTATCTGATAGAAACTGTAATAATTCGTCAATGTCTACCAACTGCTTATTGATTAATTTATCAGCCATTTATTCGCCTCCGTTTCATTATTCTTATTCTCTTAATTTTCCCAATCTAATACCTGACCGCATTGATCACAATATTTAATGTCGTTATCTTTATATCCATCATCACACAACAATTCACCACAAGCAGGACAATACCATTCAAACGGAATTCTCTCTCCGCTATTTTTCACTTTCTTTGGAATTTGCTTTTCAAGTGCTTGTATTGCCATTCCATAAGCATTTTCAAAAGAACATCCCCATGAAGTATCACATGGAATTGCTTTGCCAAGTTCATTACAATCATATTTTAGCTCTTCAATAGCTTCATTCTCTGTCATTTACTTCTCCTTTATAATCAGCCACTCTCTTACTTCCAACCTCAAAAATATCCTTGTCCTTCTCAAAACATATGTAATTTCTACCTGTATTCAAAGCTGCGACTGCCGTTGTGCAACTTCCTGCACATGAATCAAGAACTAAATCTCCTGGATTGGTGTAGGTCTTAATGAAATATTCACACGCTTCAACAGGCTTTTGGCACTGATGCAAGCTACTTTTCTGAGTATCCCACTTGAACTGCAGAACATCTCTTGGATATCTTTGTGTACTACCACCGCCTGAAATACCAGTCTTTGTAGCACCATAACAATTACCATCTGTTGTATGCTTTGTATAAGAATGAACAGGTGTATGTCCTTCTGTCATTTGTGGATTGTAAGTAGGGAGTTTCTTATAGAAAATCAAGACATTTTCGTGTGCCTTCATAGGCATTTTCTTGGCATTTAGATGACCAGTTGCTTTGGTCTTTTCGATAATCCATTCATAGCGATATAGCTTTTCATTACTACAAGCGAGTCTCTTATCAAATGGTGACTGTGCCCATAATGCAATACAACCATTGTCTTTGATAATTCGATTGTAATGCGTCCATAAACCATCTTTTTTGTTCTCATAAAACCAATCTCTTGTATATTCAAGACTGCTATCTGTTACTTGAGCTAACTTAAATAAATCTGTTTCATAAAAATATTGACCTGATAACTCGACATAATCATTTAACGGCATTTCACATTCCCAAGAATTATTAGTCGTATTATAAGGCAGATCCGTGAAAATGAAATCAATTGATTTATCATCAATCTTTTTCATACCTTCAAGGCAATCTTCGTTGTATATTTTGTTAATCTCTAACATTTCTTACTCAGAGCAAATCCAGATTTAATGCTGCAGCAAATCTCTTGCTCCTTTCAATGCATTATTCTCTTATTTACGATAGGTTACATCAATATGTTCCATACACCATTTCCAATATGGAATTACTTTAAAGCCACCAGCTTCATTCCAATCTTTCTTTAACTGCATTTGTGTATCTTTATCTAAACAAGAAACTAAATACAAAGAACATTCCATTGGTGCTGTTTTTCTGTATTCTTCACTAAAATCTTCTAAATTCAAATTCGCCATTTCTACCTCCTCAATCACCAAGAACCTTCGGATTCTTGTGAACTACTATTCTGGCAATTCATCTAAATTATTTCTTTCCAAATAATCATGAATATTCTCACAACAAGGAGTATGCAATAGCCACTCTTCTGTTGTACGAGTATCTAATTTATTTTTGTAAATATAACAATTTTTACACTCATGATTTTCGCAATACCATACTGCATATCTCCATTTATCCATATAAATTCACCTGACTCAAAATTTTATTCATTCTCTTCACAACTTCTTCGCAAAATCTATACAAACAAGTCTTCTTAAATGTTATTTTCAAATCATCAACAGCTTGTCTATATTGCTGACGCAATTCGTTGTCTATCATACTATTCCTTCTTCTCAATAATAGTTACAGTGCCCTCAAATACTCCAAAATTTGATGACTGTTGAAATGTATGTGTCTCCGCAATGTCGTCATCTGTCATAGGTCTTGTAAGATACCATAATGAATCATCTTTCCATGTAATCTCTTCAAGTTTCTGATTTGGTTCAAGCTCGATTGTTGTTGATCCACCAAAATCTTTTGTAACAGACTGGCATCCTATCATTCCAAAGCACAATATCAATCCTAATACAACTGCTAAAATTTTCTTCTTCATATGATTTTATTCTCCTATCTACCATGCATAATGTATTCATCACCAAGTTCAAGATTCATTTTATAATTTCCATTGTTATAAACCTGAACTCTCATATTGTAAAACTTACTATCCTGCTCATGAGAATTTGGATTATAAGGATAACTGAAACCTGCCCTTGTTAGATGTCTAAGAACACGTCTCTCTGTTGTCGCTCGACTACATCTTTCTTCAAAAGCTAATTGTCCATTGTCAAGATTTACCAAACTACAATATATTGATGTAGTGTCACCACCATATTTGTTTTTATTATCTCTGAACGAAATCACTAAATAAACACCTATTACATTGTTATTTTCTTTCTGCACTACGACTGCACCATTTGTTAATTTAATATTTCTGTCTAAATCTACACAATCGCAAACTCCTTTAATACTAATATTCTGCATTTATTTGCACCTCCTATTATGTTATTCTCCTTCTGATTCAAATGTATCATTTACAATTTTTTGACAATTTTCAATTACCCTACAAATCAATCTCTTTCCATTATCACTAAAATAATCATTATTTTTCTGTTGATTATAGTAATCTTCAAGTTTGTTATTAGCTGATCTAATTATTTCTTCTAATGAAGTTATCTTGTCTTCTAAAATATGAATTTCTTTCCACCTTTCATTTAGATTACTTTCTAACACTTTACAATAATTTTCAAAATCCATAACCTTCCTCCATTTCTCAAGAAATCTATGTTTCTTTGTAAAAATATTACTATATATAGTGTCTATATTTTCTACAAACACTATATATAGTATTCCATTTACGCCTGATACACAAAACTTGGCATTAGCTGTAATTTAAACAGATTTTTCTCATGCATTGAATCAATCTTAGCTTTTACTTCCTCACTTGGCTCAATTCCATCTCTGATATATGCATCTAATTCAGCATAAGTAAATCCAAGATTATCCTCATCTGTCTTTCCGCAAAGACCATCGGTAGGTGTTTTATCAACTAATTCAGATGGAAGACCTAACTCACGACCAATAGCCTTAACCTCTGTTACTGTAAGCTGAGATAGTGGACTGAAATCACCAGCAGCGTCACCATATCTTGTGGCGTAACCCACCCAATCTTCGGAAAGATTACACGTATTAGCAACACGACCATTTACTGTCTGTGATACAGCATAAAGAGTAGCCATACGAATACGAGCAGGGAGATTTGTAGAAGTCTGTTTTGACCAACGATCTCCCAACTGTGGTTTAATCTCATGCTTTAAAGTACGAACTGTATTGCCTATATTTACAACACAACTGTTAATTCCAAGATGGTCTACAAGCATTCGAGAAGAATCAATATCTGGCTGTTCTCCCTGTGGCATTAATACACCAAAAACTCTATCCTTACCAAGAGCTTCTACACATAATGCTGCCACAACGCTTGAATCCTTACCACCTGAGATGCCCACAACTGCCATACAGTCTTTACCATTCTTCTCAAAGAAATCCTTAATCCACTGAACACAATCATTAGTTGCTTTCTTTACATCAAAATTACTCATGCCTAATCTCCTCTCTAACTCTCATAAGAATTTTTCCTAAATTATTTTCTCCAACGCCATTCACTGTGCCCCAAATTTTATCACCCCAAGTATTACCTTCTTCGAGATGCTGATTATCAGTCTCAAGTAACTTTGTTTTGAGGTCTAAATTTTGAGTAAATTTCGCTTTTACAATTTCGTACATAACGTTGTACTTCACCTCTTCCCAATCAGAACGAAGCTGAACTCTTCTGCCAAGTTTCTTTGCAGATGATGGATCTAAATTCGTAAAACATTCTCTATCTGAAAAAGTTTTTGCTGATTGAAAAGCGGCTTCATTATTCAAATATGTAAGTCCTTCATATGTAACAGGAGAAGAATAAAAGTTGCTTAAAAAATAATATTTACCTCTAAATTCATTTATCATCCTTTGTCAAGCCTCCATAATTCAACATTACAATCATAAAAAATATTCTCTATCATTTGATGTACTTCCTCCCAATTTGCACCGCCACGAACACATCCAATTTTATATGGCATTGCAATACTCATATTTTCCAAAACTGCATATGATCTCAAATTTTCAAAACATTTTCTTAAAGCATCAATATCTGTATACTGTTTTCCGTCATAGCCATATGATTTTTGTGCAAATAAATTTGCATATATTCTTGCATCAATATTAGACTGAAAATATCTAACAGAACCCAATAATTGTTCAGGTGTATTAATCGAACAAAAACTATGATAATCTTTATATACTTGCACATCATAATCACGGATTGCTTTTGCAACACCAGAATTAAAAGCACCTTTGCAATTAACCTGGTGTGCAATAATATCAGTGTTCGAAGTGAGCAAGTCTCCATCAATAATTTTAATCATTACTTACCTCCGTACATTCTGTTTCTGATATCCGCAAATGTGTCTTCTCTTACTAATTCTCCATCTTTAAATACGGTAGTAAGTAAACTGTTATCACTCATTTCAAGTAACTGATCTTGACACTTTAATTCACCGTTATCATCGTATACTCTACAACATCCTTTATGAGATTTCTTTAAGTGGCTCGTATCTGTCTTAGGATCTTTGAAAATCATTAACTTTTTGCCATCAATTACTCCATATGTAGCCTTCATTGCAATGCCAAAAGTATCTCTTGTAACAACAATCATCTTGCCGTTTTCAACGATTGCAGTGAAACAAAAAGCTCCTACACCATAAGCAATATTATTAGCTGCGAAACCACGCTTTTCTAATTCTTTCCAAATAGTTTCTACATTAGAAAGTGTGCAGCCATCACCATAAATAATACCGATATGCGGATCTAATACCTTATAACCTTTACTATTTACAGAACCACCAAAAATCTCCCATAACCTTTCAACTGTCTTAACTGAAATCTCTACAATATCACCACTATCAGGACGAACCAAGAGCTTTCCATTATGATTCATAATCTCTTCTTTACACTGTGGAAGAATATTATTTACCATATTCCAATAATCATAAGTATCTGAAACCATACTAAATGATGTATTTGGATATAACTCTGTTAAAAGTCTCTTAACGAACGTAATCTCATCTCCATCAATTGAGAAATTAGCACCCATTACAGAATGCTCAGTTGAGACAGCACCGATTCCAATACCATTATTCTTACAATCGGCATTGTAATATCTATCAATATAATTAATTGCTGGAATTGTAGATGTCTTATTAAATGAAAGTAACCATGATGCCGAACATCTTGTAGCTTCATCCATACAAGACATTCCTCTCATGCCAAAATCTGCACAAGCCATATTTCCAGGCAATCCGTCTGTTGTCTTGTTATACCAATAATCTGCAATCTCACGATACATATGACCAATAGTTGCATGACAACAAGGTTTCCATAATTCTACCTGAAGAATACATTCGATCCACTGAACAAGCCAAGCAAATTTATCATCCGTATTTGTAATCTCAATACAAGGAACACCCATAGGAACAAGTGTGCCTTCTGGCAATGCTCTAATCTCAAGTGGTAAATATCCTAATCTGTGAAGCTCTACAATTTTATCTAAATCATAGTTGTCTCTACCAATCTGTACGTCCATCGAATCTGTATAAAGAGTTAGCATCTCATCTTCCGATAAATCGAAGAAATTTTTCTGAAAATATCCCATTAAATATTCTTTGATAAATGCCTGTAATCCAAAGAAAACCATTTCATTTTGATTCTCTAACATTGATTTTCGAGGCACCCAATATGATACTAACTTAGTTAATCCCTTCGGATACATACGATCATGACACTGTTTATAAGTATCTGATAATAATAAAGCCATTGTCTTATCCATAATTTTAAACCTCCATAACTGTAATTTTTTCATGATTACCATTAAACAAACTGTTTGTAGTAAATAATCTGTTCACTGTATTATTCTCCAAAGATTTGATCAATGTTCCTTTTTCTTTATCAAGAATTGAATTCTCTGTATGAGTGGCATACGCATAAATCTCAGTTACACCATGTTTCTTCAATTCTTCTGCACTATAATAAAGTGAACCGCCATATGCGATAATATCATCAATCATTAACACAGTTTTATCCTTCAAATCAATACCATTTGTTCTAATGTCTAATCCAAGGATTTTACCAGTCTTCCAATCTCTCTTCTTTTCACCATAACAATATGGTAACTCAGGAAATAAATCTGAATATCTCTTAGCTGCACCTGCATCCGGGAAATAAAGTACAAGATTTCTCATACCAATCTTTGAAATAGCTTTATCAACATACTCTTTTGGATTTTCTTTTACACAGTTATTAAGTAATGCAGTAGAAACATCACTGTGAGCATCCAAAACATAAACTGATGAAAATCCTAACCAATTAATAAAATCGCAAAAATACTTCAATGTGAATACTTCATCATCATTTTTTACTCTATCCATTCGTGCATTAGGAATATATGGAAGAGACAAATAATAATCCACATTAGTAAAAAATCTTTCAAGATGCTTCCTTACTAACATCAGATAAAACATCTCATCGTTGCTCTCATAAATCCATTCAATCCAAATACAAGGAGAGCCATCATAAGAGTCTTCCTCAATGTTGTTTGTATCAATATTTACCCTTGGTGTTCCATCTGGGAACTTATTGATTGTTACAATATCGCCATTAATTTTAATCATATTCTACTCTCCAATCACTTCAATCTGACACATCTTCATAGTTGCTAATGCAGCCTTGTGAGTATCAGGTGTCACACCTGCGCAACAGCTTGCATCTACTGTAATATCAATTTCAGGATAATTTGCTCTGATAATAAGTACATTTGAAACCACACAGATGTCGGTGCATAATCCGCAAACCTCAACGCTTTCAAATCCAAAATCCTTCCAGTTTAACCAACCAAAAGTAGGCTTATCAACCAGAATATCGTTCTCAATATCAAAATCTAACTTATCTGAAATCTGCCAACCAACAGTATTCTTTACACAGTGAGTAATAGGAAGATGTACGCCTTCATATGTTTCTAAATAATTCTCAGGGTGTGTGTCTCTTGTAAAGATTACCTGTTTACCAGCATCCTTGTACTCCTTAATTTTCTTTGCTACATTTGATACAATTGCCTGTGCTTCCTTTGTACCAAGTGTTCCATCAATAAAATCATTCTGCATGTCTACTACAATTAATGTTTCTCTCATTTTGTTACCTCTTTTCTTTGTTCTTTCATTACTAAATGACTAACGTTTACTGCTTCTCTCATAGCTTCTGCAAACTCATAAGCACAATCAGAAGTAAATCTTTCCTGCACTTTTGCAATATCATTTGTATCAACTTCGCTATGAATCCTTGCATCAATAATATATTTTCCGTCTTTACATTGAATATCTACCATTTATTTCTCCTTATCTGAATAATCATATCGCCAACTTGCAATATCCACATCACTTCTATATCCATCACACCCATCTGCATCAAATATAAATTCATAATATGTATGTCCCATCCACTGATGATATTTGTGTTCTGTTCCATTTTTATCTTTTACAATTATCCATTTTCTCTCTTCTGGATAATCGTCTTTGTTGTGCCATACGTGGTTATCTGCTTCTAAGCCTAACCATTTACCATTTTTATATCGAATACCTGTAATTTCATATTCCTTATCATCTATAAATACAACTGCTTTTGTATGGTTAAGAATGTAAATTGGCTGCTTAATAATTCTCTTCCACAAACGATATAAATTCATCTACACACCTCCTAAATTTTCATAAGAATTTCCGCATTCCTGCGAACTTCATATTATGTTATTCTCTGTTAAAATTTCATAAAACTGAAAATGTGTGCGATTACAGGTACAGTCCAACCATCTCCAAGTACATCAGCAGCATCTTTTTCAGATATATTTTTAACATATTCTTCTGGCACACCTTGTAATCTTGCTCTTTCATCTTTCCACAAATATCTTGCTTCATCAAAATCATGCCCATTATAATCATCATAGATTTTTGCAGAAGATTTTCTTCCATCTAATATTCTCTTTGTAACCTCTAAACAGTTATCAAAATACTCTTTCGATGGGAACACCATTGTTCCAAACGACTTATAATAGAATCTGTGAAATCTCTTAATTGGTGTCCAAAACCAGCCGTTGTAATATCCGTGAGAATCATTCTTGCAAAGGCATTTTGCTTTCTCATTTGGTACATATCCGTCATTGAGCACACTCTGTAAAGTAACTCCTTTATCTTCTGGAATTGTCACTCCTGGAATATTAGTCCAATAATATCTATCCCTAAGCTGTCCTACTACAAGAGAAGAATTGATTCTGATAGGTTTTACTCCCATCATTTCACTAATAACGGCTTCATCTTCAGGTTTCATCACCACATTTTCCATAAGGAAATACTTTGGATTTACTTCTTTCAATACTCTATTACATTCATAAAACAGACCTGAACGTTCTGGATCTTCAAGACCAATCTTTCTCTCTTTAATCATTGCTCTTGAAAAACTCTGACAAGGACTACCAAACATTACAATATCAATATTCGTTTCAAAATCTCCGACTTCTGTATATAATACGCCATCTTTATATGTAATCTTGTTCACATCTCCAATGTGAATTGTCTCAGGATAGTTGTCTTTTGTTACCTTAATTGCCACGTCCTTAATCTCTGAGGCAAAATATTTACCAACCTTAAATCCTGCTTTCTCTAATGCAATATGTCCACATGACATACCATCGCATAAACTTAATACATTTAATCCGAATGAATTATTATTTTCACCAGGCGGTTGCAAACGCCTATAAAACAAACATTTTACAAATATTTAGAAAGGTAAAATGGTAAATTCTAGGATAAAGAGATTGCGCAATCCCCATAAATAAAGGGATTTTGAATAAGGTAGATAAAAATAATATTTCTTAGCTATTTAACCCACTCAAGATCCATTCAACAGTAGGTTCATTCCATCCATTACCCATCAAACTACATCTTTTTGAGTATGATAACCAACGACTATTGAGCTGAACTTTTGTAAAATTATCAGGTAATCCCTGTAATCTTTCATATTCAACTTCTGCAAGTTTTCGTGGTCTACCACTATCTAATACTTTCTTTTCGTGATATCCACCATTTATACAAGTCAATGTGCAGCACTTAAAATCTGGATTATAAATTCTTCTATTCATTTCCATAGAATTAACTTTTAACTCTGCACATACACGTTTACTCATATCTAAGATTTCAAAATCTTTCTTATAGAAATATTTCTCATCTACACTTTTCTCCATAATATCTTTTAAAACTAATGGAGATTCATCAGGTAATTTACCTAATGGTATGTTTGTCCAATAATATCTTTCACGACTCTGCGCAGAAAATTTTCCTGAATCAATCAGAATAGGTTCTACACCAATACATTCTGTCATTGTCTTCAGATCTTCGTCACTACTTGGTATTACATTTTCAAACATGAAATATTTGGGCTGAATTGCCCTAAGACACTCAATTGCTTTAAAGAAAATCCCTGACTTACCATCAAGACCATTATTGACCTCTTTACTTTCAATTCGCACTCTTGAAAGTGATTGGCAACAAGTTCCTGCCAACAGTAAATCAAATCCTTTGAACTGTTCAAAATCCGCTTCATATAAATCGCCATGATGTACCACAAACGGAAAATGATACTGAGAAACTGCTATGGCTTCTGGCAAAATTTCATATGTATGATATTCTCTTATAGGTATTCCGAGCTGCTGTAACGCATACAATCCTGTTTCAACGCCACCACATAAACTTAATACTCGTAGTCCTTGAGAATTATTTTTTTCCTATGGTTTTAGCAGACGTGTTAGTTCCATAGGATTTTACAACAAAATATTTAAGAAGAAAGGAATTAAGCAGTAACTCCTAGGTAATTATGGTTGCGTAACCTCTGTAAAATAGTGTATTTTGACAGAGAATAATGAAAAAAATATTTCATTACTTATTTTTGTTTTGGAAATACTTGAACGAATGTCCAAGTTAAGAAATATTCTCACTGATTTTAATTAATCAGCATATCTTCCAGTTTATAAATTTCATTTTTTAGAGTTCTAATTCTGGTTCTAATCAATTTGTTAAATCCCACTACAGCCTCTTCATATGTATCAGCAAATAATCTTGCATATATAGTTACACCATTCTTTTTTAAATCTCTACCATTTACTTTGTATTCATAAAAATATTTATCTTCTTTGATTCTACCCTTTACGGGCTTACACATAAGATTTAATGCTCTCTCGTCTTCCTTATATGCAAAAGCCCAAAAATCTTTATTATAATGTGTTCCGTCATCAATGTATTGTAAATCATTAAAGGTATTTCTATATATACTATTATATCTTGCATCTATATTGTTACAATAAATCATTTTCTTACCTCGCTTTGCTTGGAAAATTTGACTGACCAGCCTTTGAATAGAATTACTTCTATATTAGATTATTCTTTACTTAATGCTTATACTCTTTGAATAAATCACCATACGATTTACTTGGTGTTATAATCAGGTTCACATAATCTACATTGCCACTATTTAATTCTTTCTGAATAGCATGATAAATATGATACATTGCTGTTTCTTTGTCTATTCTATCTTCGTCTAACAGAAGACTAATTGTAAAATTGTTCTGTTTTATAATTATCACCTCACTTATTCGTTATCATATCCAAAAATAACAATTCATCTTTCTTCAATGTAATATCATAATCTTTCCACTTTTCCATAAGTTCTCTTGTGTCGAAACCATGCGAAACAATGATTGCATAACCATGAGGAGTCTTATGCAATTCATGATTATCCAATTCTGAATAAAAATAAATATCGTCAATAAAATCTTCTACTTTTTCTTCATCATCCACATCGAAATCAAACAACCATTTACTCTCATCACGATTTTGTACCTGCTGTGTAACAGATGCTAATGTACGATTAAGCTGTGTCATACTTGGTTTGTCTCTCAATAAACGGATAATTAACTCTTCTCTAATTTTCTCTTCATTCCTTGAGTTGACAGATCTATATAATCTCGTCTGTTCACCAGGAACTCCTTTAGCTGCGAAGTTCTTAAAGCCCTCAATCACTTTATCTTCATTTTCTTTGTACTCAAGGATTGTTTTGGCACGTTTCTTGAAGTTTGGAATGTCCTTGTTATCCTTGTTGCGAGAACATATTAAATATACATATAAATTTGACATTGTATTATTCTCTCCCATACTTTGTATAATCAATTGTTTCAAACTGATCGTATACATTTGGGATAAAAATACCAACCCAAAAATCTTTCTGAAGATTTTTATAATATGTTATATTCTCATTCCAATCCTGAATCTCATCAATTACTTCTTTATTCAATAAACCGAATTCATCACGACAAGCACCACTTTCTACTTTATATGTGATGGCATTGTATTGTTCTTTGTTTTTCTCTACTTGAGCGTTTACACCAATATAACTACAAGCAAAGACAATAAGCATAATTACCATTATAATTCCACTTATTACAACAGTAACCCAACCAGAAATTTCAATTGTGTAATCATTCTGATATAGAAATTTTCTTAACTTATTTTCATTTCTAGCATCAAACCACTCCATATTTCCAACAGTTATCAATCCAATTCCTACAATTAATACAATAAAACATAACCAAAATAACATAATTTTACCTCCAATTTTTCTAATGAAATGTGCGTTTCTTTCTAACGTAAAATATATACCATATATAGTATATATCGCTTATTTTAATACTATATATGGTATATTTATAACAATTACTCACTTAATTCTGCAAGTGTCTTGTCCAGTTCCTCATCAGACATGTTCTCAAGTGCTGCATCCTGTCTCTTAGCCTTGATTTCAAGCAATCTCTGTCTCATCTCAGCATTTTTCTTAGCGTCTTCTCTCTTCTTCTTCTCATCCAGCTTCACACTAACAATATACTTGACAATTTCAATCTTATTAGAAATCTCCTCATCTTCCTTTGACTTAGTATTCAGAAGACTTTCTTCCTCAGACTTCTTTGCTTCTGCATTGAGTGTCTTAAACACTGAGTCCAGATTTATGAGAGACAAATCCCACAAATCAATTACGTTAATCATTCCTCTGAATGGGAACTGATAGTTTGCTCTTGTTGCATTGATAAATAATTCGTTGTTTGTCATAATAATAATCTCCTTTTTTAATTAAAACTTAATCTTCATTACACGTTCTGTTGCACCCTTAACCTTAACAACTAAATCTGCTCTCTTTGTCATGGAGAATCCAATTCCTGAAAGCTGATCATCAGTATCTTCTACATGACACTTAGCACCTAAAGCCTCAAATACTCTCTTGTGCTTTTCAAGGTCACTCTTTAAGAACTCATTGTAATAGCCATTAGGACTTTCGTTGTTAACACAATCCTTCAGGAAGAAGAATAAATGTCTATGACCAATTCCATCCTGCTCGTCAAAATAGTTTGGACTGTAACTAATTACTGATACAGGAACAAACTGATTTGTATTTACACCCCAAATCTCACGACTTGAGATAGATGAACTTCCAGACAGCGTTTCCTTAATTGAGAAGTTGCCATTCTCGTCAAGTGTTACCTTTGCCACCTGAACTTTCTCACCAGTTCTCATAGGATTGCTATAATCAAATGAATAAATCTCTCCATTGAACTCAACTTCTGCTCTGAATCCATGTCTTACTGCACCTGAATACTGATGTACAAAAAATCTATATGTTCCTGGTCTCATTCTTGATAAATCCTGCCAAGTAATATTCTCTACTGCAACTTTTCCACATGGATCAATTACATCAACATCTAACTGACCACCCATAGAAGTAATTCTTGGTGCTTTGTAACTACCATAATAGATTTCTGTTCCGTTTGGTTCAACGCAATGAGCATCAAGATCATAATTGTCATGTCCATCTTCGTTCCACTGAATTGAAAATCTAAGTATACCATCGACATTACCGCCAGCAGCTTTTACATTCTGCTTCATATCAGAGTCAGTAATGTTTCCTGAATAAGCCCAAGACAATCCATTATTCCACTTGAACATTGTCTTAGCGTCTGGATTAACAGGTGCAATCATAGAAACAAAGTTCTTCTCATGCTTATTCTCTACAAAAGCTTCAATCTCCTTTGCAGTTGGAAGTACCTTATTAATGAAATCCTGTGCTGAAATCTCTTCAACCTTAGAAAACTTCTTAGGACTTACAACAACATCTTTTTCCATCTGCCCAAAGATATCATCTGCACCAACCATTCTTCTTGCAGCACTCTTATTTGAGAACAATACATTATTTACAGTAATATCATTAAGATTAGCAAATCTTCTCTGTAATGAATCCATATATCCAAGTTCTGTAATGGTCTTCTTTGCTTCCTCAAGCATTTTCTTTGTAAAAATAGCCTTTGGTCTTTTATAGTTGCTCGGTGCAACAATCTGCTCATACTTCTTAACTGCTGTGTCAAGATCCATATCCTCACTTACATTGATAAGAAGTGTTCCAATAGAATGATTTCTAATTCTACCAATAGCCATACCTGCTGTTACCGACTTCTCCCAAGCATATAAATCCTTTTCAGTATCAGAAGTCAGCTTATCATATTCTTTTTTATACTTCTTGAACTCTGTGAGTACGCCTTTCCACTCTTCACCCTTGTAAAGTGTATTTGAATTGATAAGTTCAAGAATTGTGTCGAGTGCATCCATAGTAATTTCATCAAGAGAACGCTTAAATACGTTTCTTGTGTCTCTGAACTGTCCCTTAACTTCCTCATTTGAACGGCTACTTCTATTTACGAACTTGCTTGGAAGCTCTAAGAAAAAGTGATCCCACTGATGAGACTTTCCATTGATTTCCTCAAAGTTAAAATCTGTACCAATCTTAGGGAACTTAGTTGTATAAATATCTGTAACTGTATGAGCTTTTACAAAAGCATCAAGTGCATCACATACTGGCTGATATGTTGTATCACCAAGATTCAGTTCCCAAATCGTATGAATCTGGTTATCCTTGATAATGACAGCAGAACCAATATTCTTAATAAACTGTCTACAACAACTACAATCATGTTCTCTACGCTCTCTGAAAATCTCATTTGTACCAGCAGGGAAGCTATCAAGATATGTATTCCATAATACGTCCTTATCTACATTTACCTCAAATAAATGTGTTGCCTCTTTCTGCATTTCATCGAAGTGCTTCTGTAAAGCCTTCTTAAACATCATAAATCCATCCATGTTTTGTACCTCTTCTTTCTTATATTTATTTTTTTGTTAATTGTTTCTACTGTTATATTCTCCGTTTATAATCCAAAGGAAACGAAGTTTTACTTGGCTTTTGTTCTTTACCAAATTCCATTTACCGTCTTATCAATAGCTTCTCTCATTACACCACCAGTCATTTTATTCATTTTATCTGCAACAAGACCCTTAAATTCTGCTCTTATTCTCCTTTTATGACGAGTACATGGCGTTGAACAATAATTACTTCTTCTACATTTTTCACAGTTGCCATTCAATTTCCACTGTTCATTTTCCTGAATCTGTTCCATAATATTTGTATGTTCCTTTCAAAGTTATATATTCTGACTAATATTCTTCTGTCGCTTCGTCATATTCTCTTGATAAATATTCAACTAAATCCTTATAAATATCTAATTGATGGTCGTATAAATAATTACATAATTCAATGTCACTATCAAAGAACTCCTCAATAGCTGTAGAATTAGCCCATCTATCAAAAGCACTTCTTGTTGAAACTCTAAGCATCCATCTGTTTTTAGTTCCACTATGAGGTTCTACTACCATAAAAATAACTGTATCTGTTCTTGCTTCTAAATGACCTTCATATTCGTCAATCTCGTAATTCTGACCATTATTCATTTGATCATTCTCAAACCATCTTCTTATATTTTCCATTACTTTACCTCTCTTCCAAAGAAATCGAACTTTCTTGCTACTCAAATTTCTGATTAACCCAATGCCCCATTGGATCAACCCTGTATTCTTCAACCAAATTTATTTTTTCTAACCATGCACAGTCACCATTCTCACATTTAATTGGCAACCATGCAAATACAGTAGAATATCTTAAATCTCCATGACAAGGTTTCCTTTGTACTACCCGTTTCCATCTCATAGTTTTCTCCTCTCTTCCCAAAGAAACGAACATTCTTATTTCTATATTCCCTGAAATTCAAACTTTGTACCGCAACTACACTTCACATAGCCGATAGTTCCAACCGAAGTTGGTATGAATTCATAGCTGTAATTACCCCCACAACAACCTGCTCGTCTTAATCTATCGGTGTTATTTACTACTCCATGAGCTTCAACATCATGTTCTTTCATCCACTCTTTAATTTTCTGATTTTCGCTTTCAGTTATAGGAAATCCTCTATAATAATCTTTTTTCATCTCATCAAACTGTGACTTCATTTTTGCCATCTCTGCGTCCTTATAAGCAGCATCTTTCAGCTTTCTATTTTCTTCTTCCAGATATTTGATTCTATCTAATTGATCCTCATGTCGTTTCTTGAGTGCCAAAATACATTTATCAAAGTCATATACTGTAATACCACTACTCGTCCAATATTCACTCATATACACACTTCCTTTATTCCTTTATTTTCTTACCCTTCTTATCTTGGCAGCCTTCTCCTTCTCGATTCTATTCTGTACCTTAACAATAATACTCTTCTTCTTTCCAAAATCCTTTGCTGTTATTCCCATAATGATATCTCCTTTATTTTTAATTATTTTTACTATTCATATAGCAGTGTGCCACACGGGGTTTGAACCCGTAACCCCACGATTAAAAGTCGTGTTCTCTACCAATTGAGCTAGTGGCACATAACTAGGCTGGTGGGACTCGAACCCACAAATGTCGCAGTCAAAGTGCGATGTGTTGACCTTTTCACCACAACCCATTATTCGGGCGACCTAGTTGAGCCACCCATTTATATATTCTCTTTTCAGTAGATAAAGTTACTACACTCTTCTATTCCATATTTCTATTATTTGTTCATCAGTACAATCATGTCCCCAATATCCACCACAAGTTTCTTTCCTTGTACTGCATCCACATTTATTACATTCAATATACTTTACTGAATAATGACATTCTGCATCTTTTCTTGTATCCATTCTTATCCTAGCTGTTCCACCACAAAAAGGACATAAACGAATCCCTTGTAATCTCATATTTGATATTGGCACATAATTGCACATAGTATCTTCATTGAGATATCCCCATATTTCTAAACTATCGGGGTTTAGAAGTTTCCTCGTATGATTATCCACATAATCTCCCAGTATATATAACTGGTCGCTATAAATATTGTTTATTTTTGCTCCACTTTTTAAGTCCATGATAGTTGCCATTATTTATATAATCCTCCTATTATTGATTTACTAAGTATGATTCCATATCTGTACATTCTTCTCCCTAACATCTCGCCAAAAGATTAGTTATATGATCCTTATGCTTTCCAAAACTTACACTACCAGGCAATCTAATATATTTAGGTATACCAATCATATCCGTAGTCCATGACGTACCACCATTGTTCCATACAGTAGGTTTTCCTTCATATGTAAGTCCAGCATAATGAGCTGGTATCCACTCCTCTGATACACTGTTTTTGATAAGCACTTTTTCATCTATCTCAATGTTTTTCCAAAGCTTACCTTTCATTATGTCCTTTTTTGCAACTCTCTCTAATCCTGACAATTCACCTTCAATTGCTTCTATCGTAGTAATATTTGTTACGATAATTGGAGCTATTCCATTAGATGTCCTAACCCATATCAGATCACCATATGAGATTTTGCTTTTAAACTCATCCCAATTCGTATTATCTGGAACTCTCCAAGTATATTCCTTGCTATTTCCATTTGTATGAACACCATCAATAAGTGTATACACTACTAACTTATGTTCAACGCAGCAGTAACAATACTCCTCGTCCATCTCCTTCATGACGAGATACTGTATATAGCCATCCACTATCATATTATTCTCATTTAATATTATTGGCTTGACCTGACCTGCACATTTCTCATAAGAGTGCTTCGAATCTTTACCAAGACAATAAGCGTCTCTATATCTATTCATCTTCTCTGGTGATGGAACAGAATTACGGAAATTACGTGATACTTTGATATCTGAAATTTTAACTAACTTTAATTTCTCCATATGTATATTCTCCTTCCTATGCTGACTTCTTCTCTTCATACGTCTTGAAATCAGCTATCATATTTTCAAGGTTCTCTGTCTGATTAGTGCTATATGTAATATTGCGATTGGTGTAATCAATCAACCAATTATCCAAATCTTTATCAAACTTGAATGAATAAGCAATCATCCCTAAGAATGCTAACTCATTGTGGTAATCAAAGAATGGCGATGATATATTTACTCCACGTAATGTCTTGAAATCATCCATTAGAGTATAGTAGTCATCTATATCTTCCTCAGATACCCTTTCTGATACATTGTCCTTTATAAACTGTAATGGATCTGATTCATTTGCATCATATACTATCTCATTTCCAGTTTCTTTATTCTCTGTTATATCTTCGGTTATATGTAAATAATCCATCATTAAAGCTGTATATGTATCAATTTTAGCCTGTACAATTTTTTTATCAGATGTTCCAGGCTCTTTATCAAGTGCATCGTAACTCCACTCGCCAATAACCTTGCTATGTAAGTTGTTTACAAGTTCATTTATAAATTCAGCGAACTTATTATCCTCAAGACCAAGTTTTGTGAATTTATGAAATGTAGCAATCCAACAAAGTATATCTTTGAATGCGAATACATTCTGAAATTTGTTTCCACAAACTTTTGCAATACGATTTCCATATTCGTTTACTCTCTCAAATTCATCAAACGAAGATTTTTCTTCAAGGAACTCATTTCTATCTTTTGGTGATTTTTTCCATGCATCTAAGTGGAACGTTGCCATAACAGAATTGGCGACTGTCTGCTCATATGTACCATTAACTCTCATTGGTTTTGAACATGTAACACAATTCTTATAAAACTCATTATTTGCTATATTCTTAATTTTCCTTGCATATGTAGGAATCCATGTAAGGGCTTTCTGGTTAGAACCCATAGATCTGTTTCGGTTGTACCTCCTAACCAACTTACTTATCTCCTGCATAGTACAGTTCTGATGAATAACAATTCTGATCTGATAATCATCAAATTTCTTTTTTAATTCATCAGGTAACTGCTCATAAGTTTTATTCTTTATGTCAAACTCACAATTGTCCCAAAGAATACTTCCGTTCTCATCTTTAATAAGATGTCCCTTTTCATCTCTTCGTTTCTTCTGATACTGAATAACACTATTTTCAAATGACTTAGTTGTTTTCCAGTTCATATGCCTAAACATATTTAATGCTGTTGTTCTCTGAATGCCGTCAACTATATACTGCTGAGTTAAATCACCACCAAGTTCCTCTTCTCCAAGAATAATTGGAGGAATATAATCTTCTGTAAGAACTGTAATAATTAACTCATTGATAGCTTCATTGCCCCAGCAAAACATTCTTTGCACGTCCTGGTTTTCTGAAATATCCTCACTGTTCACACTCTTCAGATACGATGATAATGATAATGCCTGTTCTCTTACTTTCTTTGCCATTGTATATTCCTCCTATTTCTTTTACATCACATGTTTCTTATATGTTTTTCTTGTTAATATCCTCTTATTCTCATAACAAGTAATGGCAGCATAATTATTGTCATATTCTTTTTTGGAAATATGTAATTTATTCTGTATATCCTTTGCCGAATATCCTATATATAACATTTTGACTATAATTTTCTGTAATTCTGACAACCTATTCATATACTGCTCAACATTCGTTCCTTCAAAATGTTCTCCACAAGCTTCTTCATAAATATCAAAGTTAGAAGGAATTTTTTCACTTAACGGTCTGCCATCCTCTCCAACTAAATCATTTATACTTGACATTTGCTTAGACGGAATTCGTTTTGCTCGATTTCTATCTCGTATTTCAGTTTTGAATTTACGTTTAATATTACTAGCCAGGAAACTATCAAAATCGCAAATATTTGAATCGTCATATCTTAATGCCGTATCTGCTAATACACTTAAAGCGATACTATAAAAATCATCATAGTCTTTATCCGATATTCCACCGATTTTTATAATCATTGGATAACATATTTTCTTCAATTGATACATTTCGTTCTCGCAATACCAATTCAATTTTTCTTGAATATTCATGGTTTAAATCCTTTCAATATGTAATTAAAAATCAAACAGTTCATTAAGCTCCCTAGGCTCATATAAACGCTGATCCATTCCAGTCACTGCATTATTTATCTCATCAGTGACCGTTTCTGATATCTTCTTTCCAAGAATAATTTCCAAAACTTGTATCTCATTCTTAATTGATCTTCTAATTATTCTCCGTTCATGCTCCATCTTATAGGCTTTGTAGCCTTGTGCAGCATTTAGATTATTAAATTCGATGTAATGTGCAATATCACTCAATTCTCTATCAACTTTACTCAATTGCTCAATTAGTTCTGTCTTTCTATGTAATGCATCAGCAGCTAACCCATTCAAGTCAGCTATCTTATCTAGCCACTTCTGTATGTTTCCAACGGCTAACACCTTTTCTGTTTTCTCTTGTAACTCCTTAGTAGTTATTTGCTTAACATTATCGGGAGCGTCATCATCCAACTTCACTACCTTATATCCTCGTGCCTTATAGGACTTAGATATTGAACTTTTGTACACATTTTCTGCCTTATCACGACAATATATTTCTGCGATTGCAAGATTAGTCGTTATCGTGAATCTACCAAGACTATCCTTGGCTATGTAACCCTTGCCATTTCCAATAGCATATCTCGCCACATCAATCCCTCCTTTTTATTTTCAGCGCAAAAATAGCGCAATTTAATAGTGTGCCATGAGGGGTTCGAACCCTCGACACCTGGATTAAAAGTCCAGTGCTCTACCTACTGAGCTAATAGCACATACTTATTCTCTTTTTATTTCTTGTGAAATATAGCTGAATTGCCACGATAAATTGTCAACAAATAACATGTTGATTTTATAGAACGATTATGTAATAATAAAATATGGTGTGGTATTATTCTGCTACATCAAACCCATGCGTAGCCAAGATGTCGGTACTGCCAATACCGTCTATTTACTTGGCTACGTTTTTTCTTACTCTATAATAGAACATCTGTTCGAGCGTGTCAATATCTACCGAACATTTGTTCTATGTTTTATTTATACCTTATGGTGTGTCCGTTTTTCGGGTCATCTCTCGAAATAATATGGTATTTAAATATCCAACTGGTTCATAATTAATTGGATCTTTCTGTGTATCCGAAAATACTCTAAGCTGATTAGCAAACTCATCACAGATATTAGCAATTGTCTTTGCCGAACCAATTATGTCAGAGCACTCTCCAAATCTTTTCTTTACAAAACCAATGTTGCAATCTTGTGAAGCAAGATCCTGTGTGGCTACTAAGACAATAGCATCTTTCTTTGCATATTTCTTTGCTTCTTCAACCGTCATCATTACGTATTCCATACATTACACCTCCCCGAAGTTTGATTCATATACTCGTTTGACTTCTAATCTAGTCGCTCTATCGTTGACTGAACCAATCCTCTTTATTATTCTCTGTTTTGATACTTGTCTAACACATTCCCCTAACAACATTGAACTTTGTGTTAAACCACCAGTTCCTCTCATAAAAAGAGAATGTGTAGACTGATCTATATTTTTGATTTTTGTGGTAAACGGCATCACTATAGTTGTATCACTAAACCTATTTCCCATTGCATTTTGAATAACTATAGCAGGTCTGACACCAGCTTGTTCGCCACAGAATTCTATTTCGCCAAAATCGACAAGTAGAATATCAAATGTATTAATGTCCATATTCACATCCTCCTTTCCTTTGATTGTCATCATTATAGCAAGTTGATAGCAACTTGTCAACAGGTTTGTATCAGTTTTTTAAAATAATTGACACAAGAGTTATAGCAACTTATAATCAACTTGTACCAATTAATTCGAATAGAAAGGAGAAAAAATGGCACAAGGACAAATTAGCGATACCAATACAAGAATTGTGATCGTACTTCCAAAAGAGATAAAAATAAAAGCTGATATAATAGCTAATTCAGATGGGAGGTCACTTTCTGGTTGGGTACGCAATCTTATAACAAATGAAGTAAAAAAATATTATGAAGACGATGCCCAGTAAGTATCGTCTTTACATAATTTTACATCTTTTTCCACAGTTTGTATCATGGTAAATTATGGAAAATTATTTTACAAAATTCTCATTTCGTTTGCCATATCAATCGCTTTCTGATACTTGTCTACATCATCTGTGAGCATACGAATAATTTTTCCAAAATCATCGGATTTCAATGAGATAACTGGCATATTTCTAACTATCTCATCGCCCTTACCTGCAAGTACATTATGAATGAACTCTCCATGATCGTTAATCAACTGTCTATTTTTCTCTTCTGTTAACCCAATATAATTCATTGTAGTTTGAAGATCACTATGATTGAATAACTTCTGTAATGATAATAGACAATCAGAATCAAATGGATGTGTTTTGTGTATCCAATAGCCGAAAGACTTACGGAGGCTGTGGCTCGACACAGGTGAAGTTATTCCAATATCTTCAACCGCTTTTTTTAATTTCTTTCTATAATCATCTGTCTGCCATTTAACCACATCATTATATTCAACTTCATAATAAAGGTAATCTCCCAATGATGAATATTTTCTCTGCTTATGAAAATCATTAAATATCTTTTCCTTTCGCTTATCAGAAAAGTCTTTATTTAATACCCTACACCAAGCATCAATACTATTTCCAGAATACACATTTAACATACATCTATTAATCCAATCAGTTTTGGGCTGATACTGAAAGATATATTCATTATAATGCTCCATTGGATTGATTTTGACATGCGACAAATAATTATCAACTGCTTCCCATACCATATTGCTCACAGGAAGATTAGTGATCTTTCCTGTTTTCTGTTCTTCAATAGTATCAATCTCACTCTTTCGATTTCCATTCTCATAATACAGATCCGACCACTTCATCATTACTGTATCACCTATTCGTCTACCAAGAAGTAGTTCTAATAATGTAATAAGATATCCATCCCATTCGTTATTCTTCTCAAACCACTCAACAACATTCTTAATATCAGACATATTCCAGAATGGCTGTACTTCCGTTTTTCCTTTTTTCTTTGTTGCATAATCTCTTGTCTGCATATTAACCAACCTCTCTTTCATATTTATCCGTATAATAATTCTCTCTTTTTATCTTAGCTAACTCAAATATTTCATCGTAGGAATCACAATATCTAACCTCTTCGTTTTTTGTAACAAATCCGCATCGCAAACAATATAAATCTTTTACATGTCCTTTCTCACGTTGCTGCTTGCGTTGTATGCCAGTAACCAACATATTTTCTTTCATGCAGTGCAAGCATATAAACTTTGATTGTCGTTTTGGATTTCCATTTTTGTATCTGCTCACTTTATCACCTCATTTTCTGTATTAAAAAAGAAGCAGTTAATTTCTGCTTCTAATGTTTGTTATTATTTACATAATTGTTGTTTATGTTTATTTTTATTGACGTTATATTCCAGTTACTTCCTCATGATCTAACTTATATACTATCTTCACATTGTATATTTTCCCACACATACTACACTGCTTATCCGCTGATACCTGACAGATATCTTCACTTATATAATCAATGCATCTATCTAATATAGTGTTGTTTGTAGTATTTTTATTACAATGTGGACATTTGTATGTATTTTCCATTGTTCTTTCCTTATCATCCAAATATTTTCCCTTAAATTACACTTTATATTAAGGGGAAAGCAATTTTTCATTTACATTATAACTCTTCAATCATCTGTTTTACTCGCTTAATTTCTTCACTTGTATGAGGTGTGCCACCTGCATTCATATCAATATACCACTGAAGAACTTCTTTTTCACTTTTTAAATCATTTACATTCAATATTAATGTATTATCATTTACAAGCCTTAATTTATCCTCATATTCATCAAAATAAGACCCAAATACTTTAATTTCATTATGAACAAATCTTTGTGCTGCTGTTATTCTTTGTAAACCATCAACACATACGTAATCCGAATATTCTCCTTGCTTTGCTTTTCTTACACTATTCCAAAATGGATTATTCAAATAAATTGTATTACCAGATTTTCCGCCTCGTAAATGATATTCAAGCCATGCAATTTGTTGTTCTTCAGTCCATACATGACCTCTTTGAAATTCTGGATTAAGTTGCAATCCCATCTCACTAACTTCTTCCTCTATATACTTTACAAGACTTGTAAGAGGATAATTTACTTGATATGATCCACTAGATGTAAATTGAGGAATATCTTTAAATCTTGTTATTTTCACTTTATATCACCTACTTTCCATAACCATGAAATCGTCATTTAATCAGCTAACGATAAAATATCATTTCTATCAAAGCCAATCAATTCATCAGATTCTATAATATCAGCCAATATATTAACAATTTCTTTTTGTGCTTCAGATTCCCATTCCATAAGCTCCTCTTTTATTATCTTTGCACCATTTGATTTTGCAATATAATAATCTTCCAGTGTAGCAAAGAAAAATTCATATTGACTATCAAATGGTGGCATTTTACTATTCTTCATATCATTTAAATATTTTAATGTTTTTTTATTTTCCATCTACATTACCTCATTTCATCAATTTTTCAACTTCCTGCTTTATCATACTAATTTCCGATAAATCATACTGCTCAATCATTTTCTCTAATTCATCAGGCAATCTAGTCATTTGTGATAAATCCTTAATAGCTCTTTCCATATGTTCATAAGCAAGATCCAAATTATTCCATACTGACTGCAAGTTATTTTGCGTTTTATTAATTCGGCTCATTTATACCACCTCTTCCAATCTACCTATATAAAATTGACTCTAAATCACAAATATCTACATTTTTGTACAATATCATTTTATCAACTCCGCTTTCTATTCTACACAATATCATTCAACAACTCAATCACCTCATCTAGTTTCTCACTCGCTTCTTCCATACTATCAATTGCATCTTCAGAACACATTCCTCTATAGCTACTCTGTAATCCTTCGGGCATATTATCAAATGCTTCTTGTTCTTCGTTCAATATAGAATATAACTCACTTGAAACTTTCTTCAAATCGGTTTGAATCAAATCAATTTGAGTTTTGAGTTGCCTTATCTTTTCTCTTCTCTGTTTATTCATTACCTATCACCCCATAATGCATGAACTACATCATAATCACTTGGCATACATGTACATGTCAAAGCTCCAAAATTCAACTTATTAAATTCTTCTTTTGTAATTTCAATTCCCATATCGCCATCAACAGTAGTATTGTAATCAAGCTTTCCTTGACATTCTGGACGAAAATACCATACTCTATAGAACTCTTTACCAGTCTTACTATTTTTACCGCTAAACAAACAGGTAATTGTTCTGCCTGAACTAATTTCAGTTGTAACAGTTTTTCCGAAATATGGATTGTATTGACTATATACATTTTTTCCGTATTTCAAATTTTCCTGTTTATCATGTTCACTCATCGCAAATAACTGCTGTGTACCTCTTCCATAAGAAGTGTCGTACACCTTACTACTATTCACACCAACAGTTGAATACAACTTAACTCCATTTCTATCAGTTGTTTCAACTCTCTTTACTCGCTCACCATTGATGTAATCATTGCAAAGTCTATCCATGTAATGTACATTTCCATCTTTATCAACTGTACGAGTTGTCCTCTTCATATCATAATTATCATACGCTGCCTTTGCAGCACTTCCTGCATAAATTCCTAAAAACGCTAATAGTCCACCGAACATATTCATCAACCACCTTTCTTATTTTATATTACTATTTTCTCCACTTTTCCATTTCGTCTACAGACTTCTTATTTAAGTTATTATACATGTCTTGTCTCTTACGAGATTCTTCCTTTTTATTAAGATGATAAGGAATGCCAAATACAATAATAAAAGCTACTAAATATCCGATTAACTGTGCCATAATGATTACCTTCTTTCTGTAATGTTTGATAAAAGCCACCAGATTATATCCGATGGCTTGCTCTACTTTTATATTCTCTATTTCTCTTCAATAATTACTAATTCAACTCTATGTGCCTTCTGATCTTTATCCAAAGCATACAAACATGGACTTTCATTTCCCTGTAATACTTCGTTGAGATTATATGCCCAACCCCAAGGGGTTTCTATCATAGTCTGACCAAAATTATTCTCAAATAACTTCCAATCACAATCATCGGGTAACTTAACTTTTAACTCATCACTACAGACTCCGTTAATATGTGGTGCTCCATATGTATACACATTTCTTTTTTCAGCCCTAAGAACTCCATAATTTCTATATATTGTAAAATTATTCATAAGGTCTTTACCTCCTATTTTTTCTTCTGCAAGATCAAAGTCTGCACCCTGTATAAATTCTCCATCTTCGTCACACTCACAATACTCAAGAGCATATTCTGTTATATACACACTCTCGCCAGCATTGTAATAGTCACATTTATAGTTTACCAATTTTGCTTTTGCATCATTTATTTGCTCAATGTTCCATCTTTCCAATTCCTTTGGATAACAATCATTGCCCCAAATTGTATCTCCCTTTGCAAATTTCTTATATTCCCTCCGTGTTAAATTTGCTTCGCCCTTTAATAATATAATAGTGTTATTCATTATCTATTACCTCTCTTCCATCTTATTTTTCCACAATGTATCTATTATAAATTCAATTATTATTTTTTCATTTTTTTATAAGTTCCTGAATCCTGAAAAGCTCCTTTGTCATAATGTTCTGCTTTTCTTCCATATTCATATCTTCATTCAGCAACTCAATTACTTCGTTACAAGACTCGACACCAAGTTGACTACAAATTAGAATATAAGTTTTTAAAAAATCTTCAACATTATTTCTCTCCTTTGCATTCAATAGCTGCAAAAATATACCTTCGTGTCTCATATTTCCCACCTCCCTTCCATAGCATGTAATTATTATATCTTATTTAAGCTACCTTTTCCAGTGTTTGCCAACCTTCAAATATTATTTCTATGTCTTCATCCTCTCTATTACCAATCTGGTTGTAAAACATACAATAACTAATCACATCCAGTTCCTGATCATTTTCATCATATAGTGTAAAGTATATATCCTCTACTCTATCTGATATAGTTGTATCTATGCTACTTGCCGAGTCATTCTGTACATATCCATTCTCTTTCAGGTATATTTTGCCTTCTTCAAAACTCATATTGCATAATTTGTTCATATCTATCATAATTCTACCTCCATAATAATACAACCTGTGAGTAAAATTTTACCCACAGGTTGTTCTTGTTTTCTTTTTTCTCGGTGTCTAAATAAATTTCCGTTTCTTGCGATTATTTAATCATAATACAAAGAATTTTTGCGTTTTTATTACCATACCAATCGTCAAAATCTGCATATATATCACAATTTGCCATTAAAGTATTATTATATTCACTCTGATCCATCAACTCATATAGACCAACTTCCATATCTTCCGTGTAATCTCCTTCAGGAGAACAATTGCTAAGTTCCACACAATTATCTCCATGAAAATGATTCGGATAATAATACCCCTTACTTAAAGGCTTATAGACCTCTAAATCTACATATTCTCCCTTATATAATTCTTTCACTTCCGCAACAGTCATATTCTAATTCCTCCTTATATATAAAATATTTTATTAATTTTCTCTGTAAGTTTTTCATTTTCCGAATCCAAATGAGCATATATCTTTAAAATAGTATTTACATTTGAATGTCCCATAAGTTTTGCAGCTTGTTTTATTGACACGTCAGAATAATACAAAGTAGTAGCATAATTATGTCTAAATATATGTGCTGTTAATTTTGAATTTGCATTTATATTATTATCTATTTTTGTAACTATATATTTCCACATTTTTGTATATTCACTATCTTTAAGATATTCTCCATCTATATTAAAAAAGAGCTTATCATCAATTGTTTCCATATATGATGTAAGCTCTTTTAATAAAAATTCAGGTATAGGTACTTTTCTATTGCTTGAATGTGTTTTAGGATTTCCGCATATTGCGTTTCCATTAACAAAATGCAATGATTTATCTATAACCAATTCATTATTTATAATATCATTTTTCGTCAAAGCTAATGCTTCTCCTTTTCTTAATCCACATCCATATAATATATGAACAAATACCTTACTCATTGAATCACAATCAATATTTCGAACTGCTATTTTTTCTTCTTTTGTCAATGCTCTTTTTTCATTGGATTCATAGTATGGAGCTTGAATAAAAGTATATAAATTCTTATCAACAACCCCTTCTTCTTTCGCTATTTTAAATATTTGTTTAAGTGTCAATAAAATATGTTTACATGTAGCTGGATTAGAAATTCTTTTATTGATAATTTGCTGAAGATTGGAAATAGAAATATTATTCATTTCCATTTCACCAATTTCAGGAATAAGATGATTTTCAATTATATTTCTATACAGCCTCTGTGTATTATAAGATTTCATACTTTTAAATATATCAAGCCATTCTATTGAATACTCCTTAAATAACATATCATCCCTTCCTTCCATAGCCTCAGTAAATCATCGTTTCATTTACTCATCAAGAACACCTATCATAGATGGTATCTGACACACTTTTAGTTCACCATCAAATAATTCTCTATGTTCTCTTGATTCAAAATATCTTTTTGCTTTATTATAAGCATCTCTTTTTGAATCTGCCTTTACTTCAATCATTCTATCATAGAATATTGCTATATAATTTCCATCTTTAATTCTTATCACAATACATCTCTCCTTATAACAAATCCTAAGCATTGTAAATCATCTTTTATTAACTTTTATTATTTAAAGCATCTATAAGACCTTTCCCGTTCTCTATACTAGATAATTTTAATTCTACATCAGCTATCGTACTAGCAGAAACCATTTTAATAAACTCAAATGATACTTGCCCGTTATTATTCTCTGCTACTACTTCAAGTCCATGAATTAATGCTTCTAATCCAGCTTTCATACCACCTAAGAAAGCTAATTGAATATTATTATCAATTTTTTCCATGTCTACCTCCATTGAAAACTCTAGTTTCATACTTTGCATTCTCTATATTCTTTTTCAGTTAATAGTCCTTCATCGCACATATTTTCAAGCGTTCTATATATAGCATTAGCTCTCCAACTTGCATATGAAAAACCATCAAACTCTCCAATAAGTGCATCTCTGTTTTCTTCACTTTGTTTTTCTAATTTTTCTGCTAATATGGAATTACGAAAGAAATATGCTTTATATATAGCTGCTTTAATTCTAAGATTCTCAATTTCATATTCCTGAGAAACTAATTTCTCTTGAGCTTCTAATAACTGTAACCCCATATTTCCTAATGGGCTTCTTTCAATTCTGTTTCCAAAATAAGTATAATTCATATTTGTCACTCCACTTCTATATTAATTCATCAACTTCAATAACATCAGGATTATCACTAAACCATGAATCATTCTCTGCAATTTCCTTTAACTCAATAAAATCTCTTTCAGAATCAAAGCAATCGTTGTGTTTCAAATAAGCTGCTTTCACCTTTTCTCTTGCATTTTCATATGACTCTGCCTTTACAATTCCAACAGCCAATTCTTCAATCCTGTAAGCATATAATTTTGTAATATCTAGCATAATCATCACCTCTCTTCAATCTCAACACCATTGTCTTCTGTATATGTTCCAAGATTCATTGTATTTGTATTTATATGTCCGTAAGTATATCCGTTATCATTTGACAGATAAATCGGACAGTCACCAGCATTATCATAATCTCTTAATTCAATTAACTTCTCTATCATCTGATTAACTGTCATTGTTTCATCGCACTGTTCAGGAGCATATCCGCTACGTGTTCCATCAATAAACAAACCTCTGAATCCTTTAACTGTTACAACATCGAATCCAAATACACAGTATCCATACTCATCGGATAAATAATCACAGATATCTTCCTCTTCTGTGTTTTCTGGAATCGTTACTTCCGTTGGAAGTTCATTTAATACTTCCATATCTCCATCTGTGTCCCACTTAATATTTATTGCCTTTAACATAAAATCAACCATCCTTTCCATTTGAAATTGCTATTTCATATCTCTGATCTTATCCAACTGTTTTTTTAATTTTCCATCATTAATCTCAACTTCATATCCAGACAAATAAGAAACAATGTCACTTGCTCTCTTATTGCTCCGTGTAATACACACAGGAATCCCATCAACTGAAATAACTGTTTTATATGTACTGTTATATTGCTTTACTCTTGTCTGCGTAATTTTCATTTTCATCACTCCAATCTACTTAAATAATATATGCTTGCCATCTGCATTACGTTTCCATTCGTAACCTGCAAATTCAAGAGCTTTCAAAGCTCCATTGTAATAACTCATATCCTGTGGTCTTGCATCTTTCATATTTGCAATCATCCACCGTTCATCTAACCATTCTTCCGTTTGCTGCTTAATTACTTTTGGTGTTCTTCTCATTTCAATCACTCCAATTTTCTAATAACTCATACACTTCGTCTTTATTGCCATATATATACTGATTAAAAGCCTCGTAATCTCCATCTTTATCAGGAAATTCTTCAATAAATCTTTCCCACATTGCATCTGACACCACGTTTTCATTGAATAATTTTCCCTTGTATTCAAGTTCTGCGTCTGCCCATTCTCCATGTGAAATATATCCAATATCTTCAATTCCGCAATAGTTTGGATATTCTTTCATCGGGAAGCTTGCTACACCATCTTTTACTACAAAATCTCTTTCTATTGTGCTTGTCATCTTCTCACCTCTTCAATTTAGATAAATACAAAACATTACTCTTCCTTTCCATTTTGTGTTATAATACTAATATAGGAGTGAGGACTTACACGGCTGCGTCACCAGCCGATGCCTCTTGTGTTAGTAATTCTCTTCTATGTATTCCCATGCTTCTTCCTCAGTTGGAAAAGCATTTGGACAACATGGTACATAGAAGTCGCCATACATTTTGTAAGGTTTAATCACTCTAACACCTCCTCATATGTATTTATAGAAAAAGCAGAGATAATTAAATCTCTGCTTTAACTATCACTATTAAGTTATTCTCCACTGTCTCTTAACTAACCGCCATCATAACTGATAATATATTTAAACATCTTAATCACTCTCCTTTACAATTTTTCAAATAATCAGCTTTATTTTTTCTATATTCTGCTTCAATTTCGTCCAATCTTTTCTGTTCTTCATCGCACTCTTCTTGTGATTCAAATACATCATAGTAATGTGTATCTCCATCCCAACGACATCGCACAATTTTATCTTTCTCTTTATCCGTTAATTGATATACTCTGTACATTTTAATCATCCTCACCATCTATAAAATACATATCATATTCGATACCTGCTTCTTTCAGTTTCCATCCAATCCAATCTCCATAAGACCAACATTCTTCTTCAACTTTTGAATTATTCCAAAAATCATCAAAGGCTTTTTCTGCTACTTCTTTTGCCTTATCAAAATCTTCATCATTTACCAATAAAACTAAATTCATCCACGGATTCATATCAGAATAAAGATTAATACATCTGCGTTCTACTACCATCTTAATCACTCTCCCTTTAGATTAGGACATAAACCAAGTCCACCATCAATTTCAGGTACTCTTCTAAATGCTCCTCTGTGTGGACATTCTTCTCTTTCACACTCTGGGCAATAACATTTCTGGTACTCTTCATAACTCATTTTCCAATTTGTTTCTGCAAATCTTTCTCTTGTCATCATATCAATCACTCCTTTAAACAATCCTTGTCAACTACTGCAAATAACTTAATCTCTTCACCGACTTCACTTTCATCAAGATCAAGATTGTCAAGCAGCTCTGCAAATGACTCGTCAGTAAAATCTTCCTTATATAAATACACATCATGTACTGTTGGAATACACCACAAATGCAATCTGATAAACTCAATCAATTCAATCCATTCACACTCATTACATATCCGTCTTGCACACCTTACTAATGATTGGACAAAATCTTGAGTCATTAATCCGTTACCTTCGAGCTTCTTAATCTGCTCGTCAGTAATCTCCTTTACGTTGCTCATACCTTTATCCATAATGTAAGAAATAACTGCATTCCCCATTCGTGAATCGAACTCTTCCTCAATAATCTTTCCTATTTTTGTTTCGTAATATGTCATAATCATTCCTCGCTTTCCCATCCAAAATTTTCAATAACTTTTTCTTTAATATCTTCACTGGACATCCATGCACCACAACAATTACAAACACGAATTGTCTTTTGGACTCTATTTCCATTCTTTTTCCCTTTTATTGTAACTTTATAATTTGGTATTTTTATATCTGATGCTTCACAAAAATAACATCTAGTCATTTTTAACACCTCCATTTCTAATCAAACAGTTCTTTCCTTTGGTTTTATGCTACAAAGAATGTACCATCCTCTAAGAATTTCCATTCATTTGCTTCACATGCTTCTTCCATTGTTTCATCATCCACTTCATAGAAAAATTCATAACCATATTTTTCATAATCAGTACATAATCTTTCAATAATTGTAATCACATATTTTTCAAGCTTCTGAAGCAATTCTTTATTTACATTTTTGTAATTTGCATACCATAAATCATTTTCCCATTCTTCTGCTAAATCAATTCTATCTACACAACAATAGTTATAATGATTATTCATAGGAAGTTTAATATCCATTCCACATTCACTTGAATACCTACTGATTGTTCTTAATTCCTTTTCCGTAAAATATTCAATCAAATCATTAAATTCATCTCCACAGAAATGACTTTTCGGAAGATTTAACACATTGCTTACATTTAACTCTCCATAAATATTCAATCCGTCTCCCTGGCAGTAATTTAAAGAATACTGTAATTTCAGTTCGCTATCTGGAAAGATATTCCGTAAATCCTGCTCATAAATTTCAGTAAATTCCGATGGTCTAAAATCGTCATCTAAATACCACTGTTTTGCTTTATCTTTTGCATCTTCTGACAATTCAGAAAAGTTATATATTTTGTATTCTCTTGTAACAACTTCCATATCAATCAACCTCACTTTCTTGCACCAAATCTCTTTTCCATAATGTGATTTACACTATCTTGTGCATACATTTCTCTTGCACATTCCATAAATTTCTGAATACCATATCCGTAATCTTCCATTGAATCATTTAAAATCCGTTCAATTAAATCTTTGTCCATTTCTTCTGTATAAATTGAAGGACTTCCCTGACCATCTGCATTACTAAATCCAACAACCTTTCCTGAACTCATTCGTAAAATATCAAGTTTATAAAATCCATACATTCTATTGATGATAATATTATGTATTTTCCCTCTGTACTTTACATTTACATCACCGCAAAGAACTCTTCCATCTTCTGCAATGTTTACACTTCCAACAAGAGTTCTATATTCATCGTAGTTCCCATTCTGACTATAAATATAAGCAGCTACTGCTTCAATATTTGCAAGTGTACCCGTTAATTTTTGAAATTTTTCATATTCATTTTGGGTATATTTAATCAATGGTTCATCTCCATATTGAACTGCCACAATATCATGGAGAGAATCATTCCATGACGTAAACCATTTTTCTTTCAATTCTTCTCTTGTCATTCTCATTTCTCGTTCTCCTTCCAATAAATAAGACAGACACATTTATTTGCGTCTGCCTTATTTATTCTCTGTTTGTTGCATTAAAAAAGCAGATAACATTCTCTGCTATCTGCTCTCCTCGAATATTATAAAACTGCATTTTCTTATCATTTCATAATTACTACATCCTTTATAATTATCACACATCCAATTATAAATCTCTGTATCAGACATATTATGAAATTTTAGAATACGTTTTCTACATTCATCCAAAATATATTCTTCCATATTTTTATTCCTCTATTTCTTCAACATCGCTTTCGTCATAGTGAGTATCTGCGATTGGACGACACCTATCAGATCTTAATTCATCTTCTGCAATTCTAAGTGCCTCTGTTTCATTTTCTGCCTCAACTTCATATTCTTCATATGTTGTAAATGTCACATTATACTTCTTCATAATCATTCCTCCATTCTTCAATCCACGATTCTAAACCGATTGATTTAATTGTTCTCATTTCATCCTCTGATAACTTAAATTTCCGTTCTATACAATAATTTCTTACTGTTTCAAACTCTTCTTTCATATATTTCTGGTCATCTTCAATAGATTCAGATAAATCTTTAATGATCCTATCTAATTCGTTCATACATGTCAACCCTCTTTCTTAGTAAATTGTAATTTACTTTGCTTTATGGCTGTTGGTAAATCCAGTTTCCGTGTCTTACCTTATCACTATTTTTATTCCAAAAGCCTAATTTAACCATACCTTTAACGCTTCCAGTTTTATGTATGCATGAGCAATTACTTGTAAATCTTTTACCAGTTGCGTTTTCATACTTTCTTGGACTACTGTAATATGCCATATAATCACACTCCTATCTGCTCCATTGTCCAACTTTATTTCCGTTAATATCAATGATACTTCCGCTTGTTACACCATCTTCAAGTTCCCTACAAATACCTTCAAGAAGTCTTTTACATTCAATAGCCTCGTCAAATTCGCTTGGTTCGCCTGTAAATGGATCACAAAATGCTGCATTGCCTGTTTTAATTTCAATTTTCAGCATAATTCTCAACCTCCCCACTTTCTAATCTCAATACTAAATCAAGCACTTTATCTCTATACTTAATCATCTGTACTGCTTTTCTAAGAGTTTCCTTTTCTCCAAACTCATCAGGAATAATATCAATTCCATATTCAACAAGCTGCTTTGTTGCTTCAAGTAGCAATTCTCTTGACTGTGCATCAGGACAATATTCCCTTCCTCTTGGATCTGCAATTCCTGCTTTGATATATTCTGGATAGCATAAATCAATGAATCGTGGTAATTCTTTTTCTAAGTCCATTAAACATGTATCATCAGGATTTAAAATGCGTTTTGGTTCAGTCTTTGTTTTGGTTCGTTTTTCTTTTATATCTGTCCATTCGTCTGTTTCGTAAAATTCATTCTCTGCAAGAATTTTTCTCTGAATCTCTTCTGCATTTGCCTTAATGGTTTCATATAATGCCTTTGCATTAAAATAATTACTTTTCATTTTACCAAGCAATGCTTTGTCATACTGAATTTGTGGTAACATATTAATCACTCTCCTTTTTAAAGCAACAACATTCTCTTATATTCTGGATTTTTCTTATGTCTTTCGCCTACCTTAATAAAAACTGGTTTTCCATTGTCAATAGTTACAGCTCCCCAAGGATCTGTCATAAATGGATTCTTCTTCCATCCTTTAGGCATTTCAGATACAACCTGAAGACCTTTTTCCTTTGCAACTTCCATTACATGTTCAATTTTCTTTTCAGTTGCACTCTTGCCTGTAGCAGCTTCAAACAATTCAATACATGCCTCAATGATTTTCTTTCTGTTTTCTTCTGTATCTTCAAGTAACCAATCAAAGTTAATCACATTTCGCTTTCCATCAAATTTTTCTGTCACATTGTATCCACCATAACAACCATTTTCTGAATCATGTACATAAGTGTAACAACAAATATACGTTTCCATTACTTTATCTGTCCATCCATTTTTATACCACGCATAGGGTAATGAATTTTTTCCACCTGGATTTTCACAACCTACAATCTCTATTACCATCGTTTCCTGTTTTACATTTTTACCTATTACATGTACCCATGTGCCACCAAAATCTCTTTTATCTATTTTGTATTTCATCATACTAATCAACCTGCCTTTCTAATCATCAATTAAATGCTCAACATCTGCCTTTTCTGTTAATGGGATAGGTGTATCAAGCGTTCCCATACAGTAATCATAATCCCACCAATCTTCATTATATCCTGCTTGTAGTGCTTCAATAATGTGATTAGCAAGAAGATAATTCCCTTCATCTATCTTTAACTTTGCAAACTCTTTCAATCTGTCAAGTGTTGTAATCTCATCCAACTCTTCATCAAGCTGACTCATTACATCTTCAAATAATTTCTCTTCAAATTCTGTCCTTGTCATACAATCATACCTTTCTAATTTCTTTTAACATATTCGCTTTGCACATCATTAAGTTTTCTTTCATATCCTCAATTCGTATATCCATAAACTCTTTAAGTGCCTTGTCAAACTGTTTTTCTGTAATGTTATGACCATAATTTGCAATCACAACATCCATAATTTCTCTATATGAGAAGCCATTAAATAATGTGTCATTTTCATGTATTGGTGAGTTATAAGTAAACTCTTTTCCATTCCGTGAATCCGTTTCAGGATCATATAACCATCTGCTCATATTAAACCTCCTCTGCAATTCCGTTTTCTGCGTTGCTCCAATGATATTTCTTTCCGTTCTCCACATTCTCAAAAATTACTGAATATGAAAATGTTTCAAATGGTGTAAATACTTCACCATCACAAGTTGTCGGTGATTTCTCTGTATTCCAATCAATACCAAGTTTTCCGTTTACTTCACGAACTGTAAATACAGTTCCATAATTCCGTGTTTTAATTTCTCTGTTGCATGTATCGTACATATGTACTTTTACTTTGTCATTTACCTTTAACATTTTGTGTTCCTCACTTTCTTGTAATAAAATAGGCAGCTAGGTATTTATTCTCCTAACTGCCTTTGCGGTTATGCATTATGATATATTTCTAATGCATCCATATATTCTTTTTCACTTATTCTGCCTTTTCTTGCTGTAGTTCCGTCTTCAAGTTCTGTACTTGAATAAAAATATCTTCCACAAGTCCAATAATTGAACTGTACTCTCATATCTTTCTCTTCATCATATGTTTCAATAATGAAGCCGTTCTCTTTTGGCTTTGCCATTTAATCACATCCAATCATATCAAGAAATCTTAGATTCATTCTGTTAAATAATATGCTGAATAACTTTGTACCCCATTTCATCTAAACTGTATTCAGATGATTTTGGTTCACAATTACCTGTCAACATATCAAACGTAAAATCAGATATAATACTGAATTTTGTTTTAGTATCATTCTCGATTTCATCTATTGCGTTGTCAATTATCTTGTCTCTTTCCTTTTCATCTGTGATACCGCATAGATTATTTACCAATCGTTTTGCGTAATACTTTGACCTTTCGATTAAGTATTCTACATATTCATCAGCTGATTCTTTTGTATCAAATATCATAGGATTTCTATCTTCATCAAAGACAGATATTCGTTCATTCTTTTTGTTGAGCATTGAATATCCTGAAAAACTGTTCTTATTTCCGCACTCAATAACCCATCCGAATTTTGTATCTTTCCATCCTTCTAATGATTTCTGTCTCAATTCTTCGCCAATTTTTCTGTCAAGGAAATATAATACCTTATCAATTCTTCCTATGAATTTCATTGACGAAATACAGTCTCCGTTTCCGTTTCTAATCATTTCAACTGCATCTCTAATTCTGCCTGAATAACTGAAACGTAAGAAACTTTTACAATCTGTATTTAATTCGTTGTCCACTTCAAAGTATTTCCCATATTGTTTATCTGTTTGAATTATTTTCTTTCTTGAGCCGTCTGCAAAAATTGCATATTCATTTACTTTTCCATCTACTAAGCATTTCGCTACTCTAAATTCCTTCATTTTGTTTCCTCCATCTTCTAAAGAAATGCGAATTTCTTACTTGTGCCACTCTTTCTCAAATTTAGTTCCCTTCCAATCTAACCCATCAATCAGATAATTGGATAACTCGTCAAGCACATCATCAGGCGTTTCATTGATGAATCTATTCATATTTACTGTAGTTCTGTCGTGTGTGTATTCATCAATAAAGTTCATAATTTCCTTTACTGTAATATCCGTTCTCTGAATTTTATAAAAATCAGGATACCATCTATCAGAAAATCTGCCGTTAAAGTAGTCTGTTGCATACTGACCTGTTTTCATAGGAACTTTAATTCCGTGACTGTAAAGAATTTCTTCTACTGCCTTTTCTTTCTCATTTTCCTTAAATGTATCTGTATTAATTACTCTATCTTTGTATGAAGAAAAATCTCTCGAATACATTTCATAACAATCTTTTGATGGATCGTCCCAATCAGGAGCGATATCTGCACCAATCAGAGTTGCATTTCCACATGCTGCACAAATAAGAAGAAAGTTTTTATCAGCATCTAATGCCTTTTCAATCCTCTCATTTGGGATAGCATGAATCCGTCCACATTTACAAATTCTAATATCATACTTTCTACTCATATCTTACCTTTCCTTTCCATAAGAAACACGCATTTAGTTTGTGTTCACTTCTTCAAAATAATCTGGTGTACATGAATATTCGACACCTACAATTCCTTTTGTACCCATATTTGTTTCAACTGTATATGTTCCGTCATGATGCTTAATTGCCCCATATACTTTACCAGTCGTCCAAACCGTAGCAAAATCATCATTGCCGGTTAAATCTTCTTCATAATCCTTTATACATCTTAACCATCTTTTATATTTCATTTCTCTTACCTCCAATTCATAAGCAACACGTATTTACTGTTCTATAATCAGCTTTCCGTAATATGTGTAATCTAATAAAACAGCATCGACATTTTTCTTTGCCTTATACTTTTCAAATAACTCCTTTGCTATAACATCCAGTCTATCAGAATTACCTTTGTAATCCATTAATATTGATTTAGGCATATTCCATTCTTTGTTGCTTACTACAATAATCATTGCTCTTTCCATTTTTTCATCTCCTTATGAAATATCCATTTACTATAACTTTAACGCTGTATTTTTATCACTCCTTTAATCCATGTTCTCTTATCAATCTTCGTGCAAGCCCTCCGTTTATATCTCCATGCACAGGAATTGATACGCTATCCGTGATCGTCTTTTCCCAGACTTCATGACCGCCTTTTGAACGGTCATGCTTAAATCCATTTGCCTTTAGAATGTCTGTAAAATCTTTGTAAGGTATTGGTGGTAGTCGTCCTGCCATATTTATCACTCCTTTCTGTTGGTTATTCTCTTTTACATTGCCTTAACTTTCTTTATTCCTCTTTTTGAAGTTTCCTTCTTAAATGGGTTCTCCATTTTATACTTCACAATATCTAATAAGTAATCAAAAATCTGTGCCTGTGTCTTATCCATAATATTATTGACGAAGAACTCCGTTCCCTTACACCTTGAAACTAATGCCTGTTCCATTTCATCTGTTCTGCCTTCGCAATATGCATATAATCTTTTTAATGCACGAATTATCTTTGCTGTATATGCCTTCCCGTTATAACTATCTGCATAGCCATTCCATCCGAGTTCGCCGAGCAAACCAAGCATAGAATCAAGAAGTTCTGGGTTTGTCTTTGTAAACCCGATTCCGTCAGAAATTGAAGTCAATACACCAACTGTATTCTCCATTTCATCATCTCCCTTTACTGCTACGTTATGCTTATGACAAATATCACGCAAAGCAGTATATTCTGGCTTACCTGCCGCAAGAGCCGCATGGTATATATCCATTGGCTGCATTTTTGTACGATCAATACCCTGACTAAGAAATAAGTCGATTGCTTCTTCCAAACTACATTCCATTACTTCGACAACTACATCTTCTTTCTTTGCCTTAAACGCTCCATATATTCTGTGCTGACCATCTATACAAAGTAAGATTCCCTTGTAGGAGAGTACCTTCGGCTCATCCCATTTATATGAGTTGTAGTTATTGCCTATTGAGTAAGCTCTTGCAAGCTTGATTCTTCTCTGCCACTCTGGAATATGAATCTGCTTTGGATCAACAACCATAAGCAGTTTATCTCCAATCCTGGAATTATTCTTAGCTGCTTTTATCATATTTGCAATTAGAAGCTTCTCTGTTTTACCTGTGAATCCCTCTGCATTCCGTGCTTCCTGCATTTCCATTTCTGCTTCCTTTGCCTTTAAATAAACTCTCTTACACATAATTTTATCCTCCTTATATTTGCGCATAATAAAAGCGACCACATTTTGCAGTCGCTTTGCATTACATTACTGTTTCGAATACCCCACTTCTAGTCATATCATCAAGCCATGAAGAGAATGTTGGATATTCCGTTTTATCAGCCAGATCCCTATAAACTTCATACATCTGTTCTTTTGTGAACGTTCTGCCTTTGAATGGTTCTTCATATGTTATATATTTTGACATACAATCATCTCCCTTTTATACATTCAGTATTATTTTATCTTCGCATAATACATATACAAGAAATGGTAAAAACAAAGTCATATATGCCCACGCCTGATATATAATCCCTATCGTAGTTACAACTGCAATCAGTGCAAGTGTGATTGCCTTCTGTTTCCATAACCGTTTCTTGTACTGTTTACTATTTTTCTTTGCCTTTGCTCTACGTATCAACTCTCTCTTTGCTTCAGAGAGTGTATATAACTCTTGCTCATCTTCTATGTAGTTATAGTTATTTGCTACCATTTGCATTGCCTCCTATATTGCCATTATCATTGGTACTATCATTGAATGTGCCTTGTCATATCTCCATATATCTTCGTTTACGTTGTTTGGTACGGACATATTCTCTACATTCCGTACTATTTCCTTTGCCTTTGCAGTATTTAAGCAAAAATCATTTGCCAACTGCATAATTTCTATTCCCCATGTCGCCATAATGCATACCTCCTAAAATCCTTCTATATTTAATGTTTCTCTTTCTATTGCTAGTCTGTAACGTGTAGCTTCACATTCACTATCAAATGTGGCTATCTTATTTCCATATTTGACTGTGAACTTTTCATGTCCACGGTTATCTATCCAACGTTTTACTGTCATTTACTTATTCTCCTTTCTGAATTGTAAACGAGCTGTATTTTGTCTTTACAATCTCGTCATCATATATATTTGCAGTTCCGTTGTCTGACATAATCAGAGAGCAAGTGTCACCAATTTGCCAATCTTCACATCCTGTAAATGCCCAGATAGTTCCATTTCCATCTTCAACTTCAACTGTATCTGTACTGTATTCAACAGATGATACAACTGTGGTGAGTGGGTAATGGTTTACTTTTGGCGTTGTATTTGCCTCAATATTAAAAAGTATGACGGACATTATTACACCTGTACTTATTCCTGCAAAAAAGGTAAATATAACTATAAGTGTTCTACTTTTCATTCTTGCCTCCATTAAAAATAGTCTGCCTTGTGCAAGCAGACTTGTAACTTGTATGAGTTTCATGATATAATCATGATTAAGCACAAACTCATTTGTGTTGATACATCACTGTTCTAGGCAAACTGTCGCAACCAGTTTGCCTTTTTATTATGTAATATTCTACGTTTGCTTTTAAAATCTGCATCCGTAGCTATGTGGGTTATAACCAAGCCCACTATCCGTACACAGATTCTAATTTGCATATGTAATTGTGAAACCTGCATATTCTGCCTTGCGGATCTGTTCGATAGACATCTTTTCTGTGCCTACATACATTCCCTTCCATACTACGTTTACCTTTGCCATTTTCAACAACCTCACTTTCGTTTTATATTTTTGTGCTAATAGTATGCACTAAAAAAGACAGAGTGTTTTTGCTCTGCCTTTTGTACTGGACACTATTTGATTTTTGGTATAAAAATAGCACCCTATTTTCGGGTGCTTGATTGGTGCGTTGGTTATATTTGACGCATTATTTGCCTTGTAATTGTTTTTTCTTTGCTTCAAGTTCTGCTATTTGTTGCTCGATTGAGGCAATTTCTTCATTTGCCTTGTTATATTCTGCATCTGGTATCCATTCCATAATTTCTGAAGGTTGCACATGGAGATATTCGCAGACTTTATTTAAACTTTCTGTAGAAATAGGTCTATTTTGTGAAAATTTTTGTGGAGTATTAGCCGCTATCCCAGAATTACATAAATCTTTCCACGCCATCTTTTTTTCCTTTAATAAAGTGGCAAGTTTTGTATATACTATCATTTCTTAATTTCCCTCCTTTAGTTGTTTTTTATCATACCACTTTAAAAGGTGTTGGTCAATAATATTATTATTTGTTCATTGCTAATTCTTCGCAATCATCAATTAAACTTCTGATAGCTTGAAATTGCATTTTAATAAGTTCATCAGAAGTCAGTTTGCCTTCAGATATTTCCATTAAATCTTTATTGATTGCTTTAATATTAACATTGAATTTTTTCTTGTTTTCACTTTTCATACTTATACCTCCATTTTAATTATAGCATCTTCTGAAATCATGCAAAGGATTTTTTGCACATTCATAGTCAGTAATACTATCATCATATATTCGAGATCCACCACTTCCACACTTTTTCTTTCTGTCGTGACGCATCATATCTTCGTAATTTGCCTTATATGCCTTACGAGTGCGGTTGTTGGTATGTGCATGGTAATAATTCCACATTATTTCTGTGAGTGAATTTTTCTCATATGCCTTTACCCATTTACGCTCACTAGGCAACCACACAATCAGTTTTACTTTCTGTTTACGTGAATGATGGAAGTCATTGCAGACTAATATCATCTTATTATCCAGTTCCAATACAATAGAACCCATTGCAAACTCTTTGTCATGGACTAACTCTGCTGATAATGTTTTGCGTATTTTCATACTATTTCACTCCTCAAAATAAAGGGAGATAGATTTTCTACCTCCCTAGTTTCTGTGTACTTAATATTTATACAAAATAGTGCTTAATTACTATATTCGCAATAGTGCTTGCGAGTCCAGAATAATCATAGGTTATCTCACCTGTTTTGCGGTTCTTCTTTGCCTTTACAAGTGTATTGACCTGACGCTTCTTGAATGATACTGTTCCCTTCTCATCATCTACATCAAACTTGTTGCTGAAGCCCTTGATATAGCAGTCATTGAGTAACTTTTTATCTTCTGCTGTGAGCTTAACCCTTGTTTTGCTTGTATACGGAGTTTCAAAAGGCAAAGAGAAAGTTGTTTTGATAATTGTTTCTAATTCCTGTGAAGCCTTCTTATAAGCTTCCTTTACTTCCTTGCTCATAACAATATTGCCATCGTCACCAGCCTTTGAGTTTACATGGATAGCTTCAAGTGCTTCATAGAGTGCAGGTGACTGGAATGCAGGAATGATAGCATACTTCACTAACTTAGAGTTATCCCATGTTGCCAACACTCTGAGAACTGTCCGTACTACATCCTTAGAGTTGCCGAAGTGGTCGGTATTCTTCTCAGACATAGCAGATACAACCTTATTGTATGCTTCAAGAGTCTGAGCCTGTGAGTCTTCAAACTTAGTCCGTGATTCCTTGGCAGAAGCTAACTGAACCTGGAATGCCTGAACTTCCTCTGCTGAGTAACTATTGTTCTCATTGACAATCTTCTTCTCAAGTTTGGCGATGCTGTCATTAAGTAACTGAATATTCATGTCTGCTGATTCATGAGCTATTGCCTGTGTGAACTCGTTCTTGAGTTCATCTGTCATATTATCTGCATAAAAATTGATTGATAATGTTGTCATAATATACTCCTTCTCCTATTTATCGCATAGGTGCGATTATATTTTTGTTAGTTGTAGTGTTATGCACACTATGACAGGCACACTTTTATTGTGTACCTGTTTATTATGTATAACCTTTGTAACCTCATAAGGGAGTTATATATTTTCAATAGATATTTTTAATATAGGCATTACCCTATTAACAAAAATAAACGGAGGTGTTACCCTTTATCCGCTTGAAAACATATGACTATTATGTTTTTATTTTTGAGGTACTATCAGCTTGATTATCGACTTCGTACCTTTTCGCCGTGTTACTCGGTGAAGCTTTTATTTTAATTCAAGGTTTTTCACCTTGACACCCTGAATACACTTTATCGTTGACCACGCCTAGAAAATAATCTAAAAGTATACGCACGGCATTGTGTCTATGCTGACACCTTCTAGCTATGTGAATAGCTAGGTGAGGACACACCATTCTAATGATGCAAGGATTGTTAATCCTAGGACTTTATCAAAGTATTTCAACTTTGAATTGTAGCCGTTCCCATGGGTTTTTACGGGTTAAACCTTATAACCACTTTTATTCAATTTGTATGATAAGAAACATTTAAGAAACCTTATCAGAACTTGACATCCTGTTATAGTCTTTAGTGCTGAAGTCTAGGACTAAAACACTGTACCTATTCAGTAATATTCAGTTGTTTTGACCTTGTGGATTGTAATTGATAACCAGAATTGATATAATAGACTTGCTACGGACTAGATTATATCCATCTAGTTATCAATGGGGCTTTACTTATTAGATGTATAATCTTCTAAGTATGCTATAACGTTCTTTAAGTCTGTTATAGCCTGTTGAGTGTTACCATTCAGCAGAAGCCCTATTACAATTTTTAATTTACAGATTATGTATCTCTCAATAGGTTTATCGCCTCCCCTTTATTAAGTTGTCTTGATAATATCACCTTTTAAAGTGATTGTCAACAACTTTTTTATCTTTTTTCAAAACCTTATAAAGTGGTTTTGTGTCTATCGACATTTATTAGATTATCACTTTATAAGGTGATTGTCAATAATAAATTTTAAAAAATACGATAAAATTATAATATAAACATATATTCGATTGTGTTCTACTCAGAGCTTTAAACCTGATTCTATTGAACCTTTGTTTTATTATCAATCCCACGGAAAAATGTAAAAAAACCGTGGTTTTAAGGGTGTAGGGGGTAGCAAAAACTAAAAGAAGCCTTATATTTCCTGGAATTACAATAAGCTGATTCATCTACACACCAACTTTAAAATCCAATCTCTCCAAATCTCCCAATCCCCTAACAAAATCAACCCAAAATCCAATTTCATCCATCAAACACCCTTTATCGTATCCCATATCGTCAAACACCACGAAAATCAACAAAAAACCACCCAACAGTTTCAAAAATCTAAACTCAATTTCATCCAAAACCACACTCATCAATCCTAGTTTCTTCCTTATTAATAAGCACTTTTTACGATACGCATTTTTCTATCCAACTTACGCTATATGTCCTACCAGCTAACACCTATCTACTAGGGGGTACATTAAAACCATTACACTATCCTCTTCCCAAACGATCTATATCATCAAATCTAACCTTAAAATTTAATCTAACCCTTCACCCTACCAATTTACCGACCAAGCCATCGAAATTAAAATTCACCCTTAAAATCATTAATTTACTCCACAGGTCTCATATATCAAACTCATTGTACAGCAATAAAAATAGTCCCTATGACTAGGGACGGTATTTTCGCAGCATAGCAAGAAAATAATTTTGGGTAGATACATAATTCTATCTATAAAAAATTATTAAACAGAGAATATATAGCTAAGAAACCACAAAATACCAAGAGAAAGGAAAATACAAATGAGCAACTTAAAATTAATTACAATAGAAACATTTAATAATCTACCATGTAACTTCTATGTCACTTACATACGATCATTGGATTTACAGCACGATTCTGGACGTAAATTTAAAAGATAACCTATTAGACGACCAATTTATCATTTGATAACTAAAATCAAAAATAGGTGTCATTTTCGTTAATTTAGTCCCACAAATACAAAAAGGAATATTTTATAATATGAATAAAAATATATATGCAATTGCACTCGTTAAAAAAGAAATATTACATAATAAATATTTTATCCTGGTACATGCTACAACAGTAAAAGAAGCTTATGAATTTGTTATTGTACAATTCAAGAAAAATTCTCAATATAAAAAATACAAATTTGACAATGCTAATAGATTATATTTCGTTGTACCTGAAACAGAGAACAATAAAGATATAATAACCAATTACCCATTATCAATAAATTTATTAGATGAAGTATTAAGTATGTTATGCAGAAAGGAATAATAATGAATAATTTTGATCAGGAAATACCAAAGTATAGAAAAAACACAGGAAGTAACATATCCAAAGTTAAAAAGAAATCAAAACACAAACATCAATATGAAGAATGTATTATCAGATATAAATTTTCTTTTATGGGAAAGGATAATCTTACTACACAATTACTTAGCTACTGTTCTATTTGCGGCAAGATAGGTGATAGATTCAGTGAAGAAAAAAGTATTGTAGATGACAAAACTATTTATAAACAATTACCTAATGGATGGAAATATACAACTCACATGTCTGGTAAAGAAATATATGAACAGTACCATGATAGATTGCCAGTCTTCAATACTGAATTTAGTGATAAATATGTGAATCTTAATCAGAGAGAAAATGAGTAATGACAAGAGAATATATAGACAAATATTAAGACAGTAATTTGAATAAGCAATCAATAACAATCGAACCGATTTTTAAAGAGTAATTTATGAACGTAGTGAATAAATTACGAATAGTCTGTCTTATTAAATAAGTTATATATCTTCTTTCAGTTCGGCAAAGTAGGTTTCACCCCCTACCAATTTTAAAAATTAAACAAACAAGTGGGGGTTCAGACCTACTTTACTGAACGCTCGTAAATTTATTTCTCACTTAATCTCAAATGGAGAATAAATAAATATCACATATAAAGGAGGAATTTTTATTGCAACAGAAAACAGAATACTTTACTCGTTTTCCAAATGACTATATTCAAGGAAACATCAAAACTAAATATGGGGTTAGTCGAAAATTCTATATTACATACATTCTTATTGATAAATATAGATCATATGAGGATTATAGTTGGATTACGCTTAGAAAGGTTTTAAATTTTTACGGATATAAAACACATAAACGTAGACCAAAAGCAGTTCAAGAAATTCTTGATGTATTGGAATATATGATTAACAACAAAATGATTGAAGTTCAACAGGATCTTGACACGCTTGGATATGATACTGGCATTGAAATTAAAATCATTCCTGAAAATTTTGATGTTGTTGATAAGTTCTCAAAAATCACATCTTCTCAGCTTGATTTTATTATGATGAGTGAATCAAGTATCAATAAAGAGAATATACTAATGGCTTTTCTCTATATTAATTCATATATCTTCATTCGTCCTAAAAATAAAGATAATGAAGAATCTACGTATAATCCTGAAACTAAACCAGAAGCTTTTTGGCGAAGTATAGAATCTATGTCAAAAGAACTCGCTATGTCAAAGGACACAATCAATCAATGTATTCAATATCTCACCTCTTCTATAGGTGACAAAGAACCACTTTTAATCAAAAAAGAAGTTGGCAGTGTTCAGCCTGATCCAAAGAAACCACCGCAGAATGTACCAAATATATATGTACTTAATAAAGAAGGGTATGAGCAAGAAATTGAATGGGCTATTACTAAGATGTTGGAAATCTATAATGTAGACTCATTTGGAGAAATGAAAAGTGGAAATAAAGCATGATTAAAACAGAGAATAAACATACGACACAAATAAACGCAACACTACAAAGGAGCGATGCGAATGAACAAAAATAATTTTAAAATCAGAAGGAGAACAAAAACACATGACAAATTACATAGGAAATTACGACCATCATAACACATTTGGAGGAAATATTTATGCTTCAGATTTTGATATGAGTTACGTTGGTACAAGAAATATTGCTGGCAGAATAATGTCAGATTGGAAATTTGATAGAGATTGTCGAAATAATATAAAAGATAAGAAAACAAAGGAGAACACACAGAATGCTTAGATATGAGAATTTTTCAAACATAGGGATAGAGACAAGCTTACATAACGGCTACTCAATAGTTGGATTTGCACTTTGGGATAAGGCTTTAGGTCAGTACACAGCGAATTTTTATATTAAAGATGACCAGGTTAATCATCTCGATCTCATGGAAGACCACTCTTCTATCATTATTAAAACAGATGCACAGAATATAAGGAATGATCTTAATAAGTATATTAACGAGAATTTTGAGGCTGGTAAATTTAATTATTATATCAAAAGGGTTAAGTATGAGTTGAACTGTTTCGACTATGGTGATGATCTGCTAGGTGGTATAGATGAGTAGATTGAGTAGAGCTGATATGAGATATTTTCAGAAAGCTCATCAAGCCGCCGAAATATCTGATTATAAAAGGACTCATGTAGGGTGTGTTGCAGTATATCAAGGAAATATTATTGGAATAGCCTGTAACACAAATAAAACACATCCTATGCAGAAATATTACAATAGATATAAATATCATCCACAGACTTCTTATTTTTATCCTAAACTTCATGCAGAGATTAATTGTATCTCTTCTATCCGACATCTGGATATAAATTTTTCAAAGGTAAAGTTATATGTATATAGGATTCGTTGTGATCAGGAACATGGAATTGCTCGCCCATGTCCTAGTTGTATGGCTACAATTAAGGATTTAGGAATAAGGCATATATACTATACGACAAATGATGGATATGCATATGAAGAAGTAGAGAATAATAGATTGGAGGAAATTATATGAGTAAATGTTGCGAATATTGTGGCGTAACTGGAAATGATCATGTTTCTGGTTGTCCTAATTGTAAAACGCCATTCTCGGCATATAAATGTGAGTTATGTGGAGAAGAAATTTATGATGATGAAAAATATATAAGTAAATATTTGAATGTTGGTGGTAACAAGTATGTTCACTATGAATGTGCTATGGAAGATCCTGAATGGTTAATAAAATTTTTGGGCGTAGATATTGAGACTATGAGGGATTGTGAGTATTAGAATTTGGAGGATTTTATGTTAAGTAAAGAACAATTTATAAATGCGATTAATGAAGTTCGTGCGGTATCTAAATATCAGAGAGGACTTAATAATTTTTTTAGAAAAAATGGAGTTGAGGGTTATATATTTCAACCAGACTGTACGGCAACAGTAATTAATATATTACATATTATTATGGGAGAAAAAGACAAGGATGAATGGATTAGTTACTTCTGCTTTGAACTTGATTACGGTGAAAAATGGAAAGCAGGAACAATCAAAGATGAAAATGACAATGATATAGTGCTCCAAACTGCCGAAAATTTATATGAACTACTTATGAGAGAATAGAGGTGAACTGACATAGGTAATTATGGTTTAAAAATAAAAAATATAGAAGCTAGTACCCTATTTGAATATAATATTGGAGTTAGAGATCATTATGAGTACAAAGATGCGTTGTTTGTAAACAGTTTATTTAAAGACTATTTGATGGAAAATGGACTGGATACATGGAAAGATAAATCTACAAGAGATATAATTTGTTTAGAATTTAATTATGGTTCACGTACATATAGACAGGAACTTGATCATTTATACAAGGTTGCTTTGAGTTCAAGAAAAGAATATGTTAGGGCTTTATCGAGAAGGGACTCTTATGCTATTCAAAAAACCAAGGATAAGTGTAATAAAATAACTGAACTATTAGAAATAGCAAGAAGAAATAAATTTAAGTATTGTGGACTAGCCAAAGAGGAACTTCGTACAAAATTTTATAATGAAGGAGTTAATGTAGAATATATTTTCAGAAAACATAATGGTGAAATAAGGAAAAGAGAAACCCTTCATTACAAGATGCTTTATAGAAGTACAGGTAAAGCAAAAAAAGGATCTTGTATGTTTATCATTGATAAATTATATGATAAAGCAATTAATTTTTTACATATGGGCATTAAAATCCCTGAAAAAAATGCTCCAATCGTGGAACTTAGTGCTTATGCTCCTCTTATATCAAGTGGAATTGTAGGAAAGGTTAGAATAAATCCACGTAATATTTTAGTTTTAAAAGACGTAGAAAGATTTTTTAAAACAAATATTATTAGTATTGAAACTGACGATGAAAAACACTGCACAGCTAATCACATTGATAATTATCAGTTAAAAAATACATTGTTTGATGGTCAGGCATTGATAGACAGTAGTATTTTCCCTGAATGGGGGCATGGTTATATATTATTAAGACATCATTTTACCAAGATGGCTGCTTTTAATACAAATATCCAAAAATTCTTCAAAGATTATTTTGGTGATGGGTACTCTTCTGCTATCGTTAAGGATATGTGGGGAAATGAACATTATGTGAAAGATATTGAACTTATTACAACAGATAACGCAATAAAATGGAATAAATTTTCAGTCCCTTATGAATATTGGTGTGACTGGGTAGAGAAAAATGATTGTCAATTTGGCATTGTAAAAACTGCTCACGAAAGCAAACTTGGTAATGTGCAAAAAATGAGTTATCAGATGGTCAATTCTCTTAATGAAGAGATAATGGAGAATGTTGTAAAAGAAAGCGTTGAATATGTAGAGAGATTAAAAACAGATAACGATTTCTTTCTTGAATATTTAAAGAAGAATTCAAATTTTTCTAATGATTTTGAAGTATTAATTGCTCTATGTGAACATAATAAAGAATTTTATCGAAGTTCATATTTCAGAGAGAGAAAAAAGAAAATTATTGAAACTTACGTCTTGAATGTGAAAACAGGAAAAATAATTCAAAATGCTGATAATTTAACTGTTGTCGGATCTCCTTTTGCAATGTTGTTATACGCTGCAACGGGAACAGAGGATTCAGTGGATAATGATACAACATTTTATCACGAAGATGGAACGATTCAATGTTATACAAGACGTTTTGATAATAATGAACATCTTGCATTCTTCAGAAGTCCATTTAACAGTAAGAATAATTTGTTGTATTTACATAATCATTATGATGATAGATTAGAGAAATACTTTAATTTTAGTAATAATATAATTGCAATAAATATGATTGGAACAGATGCTCAAGATCGAGCTAATGGTATGGATATGGATTCAGATTTCGGCTATACAACGAATCAGATTGATATAGTAGAACACGCAAGAAAATGTTATGTTGATTATCCAACTATAGTTAATAATATTCCAAAAGAGTCAAATCATTATAATAATACTATGGATGACTATGCACTGGTTGATAATCTTCTGTCGAAGAGTCAGACAGACATTGGTGAATCAAGTAATCTTGCACAGATTGCTCAGACATACGCTAGTTCTTTTCCTCAAGAGACAAGGTATGATGATTATGTATCTATTTTATCCGTACTTGCGCAGGTTGCTATAGATAGTAGTAAGCGTAGATTTGATACAGATGTCGCAGTAGAGATAAAAAAAATTAAAGATAATATGAATATAGAAAAGAATAAATATCCTATCTTCTGGAAATTGTTAAAGAAAAATATAAATAAAGAAAATATAAATGATAAGCTTACTTGCCCAATGAATTATCTTTACAATTTGAATATTTCTAAACATAGAAATAAAACTTCTACTTTACCAATGTCAGAATTTTTCATTTCACACCCACTTGAGAAAGATAAAAAGCAATGTAAAAAGGTTGAAGAGTTAATTAGTAATTATTCGTTAGGTATGTTAGATTATCATATTGATAACAATATCTATGATTATTCTTCTCATTTGTTGTTACGAAGTGATTTTGATGAATTGTTGGATAATATAAGTAAGACTTATATTTCTACAAATTACTCTGGATTAATGTCGTGGCTAATCAATAGAGCTTTTAAGATTACTCCAAAACTAGTAGAAAAAACAACTAAAATAAAATCTAAGACTTCAAAGAATAAACCATTACTTATGAAGATACTTTATCAGGTTAGTCCACGATCATTTCTTAATTGTTTTAAGGAAAAATAATTTTCAACCCCCACTGAAGAGTTTTTATCTCTTGTAATCCCTTATTTTATCTTGTTTTTTTGATTTGTAGTTAAGTACATAAATGATAGAGAAAGTGAGAAATTTTGTAACAAGTATCTATAACCGCTTGTGTCCAATGCGGAATATAAATAGGGGAACATGTTTTGACATATTTTTATAGCCGAGCCACAGGCTTTGTATGTGGCTACGTTCTAATATATAAATAATAACTTCGATTATCAATATTGTTTACGCAATATTGGATATCTTCGTATATAAACGGAGAATAAATAATTAAGTCTATAGGACAATAATTACATCTATATGTATATGACGTCTAACACATAGCTATAAATCATTGCTGTGACGCTATGTGAAAAACTTGTATGTGGTGCGCCAAACCAGTTTTAGTACAGCAAGCGAAACTGTACCATATACAATTCTGTGGAAGATATATGAACTCATGTCTATGGGTGATGAGTGAAGGCGTTTTCAAGCAGAATAAAACATATCATGATTTCTTTGGCGGTAGTTGTACTTTCTTTCTGAAGGCACGACTACTGCTATCGTTGGGAATTAGTTCAGTTTGGTAGAACGCATGATTTGGGATCATGAGGTCACGAGTTCGAATCTCGTATTTCCATTTGCGGTAAGGTGTAAAGGTGCATGTTGGGTTCATACCCCAAAGGGTCTGTTCGAGTCAGAGTCACGCTACTCTTCCACTTTTCTTCATTTGTGGATGAAACTAAAACAGGAAGGTGGTTTTTACAATCGCAAGAAAAGCGAAACTAAAAGATGATGGAATCTTATTTTGTGGTAATAATGCAAAAGGTGTTACTGGATCAATGATTTATATAAGATTTGCAAATAAACAAATTTTACTTGAATGTGGCTTATTACAGGATAATTCATATTTGGCAGCTTATAAAGCAAATTCAGAAAAATTTAAATTTAAGCCTGATGAACTGGATTACGTGTTTGTTGGACATTCGCACATTGATCATATCGGATTATTGCCCCGTCTTATCAAAGAAGGATTTCATGGAAAAATAATTATGACATATCCTTCTTCGGTTATGTCGAAATATTTATTACTTAATTGTGCTTTTATTGTAAATGATGAGGCACGAGTTTTATCAAAAAGATATAATAGAGAATACGAACCACTATATACTGAAGAAGACGTGTATAAAACACTGGACTATATTCATGTATATAATGAGTATAATCATGTTTACAAATTAGATGATGTGGTTAGTTTTCAATGGTTTAAAAATTCTCATTGTGTAGGAGCTACACAGTTACAGCTTATTTTAAATGATGGAATAAAAACAAAGAAAATTCTATATACTTCTGACATTGGAGCGTTAAATACTAAAAATCATTATGTTGAAAATACAGAAATCCCAGCTACCTTTTCTGATATATCAATCATGGAGTCAACTTACGGTTTAAATACTAGAACTATAAAGAAAACTCGTGAATTCGATGTTGAACATTTGCGAGTTGCTATAGAAACTGTACTAGAAAGACAAGGTTCTATTATTCTTCCAGCGTTTTCATTTTCACGATCTCAGGAATTATTGACAACACTATATCTCCTATTTGGAGAAAATGAAGATTTTCAAACAGATATAGTCGTTGATTCGATGCTAACTTGTGATATATGCCAAGCTTACGAAGATATTCTTGATTCAGATTTTCATGAGTTATGGGCAAAAGTGTATAATTGGAAAAATGTAAAATATGTGCGTGAAAAGGTAGAATCGAAGGCATGGGTAAATGACTCTATACCTAAAATTGTAATCTCAAGTAGTGGTTTTTGCACGAATGGGAGGATATTATCTTATCTTGATAAGTATTTACGTGATGTCAATTCTATGATTTGTTTCTCTGGATTTGTAGGAACAGATGATTCTTATTTGTCATATAGAATAAAAAATGGCAAAGCCCATAAAACAATCAATATAAATAAAGTTCCTGTACCTAATAGAGCAGATTGCATAACGATGAGCACGTTCAGTTCCCATGCTAATTTTGATGACTTATTAAAATTTGGCAGTAACTTGAATACAAATCAGCTTATCTTGGTACATGGATCTACAGAAGCAAAAAATTGTTTGAAAGAGCATTTACGAGAAGAAATATCTAAGAATGATAAGTGTTATAAGGTAAAATGTTCTGAGAAAGATATGATTATACCATTATAGGAGGTGTCAATTATAGAAGAATTACTATTTGAAATTAACAAAGATGATGACATATATAACGAAATTATAAAGAATCATCTCAATGATAGAAGAATTATTATCAATCAGGAAATAACTGATGACTTATTAGAGAATGTATGTCTTATGATTCTCAAATGGAATTCAGAAGATAAAAATCTTCCAGTAGATAAGCGTAAGAAAATATTTATATACATTAATAGTGATGGTGGAGACTGCGTACTTGGTACTCAAATATTGAGTCAGATAACATATTCAAAAACACCTGTGGTTACAGTTGGTTTTGCAAAGTGTGCATCTATGGCTAGTTATATTCTTGCTGCTGGACATATTCGCTACTGTTTTCCAAATACAATCGTCCTCTACCATGATGGACAGACAGGCTATGTATCTAGCGGAAACAAGGGTAAGGATATCCAGAAGTTTTACGATAAGCTTGATGAACGTATGACAAAGTTTATGATAGAACACACTGATATGACTGCTGATTTTATTGAAGAAATCAAGGACAGAGAATATTATATGTTTTCTGAAGAAGCAAAAGAACGCCATATAGTTGATAAGATAATTGGCATAGATTGTGATATAGATGAAATAATTTAAGGAGAGCAGTGTGCTCTCCTATTTTAGTTGATAAGGAGATAAAAGGAAAATGGCAAATAGTAAGTTAAAGTTTACAAGAACAACAACAGATAAATTAACAATTAAGGCAGGTACACTTTCAGAGGATTGCTCTACTATTACATATGAAGACGAGAATGATAGTGAACAGGATATAAAAATATCTGACCTTCTTGCAGCATTCAAGAATCAGGTGATTGATTTTACGGTTGCGCTCAAGACCGATGAGAATCTTGATGTAATCACTGAAGATGAGTAGGGAGTTGGTGATTGATTGTTTAATTTTGAAGAAGAATTAGCAAAATACGGATTAAATCAAGAGAAATATGAGCAACTTTTACAGGATTGCTCAAATAAGGTTCAACATATTTCAGATGATGATTGGTCGGAAATTTGCGCAAGGTATGGACTTGAATTTAATCCTGATACGATTCGTAAAGGGTCTCAGCCACCACTTATAGGATCTGCTTTTGTATCTGAATATTATAAGTGGAAAAATAGCATGGATAATTCTGATGGCAAGGATGATTCTTATTTTAAGGAGTTACAGATTCAGAAGGATGAACTGTATAAAGAGCGTAAACGTTTGTCTGATCAACGCAGAGAATATAACAGAGAGCTTATATTTGATGCTCGTTCAGAGCATTTAATGGATAGACTTGTTGATGTTGCCAATAGATTAAATGAAGAAAAGCCATTGATATTCAATGAAAGATGGTTTAAACCAAATATTCATAAAGAGGCGATCATGTTTTGGTCTGATTGGCACTATGGAATGGTTACGGATAATATTTGGAACAAATACAATACTGATATTTGCAAGAGGCGTATAAAAGCTTTTGTGGAAATGTCAAAAGAATTTATTCGTTTAAATAATGTTGATGTACTTAATATTGTGATGCTTGGAGATGCATCACATGGAGCAATTCATACGACTTGTAGAATTGCATCTGAAGAAAAAGCTTGCGATCAGTTGATGCATGTTGCTGAAATTATGGCTGAAGCAATCAATGATTTATCTAACGAAGTAAATCATGTGGTTTTGCATTCTTGTTATGGTAATCATATGAGAACTATACAAAATAAAAGTGAATCCATTCATTCAGATAATATGGAAAAAATCATCCCTTGGTGGATTGAACAGCGTTTACAAAACAATTCAAAGGTAGAGATCTTATATTCTGAATATAAGGAATTCACAAAATTGAATGTACTTGGAAAAAATATCTGTTGCGTACACGGTGACTTGGAAAAGAACTTCAAAGATATCGGAGTTACACTTAATACGATCTTCTCTCGTAAATTTGGTGAAACAATTGATTATACGGTATCAGGTGACAAACATCATCTTGAAGAGTTTGAGCGATTTGATATTGAAAGCATATTGATTAGGTCATTATGTGGTGCAGACGACTATTCAAATGATAGTAGATTGTATTCTCGTCCAGGGCAAACATTAATGATATTTAATGATGTGTATGGCAGAGAAGCAACATATAATATTCCATTAGATTTTATTAGTTAAAAACACTAATTTTACGACAAAGTAGACTATGTACGGAGATGCATAGTTTTTAATATTGAGACAAGTGACTGTGAGCATAGGACTACTCTTCTACTTTTGGGTAGTCCGACTTGCATGGCATCGTAGAGTCACTGCTGCGATGTAAATAGACCTGAACCCAACAGGCAATTAATAAATGGGAATAACTTCGGTTTTTGGGCTGATGAAGCCACATATGAGGGAGTGGACTCATCGAGCTGCTACCCTCTTTTGTTATTCGGCAAATTTATAGAAGTGCCGAAATTAGTTGAAAACTATTATTAATTGAGAAAAAAGGAGAAATAAAATTATGACAAAAGACGTAATGATTAGAGAAGTTACAGATAGAGCTACAGATATTTTCAATATAGATGTTGATGAGAATCATCCAAAGAAGAAATTTACTCAGAAGGAAATTACCTCTGTATTAAGAGCATTTGCAGATTGTGTTATTGACAATGTTACTGAAGACAAGACAGAGAAGATTCCTCTTCCTGGTGTTGGTAATTTCACCGCAAAGCATGTCGCAGAGAAGTCTGGTACTGTTCAGCTTGGGGATAATAAGGGTTCTACATGGCATAAAGATGCAGAAGATCAGCTTGTATTTAAGGTTTCTACGGCAGTTAAGACTCTGGGTTAATTGAGGTGAGCTTATGAAGAAACATACAAAATATGAAGATATGGATATCATCAATGTCGATGAATATGAGGACATTGTAGATGTTTTTCTTGATAGATTATTTAGTACAGAAAAAACCGTAGGAATTATTGTAAATAAGGAATTTGCTGAGTATATCACAAGTATCTTGTTAAAAATTCCTGAGACAAGTGTTAAAAAAATTGATTTCATTGATTGGTACAAGACAGATGAATATCTTGTATATGTTGACAATGACGGTTATGTTACTGCTATCCCTATTGGTGATGAAATTATTCTTAATGATGTTGATATAGTTTATATTAATATGGATGGAGATATAAAGCAGGATGTAATAGATTACTGTATTAATGAAGACAAGGAAGTTATATTATTTGGATTAACTGATGATTGCGATTGTGACGGTGATTGTGAGAACTGTATAAGTCATGATTATAATATGTACAAGCTTGATGATGATTATATACATGGATTCACAGCAAGTAAGGTTAACGATGGTTCTTATGTGAGTTATTCATATTATACAACTGAGGATCTGAGTGATAAGGATATTAAGAAGATCCTGAAAGCGTTTAATGTTTAGTCAAAGTATTCAGATGTGAATAGTTTGATACGTTTTTAATGGGTAAATTATTCATTTTAGAGTAGTTTGAAATAATCAGACAATTGTGACTTGTAAGTGCCTTTAAGTAGGGTAATTTGCCATTTTTGTCTTATTTTGAGTGTGTAGTTGTCGCTGCGCACTCTTTTATTATGGGCAGGTAGCCTAGTGGCGAAGGCAAAGAGCTGTAAACTCTTTACGCTAGAAACATCGGTGGTTCGAATCCATCTCTGCCCATTAAGAGGATACGGATAGCACCTCTTTCCCTAGTGGGGGACAATAAATATACCATGAATGCTCGGCAATAGGTGATATGTTGCCGCTATCCTTATTTAATGAAGAAATATATAAAATATATATCGAATAAATATTTGAAAGAAGTGGTTTAGTGTTTACTACTATCTCACTTCTTTTTTGTTTGAAAGGAAGTGAGATTTAATGGGTAGAAAAATACAGCATAACAATATTGTTACTGATGAGTTATTGGCTCAGTGTAATAAAGAAAATATAGAATTAGGAAATGATTTTTTGGACTATCTTCGTTCAGTTGATAGATCTCCAAATACAATCAATGCTTATAGACGTGACCTTTACATTTTCTGGGTTTATTTACTTCAGCATTGTGACAATAAATTTTTTATTGATTTGTCTAAGAGAGATATTGCTCGTTATCAGAGCTTTTGTCTTACTGAATATAAGTGGTCGCCAGCTAGAATGCGTAGAGTAAAATCTACTCTCTCATCGCTTTCAAATTATGTTGAAGCTATATTGGATGATGAGTATGAGAATTTTAAACCAATTATACGCAAAATTGAAAATCCTGCAAATGAGAAAGTATTTACCAAAACTGTATTATCTGATGAACAGGTGCAGAATATGCTTGATTATTGGGTTGAGAAAGGTAAATATGACAAGGCTTGTATTTTAGCATTAGCTGCATTTAGTGGTAGACGTAAGAGTGAATTGCCACGATTTAAAGTATCCTATTTTGATGATGAAAATATTATATATGGTTCTTTATATAAAACACCTGAAAAGATCCAAACAAAGGGAAGAGGCTCTAGGGGCAAAATGTTGACGGTATATACACTTGCAAAGCCATTTAAGCCATATTTTGATTTGTGGATGAATTATAGGAAAGAACACGGAATTGAATCTGAATGGTTATTTCCAAAGAAAGTAAATGGAGAATATATAGATGAACCTATGGATTCAGGGACACTTGATAGTTGGGCTGATACATTCAGTAAACATTTAGGAGAAGACTTCTATTTTCACAGCCTTCGTCATTTCTTTACAACTTCTTGTTCTCGAAGCGGTCTTCCTGATGATGTAATTCAAATGCTAGTCGGTTGGAGTTCGCTAGATATGGTATCAGTGTACAAGGATATTGATGCAGATGAGCAATTTGCAAAATATTTTGCTGATGGAGAAATAAAACAGGTAGAACAAAAATCACTTTCTGATTTGTAAGCAATCCCGATGAAACTTTCATCTAATACTTCGTCTAATTCCCTCTTGCATCACACAATTTTATGTGTTACAATACAAGTCAAAAGAAACAAGCAAATCCCGTTAAACGGTTTGAGCCAATAATCAAAAATGGCTAAATATAAAAATAAAATACTTAACACATTAATGACCGTGCTTTGGCGAGTGGCGGTCATTTTTGTGTATCAATTTATCTATAAGTCTTACTAAGTATGTAGCAATGATACTACCTACTGTTCCGACAATTAATGCAACAAAAATATCTATTATGTCATCCTCCTTTCTCATTATTTCCCTGAAAGGATTTATATAAACAGGATCATCACTGTTCCTGGGATAACTCAAAACCGCCTAACCATCTCAATCTAGCCAAAATCAAAATGTTGGGAATTTGCTTGTCTTTTCTATTATATCTCATATGACAGTTTCTGTCAAAACAATCCAAAATAAAAAACCTTTAAATGGGCAACCAAACAGAGAATAATATAAGTGAGTAACAGCCACTCGTAAGGCTGTATATAAAAGCACGAGATAAAAATATTGAGTTAGTTGCTACTCTAAAAGTACCTTCGCTACTGATCATTGGCGTTGTAAACTCGGAAGCGAATCAGAGTATAAAAGAAAGCTATGCATTCACTGCTAAAATATAAGTGTGATAATAAATATCTTGGCATTTACTATTCATGTAGCATTGTAAGTCCTACTTCTTTCCTATCGACATCTAGGATTATCGGTGGCTCTCAGTCTTAGAAATGAGAAGATGTTCGTGCTTCTCTGCGTTAATGAGAACCATTATTGTACTACAGCATCCTTCGAGGGCTGTGGTCTAAATAAAAAAATATTGAAAACTTCTCCATTAAGTTTAAAGGGATTATAGTCGCTCGCTAGGATCATAATGCCGATTTTAGATATGGAATTATAGTGACATCGGGCAAGAGATGTAAAATCTTGTTCAGTAGACTTAATTGTAAGTCTGAAAATATGGAGTATCAATACATAAGCGCAATGTAGTTTGGTTGATACGAGTTATCACTTACTCTTCTTGTGCGTTGGTTAGCAAGAAAAACAAGTGCATGGAAGCATGAATTAGGTTGCTGATAAGCGACTATATTTTAAATAACTGGATGTGTACAGTCCAAAATCAGTTAGTTAGTGCTTTATACTGATCCAGTGGGTGAGACACCCACATTAGGTCTGTTCGTCTAGCGGTCTAGGACACCGCCCTTTCACGGCGGCAACAGGAGTTCAAATCTCCTACAGATCATTATAATTGCTTTAGTTTATTGAGAAAGACATAAGATAAGCAGGTATGGTGGAATAGGCAGACACAGAGGACTTAAAATCCTCTGGTAATAATACCGTGTGAGTTCAAGTCTCACTACCTGTACTAAAATTTGGAGGAATAAAATGAAATATAAGATATTAACAAAGTACACATCTGTACTTAATAAGGATTTTTATGAAATATATAGTATTGTTGATGAATCTGGTAATGTAGTTATTTTTGAAACCTCGGATCTCGATGAATTAAAAACGAAGGTCAAAGAACTAGATAAGGAAATTGGATATAAAAATATAATGATAGTATCAGATTTAACCTATGACATATTAGTTTCTATTGGCGAAGATGTTAATAGTGGTGATTTATCAGACGATGATATAGATGTTATATATAATACATCTTACAAAGAGGTTTATGGAGGTACTGAAAATGATTAAGGATAGATTACAAAGACTCACTACTCTTCTACTTCGTAATGATAAAAAAATTTCTGATAAAGTAAATAAGGTTTCTGCTCAAATAGATGGTAAGATTATTCTTGATAAAGACAGCAACTCTATTAATATGTATACTGTTGAAGAAGGTACAACAACGGAGAATACAAATTTCTTTCTTCAGTTAGTTCAGAGTGCTTATCATAAAATACAAATATTTGGTAATAGATTTGAGATAACAAGCGAAAGAAAGAAAACAACTTACTCAGGAGATATTACCTTAACTGGTGAAGGTGGAACTACAACAGTAACCAATAATGATATAACTGTGTCGTCTAGTGGACAAAAAGTGGTTAATAAAAATGGTAAAGTAATGGCTACAAGTGATGTACAAATTGTTGATTATGAGAATAATGTAACTGTTTCTTTGGCTGATATTAAGAAAGAACTTGATGAACTGAAACAAAATCTTGAGAATAAGGGATAAATTTGCACTTTCATTGGAAATTTAATATTGGAAAGTTTGAGAAGTCATTTCGTATGAAGTGGCTTCTTTTTATGTTGGAATAAAAGGAGGTGGTCGTTAGTTTGGCTACGACAAAAGAGACACAGCCCCCAAAATTAACGGCTGCACAATTAAAGAAGAAAGTTGAAACACAAGAAGAAAAAATCAAATCCCTCAAAGAAGGGGCTTGGTGTTACATGTGTGATACTCATAAAGCTAAAGATAAATTTTATGTAAGTACAGATCCTATGAGTAAAAGTGGTCTTACTCCAATTTGTAAAGATTGTGCTAAAAAAATAGCATTAAGAACTACAAATGGTGTTGACCAAGAACCTACGAGAGAATCAGTACAACTTGCTCTTAGATATTTGGGAAAACCTTTTCTCGAAAAAGTATGGGATTCAAGTATTCAAGAAGTTGAAAATCTTGCATCTGGGAAAGTTAAATCTAACGTATGGACTGCATATGCTCGTCAGATTGCTATGCCAAATTATATAGGACTAACATACTTTGATTCAGACCATTTTGTTAAGGATAAAACTGAAAATGAATCAGTAAAAGAACTTACGACTGAGGAAGAACTTATTGAATCACATGCAGGGTTGGATACATATGATAGTTTTTTAAAAAATAAGAATGATGTTATTCGACTGTTGAGCTATGATCCATTTGAAAAAGAAGATATCATAGACCAGCCATTCTTATATTCTCAATTATTAGGATTATTAGATTCTAGTGAAGACGCAAATGAAGATATGATGCGTACTTCTTCTGCTATTTCTATTGTTCGTGGATTTTTACAACAATCTAAAATTGATGATACCATATCAAAGTTGATGTGTGATATTTCAAATATTGAACGCAATTCTGCAACAATTAAATCTCTACAAGAAAGCAAAGGTAAAATTACTTCGGTTATTACAAGTCTTGCACAAGACAGTTGTATTTCATTAAAACATAACAAAAATGCTAAAAAGGGTGAAAATACATGGACTGGAAAAATCAAGAAAATTAAGAGTCTTAATCTGCGAAGTGGTGAGGTCAATGGTTTTGATATTGATACATGTAGAGGTATGCAACAGGTTCAGGAAATCAGTGATGCTTCTATTATGAAACAGTTGGCACTTGATGAATCTGAGTGGTCAGATATGGTTTCTGAAATGCGTATCGTTAACACTGGTCTTCGAAAAGAAAAGGACGCTTACCAAGAAATTAACAGAATACTATTAAGAGAAAATCTTGATTTAAGAGATACATTAAAAGAAAACAATCTATTAAATGAAAAACAGTTAAAAGATTTAAAAGATGTATATTCTGTCTTTGCAGAGTTTGATGAAGTTGAAGAATCTCCTGACGATGAAACAAAGGAGGTCACTGAAAATGAATCAGAATAAGCAAATGATTATGAATTATTATCAGAATGAAATTCTTGATTATGATAAAGATTTTTATAATCAATATGGAATATACGTAAAACCACATGGTTATTCTATTTCATCTCGTAAAATTGAGTCTTATATTCAAATTGCTGAAATTCAAAAATATCTGCAATGCAACCCAGTAAAAGCTATAGATCTTTTTTTTAACATAGAGCTTTTAGATGGGCAGGCACTTCTTGTACAAAGAAGTTGGGTTTGTCCAAATGTACTTGCTGTATGTACTCGTGGATATGGTAAAAGTACAGTTATTGACCTTGAGATAATGTCAAAAGATATGTGTTTTTGTAATGTATGGACATACATTGCAAGTGGTACAGGCGGTCAGGCTGAACAAACTTTTACTACTTTGGAACGACTTGCCAATGATAACATTGATACATTTTACGGTTCAACCGGTTCTTTATTCAAGAACGAGATTGAAATTAAAAATGCAGCAGGTGATGGATTTTCACACTCGTCCAATGGTTTTTCCTATTCATGTTATAACGGATCTATGACTAGGACATTGAACGGAAATATAGATGCCAAAAGAGGTATGCGAGGCACAGTAATTTTTGACGAAAGTGGTTTCTTGTCTGATGAAATGATGAATGTATATGGTGCATTCGCTGTTGTAAATAAAAGTTTAAAAACAGGTAAAGATGTAGATGGTAATTCAATTGATCCTATTCGTCAAAGGTGCTTACCACGAGATTTGTCGTATCAGAAATATTATATAAGTTCAGCTTCTTCAACTGATACTCAATTTTGGAGACTGTATCGTGACTTTTCTAAACAGCAAATTATGGGAAATCCAGATTATTGTGTTTTACATATAGATTGCGAACAAGCATTTAAACCAACTCTTAGGGGAGAATTAGTCACCCCTCTTCTATCTCGAAATACTGTTGAATCGGAAATGAGAACAAACCCAGAAAAAGCAAGACGTGAGTATTATTGTATTTTTACTACAGATGCTGGCACTGATGCAATTATTCGTAGAGGTGTTATTACACGAAACGAAGAAACAAGAAAACCTCTTCTTTACAATGATACAGGTGATAAAAAATTCGTCATCACATATGATCCTGCTAGAAGTCGAGATAATTCAGTAATTCTTGTTGGTGAAATTTATGAATATGAACAGGTAGACGGAAGTATTGATACAAGAATGAGATTGGTAAACTGTATTAATCTTATTGATGTTGGTAAAAAAATCAAATCTCCTATGCAGACACCAGATCAGATTGAATATTTAAAAAAAGTAATTCTTGATTATAACGGTGGAGCTGACGCATATGGAAATATTGTTGGTGTATATATTGATGCAGGTAGCGGTGGATCTGGTGTTAATATAGCTGATTATTTAATGCCAGATTGGACAGACTCTGCTGGCATTGTTCATAGAGGATTAATAGATAAGGAATACTCTGCCGATTATGTTAAGAAATTTCCAAATGCAGTAGACAAAGTACATCTTATGTCCCCTGCTGGTTACAAATCTGAAATGTATGAAGCAATGATAGAATTGATGAATCAGGATAAAATCAGTTTTACAGCACAATATGACCATAAAGGCTATCTCACTGTTTTTGATGTTGATGAGAAAAAATTGGCTAAAGAAAAAGAACGAATTTCTGCTGAACTCAGAAAACAAAAAGTTAATGAAAAGGAATTTGAAACTAAACTCAATGAAGAATTAGAGAAAATTGAATCCGTTAATACAAAAACTATAAAACTTGATTGGCAGGATGAAATTGCTCTTGCTAACATTGATGCTTTAAAAGAAGAACTTGTAAATATGGTTCGTAAGAAAAGAGATTCTGGAAAAGATTCATTTGAACTTACGCCTGAAAAAGCCAATAAGCTCCACGATGATCGTGCGTATACGGCGTGTATGGCTTCTTACGCCCTCATGTGTGAACGTAGAAAAGCTATTACAAATAGAAAACGTCCAACCGAAGATGCCACAAGTTTTATAAATAAACTTACAATTCGTAAAGCAAAATACAATTAAGGAGGTGCATTATCAAATATGCCTAGACCTAAGAAAGTAGATGCAAATTCTAATGCACCTGCTAAAATAAATAATTCACAGAAGAAAACTACTTCTTCTAATTCCAAACAGCCAACCGCAAATGAAATGCGTGAATGGTATGAGAAAAATAAAAGTAGACTTGAACGTTATGAAGACGCAACAAGTGCAATTACAAGTCTTCGAGATATTCAGAAATCATCCAGATATACGTCAATTAGTAACTATTCAAAAGAAGATGTAAAATCATACATAAAGAATATCTCTTCTAATGAAAAGAATCTACGAAGCCTATCTCGTTATCTTTATTATCGTTCAGAAATCTATTATCGTCTTTGTAAATATTATGCAAATCAGATTGATCTTACAATTCGTAATATAGTTCCCCCATTTGTAATCTCAGGCGAAAATGATGTGCAATCCACATTACAAAAGTATCAAGAAACAGTTGATATAGTTGACACTCTAGGATTGAATTATGAATTTCGTAAAGCTGCGTCTATCACTTTAAGAGAAGATGTATTTTATGGATGTGCTTATTATACAGAAGGACAAGGAATGTTTGTTCTTCCATTAGATCCAGATTATATGAAAATTGCAGGTATGTTTCCTGACGGTTCATTTGCAGGAGCTATGGATATGAGTTATTTCCGTAGCCATCAGGAACTTCTTGAATATTGGGGTGAACCATTCAATAGTATGTGGAATACATATCAGAGTACAAATGAAAAATATCAGTTAATCCCAGAAGAATATAATGTATGTATTAAATTTAGGTCTGAAGACTGGGAGACCATCGTTCCCGTGCTTACACCTATATTTTTATCATTGATTGACCTCATGGATGCCTCTGATTATCAGGCGGTTCAACAGGCAGCTAATATTTATAAATTAGTGTGGCTTGAAATGAAAACTATGGGTAAAGATGTAGATGATTGGACTGTGAATCCAGATATAATGATTCAGTATTTCAATCGTATGCTCGAAGAAGCATTACCGCCTTATATCTCCGCTGCTATTGTTCCTGGTGAATTACATGAGATAAGTTTCCCAGATGATGCGACAGGTGATATTACAAAAGTTGAAAAAGCAACGAAGGAAATTTTAAATACTGCTGGTGGTGCTCAGATATTAAACCTAAATTCTGCATCTAATTCCACTGCTTTTAAATATGGCGTACTTGCAGATTCTACATTTTCTATTTCAACTCTTATTCCACAGATTCAAGCTATTGTTAATAGACTTCTATCTAATTGGATTTCTGAACCTTGTAAGGTTAAATTCTTTGATGTTTCTATTTATCAGAAGGATGATTTTAGAAAATCAATCTTGGAATCATGTACTAATGGATTACCAAACAAAATTCTTTATAACACATTAAATGGCGTATCTGAAAAAGATACGTTATCTATGAACTTTTTGGAAGAAGACTGTTTGCAGCTTAGTTCAAAATTCAAACCGCTATCTAGCACTTATACTCAGACAGGCAATAATAAAGGCGGTGGTCAAGAGAAGGATGATTCGGAACTTACAGATGCTGGACTTCGCACAAGAGACGAGAATTTAAATGATAAATAGGAGTTGGTGGAATGAATCAAAAATTTATACAGACACAAGATGCACCTACTGCTACTCTCCTATCCCAATTAGGATATCAACAGGTGCAAAATTCTAATGGTATTTATGTATTTTTGAATACTGATACTCTTCGGTTTTCAGAAAATATAGATATAAATAAATTGAAGTATACAAATATGCTTACATTTTAGTCGTCTTCCTTGGGCGACTTTTATTATGTCAGAAAGGAGGAAAATACTAAGTAGATGCCAAAGGTTATTAAAAAGAAAATTTTAACTGAAGATGATTTACTAAAATTTTGCCAAGAACAAAAATTTGCAAAATTCAGTTCTAAAGATACTGGCTATCAATTGGCTTTAAAAGTGCCTACTACTTTTGAGATAGACGATACCGTAGACGAAAATCATCGTGGAATGATGCGTCTTAAATTCAGAATTTTTCATACAGGACTTAACAGAAACAAGAGTTATGTATCAAAGGATGCTGCTGAGAAAGCAATGAATACAATTGCTGACAGACCTGTATTGGCTGCAATCCATCAGCTTGACGATGGCAGTTGGGATTTTGAAGGTCATGAGATGGAAATTGTTAAAGACGAAAAAGGTAAAGAAGAACTGAGATATATTGAATCTCAAGTTGGTTCTTTCTCATCTGAACCTGCATTTTGGGAACATGATGATAACTTAGATAAAGATTATGTATGTGCTTATGCTTATATAAGTGAAGAATACACCAAGGCTTGTGAAATAATTCGTGCAAAACAAGGTTCAAAAAATAGTTGCGAGCTTTTCATTGACGAACTCTCTTACAACGCCAAGGAAAAGTATCTCGAATTAAACGATTTCTATGTAAATGCTTCGACTTTGTTAGGAAGTCATGATGATGGTACAGAAATTCAGGAAGGTATGGAAGGTTCTCGTGCCGATATTGCAGATTTTAGTGTAAATAACAATTCAGTAAAATTTGACAAAGATGAAAAAATGATTGAACTCTTAGAAAATCTTAACAAGACACTTTCTAATTTCAATAAAGAACAGACTCCTGTTCAAACACAATCAAAGGAAGGAGGAACAAATAACAAAATGACAAAATTTGAAGAGTTACTTGCCAAATATGGTAAGACTGCTGAAGATGTAACATTCGACTATGCAGAAATGTCAGATGAGGAACTTGAAGCAAAATTCGCTGAGATGTTCGATGGTAACAATTCAGAAGGAGACGATTCAGATAACGGAGAATCTGGTGAGCCTTCCAATGATGGAGAAGGTGATGGTGAAGGAGCTTCTGATCCAGATGGCGATGAAGGAAAAAATATTTCAAAAAATGAGTTATTTAATAAGTTATTTGAAATTTCATTTGATGAAATCAGATATGCGTTAAATAATTTGTGCTCTGTATACAGAAATGATTCAGAATGGTGTTACGTATCTCAGGTTTATGAAAATTATTTCATTATGGAGGATTGGGACAGCGACAAGTATTATAAACAGTCCTATGAAAAAGATGGTGATAATATTTCATTATCTGGTGAAAGAATTGAAATGTTTGCTATGTTACTTACTGAATCAGAGAAGCTTTCTATTGAGGATATGCGTTCAAATTACGCTGCACTCAAAGAGTTTAAGGAGACAGCAGAAAAGAATGAACTTCATGCACAGAAAGAAGCTATTATCAATGCTGATAATTATTCTGTTCTTACAGAGAAAGATTCAGATGGAAATTATGTGAATGCTGATTTTGCCGAATTAGTAAAGACTATGGATAATTATTCCGTAGAAGACTTTGAAACAAAGGTAAAGGTTATGCATTCAGATTATATGTCTGCACATGCGAACTTCTCTTCTGTTGACACAAAGAAAAACACAAATTCAGTTAAGATACTTACAAATATGAATAAGAAATCAAAGCCTAAGAAAAACTATGGCAATTTATTTGATTAAAAACTGAATATAACTTCATTTCGTACAGAACGCTTTATGCGTTCTTTTTTTATTGCAAAAAAACAAAATTTAAGGAGGAAAACATAATGGCTATTAAATATGCTGCTACAAAATTTCCACAGATGGAAATTGGTAATTTACTTGCTCAGGATTATGGTGAGCACATTTTATCCGTAAAGATCACAGAAGATACACCTAACGGATATCATTTCAAACCAGGTAAAATGACTTCTCTTGATAATTGGGAGATGGAAGCTGCAACTGAAATTGATGCTTATATCGCAATAAAGGATGCGTCAGGAAGATACCTTGTTGTAATTAGAGATCCAAAGGGAGTTGGTGTTATCTATCAGAAACCCCTCAACAATGTCGAGAGTCCTCGTTCACTCGCACTTGCTTCTAATTTCTATAACGATCCAGCAGACGGTGCAGTTCGTGGATACATGCTTCATTCACAGGATCGTTATTGGCTTACAGAGGACAACTTTGATGGCTCACCTACAGTTGGAGCTGAAATCACAACGATTTCTAGTGGAAAATTAAAAATTGGTGCGTAATAGAAAGGAGGATATAGAATAATGATGAGATTTAGTACAGAACATTTAAGAAAAGTTTTTGAAGATGCTGATAAGTATGAAAATTTTAAGAAGCTTACATACAATTTAAATCACGGAATTGATATTTATGAGTACGATGATGACGGAAACCAGAGAAAGGTTTCTAAGCACGAAGCAAACAAGGCAATCCGTAAAATTATTATGGAAGTATGTGACCTTACTGAAGATGATCTTAGATCCAACAAGAGACGTGAAAGAGCTTTAGAGCTTCATCACACAGAAGTATATGAGTTACTTGAGTCTGATATTGATTTTAAGGTAGATACAGCATTTAAGGAATCTGAGTGGTTTAATGATTTTGTAGATATGAGAAATGTTAAACTTGGTGACGAGGAAGAGTTCTGGTCAAGAGAAAAGGTTATGCTTGCTGTTGCTGAAATCAGTGGCGACCATCATGATCTGACTTTACAGTACTTAAATGAAGGTACAGCACACAAGATTCATACTAAGAAGTATGGTGTAAAGATTGGTAAGGATATTGATCTTATTTTACTTGGACGTATTGATTTTACAGAGCTGACAGATAAGATTGCAGAAGCATTTGTATATAAGGTTCAGGAACTTTGCTATACAGGAATTTATGGAGCTGCTGCTAAGTTACCTAACAACTCTCAGTTTGTAAAAACAGGTGCTTTATCTGCTTCTACAAAAGACAAATTTGATACACTTCTTGAGGATATTGGAACAGCCAATAGCGCAGAAGTTGTTATTATGGGTACAAAGACTGCATTAAAGAAACTTAATGGTCTTACAGAAGTTGATTGGAGAAGTTTATCTCAGAAGGAGGATGTTGCTAAGACAGGTCGCCTTGGTACATATGAGGGAACAGAACTCATTGAGATTCCTCAGAGATTTGCTTTCAATGATGTAACAAAGAGACTTATTGACGATAAGAGACTTCTTATCTTTGCAAAGAATCAGGAACAGTTCGTGTGGTTTACAGATAAGGGCGAAACTCAGATTTATGAGTCTGGTACTCAGAAGGGTGAACACGCTGATGACTTCCAGAAATATGAAGTTCAGAGAGAAATGGGTGTTGAGGTAGTATTACCACAGTACTTTGGTCAGTGGACTCTTGAGTAATAAATAAAATTGAGTGGTTAGATTATCTAGCCACTCTTTTTATATTGGATAGAAAGGAAAAAATAAATGGCATATACAAAAAAGACAACCACAAAAGCAGTAGAAAATACTAATACTGATGTGGCTGAAAAGAAATCAGAAAAAAAGAAGTTTGAGCTAACAGAAATGATTCCATGTGTGTCTCTTACCGCAGGAGAATTATTTTATGTTGGACTTAAATCAGATACTTTATATACATTTGCAGATATTGATGACGTTCAGGAAATTGAATTTAGAGATTTGGATTATGCAGCAAGGAAGGGTGACAAGATGATGTTTAAACCTCGTTTTGTTGTGCAGGATGCAGATTTCATTGCATTACATCCAGAACTTGATGATTTATATTCTACTCTTCACTCGACAAATGATTTAAGAGATATTTTAAAGATGACTCCTTCGCAAATGGAAAAAGCAATCTATTCTCTTCCAATTGGAGCACAGGAAGCATTAAAAACTATTGCAACAAGTATGGTTGATGACGGAACACTTGATTCTGTTAAGAGAATTCAGAAACTTGATTCTATTTTTGGAACAGAGTTACTTTTAAAATTGAATATGTAGTAAAGGAGGCTCACAATGACGCTTCCATATGAAACAATTTTTTCACGAACAAGAGGACGAATTTCAGATCCGAAAGAACTCTCTCTTGACGAAAACGATTTGCTTGAAATTTATACAGAGCGATTAAGCAATGTAATCTCTAATCCAAGGGTGCGTAGACTGTTCTCTTCTCTCACACTCGATGATGAAATTCAACAGTTGGATTTTACGCTGAATAATTCAGTAGATGAAACGGCTGATATGAATTTTGTCGTAGGAATTCTTGTACTTGGAATGACGATTGAGTGGCTACAACCACAGGTTGATTCTATTATGCATACATCAGTAATGATAGGCGGTAAAGAAGAAAAGAAGTTACTTGACAATCATAAAAATATGATTGATCGTCTGGATTCCATGAAAATTGAATTAAATAAACGTATTCGTGATTACGGATATATGTATAATTCCTATATTAACACGGAGTCCTAATATGCAATACATATATGGTGACTTTACAGACAAGCAAATCAATGAAGCAGTTCGTGCAATGCATGGTGATATTCACAAACTACTGCTCTATAAAGATAAAACAATTGAAGAGAAAATATTTGAAGATGATGAAGCATTTCTCGTCTTCTTTGAGAATGTTATGTTTAAATTAGGTGGTATAAAAACCTTATTTAATGATAACGGACTTATGGTAACTCTTATGGCAACTTTACAAGGTGCTATGGATAATTTCAAGAGTGACCATTTCAGTTACAAAAAATTTCGTAGGGCAATCTTAGATTCTCACGGATATATAAAAGCAATGTTTGAGGAGGTGAATTGCGATGCCGAGTCTATCAACAGCTAGGCGTATCGCACACGCCAAGAACAATGGAGCTAAAACGATTGGTCAGATTTATAAGGAACAGTCTGATTGGATGATGGAACAGACATTTGAAAACGACATCGCTACAAAGACTTGTTACATTTATGACCATTTTCATGATGATTTCTTCACAGACGAACATGGAATTACACGTTCTCTTGCTGAAGGTATGACTTATGAAAATACCAATAAGACAAAGATTGATGCAAAGTTTATTATCAAATCTTATCAGTCAATGGACAAAGATCAAGTGGAATACTATCTTATGTTTCGTCCAAGTCAGCCTGTAAGATTCAATGAAGGTGATGACCTTTATTATTATGAGACTGATTTTAGGAAACGCTATGGAGCAACATTTCCGATAGGGCTTTTCGTGGACGTTCCAGATGATAGAGGAATTTATCATAAATGGATTGTCTGTCGTAATGAACCTGCAAATCAGTTTCCAAAGTATCTGATTTTACCAGTAAATTATGAACTTACATGGATTGAAAAATCTAATGATAAGCGCATCAAGAGACGTATGTGGTGTTGTTTAAGACAACAGAATTCCTACACTATAGGAACTTACACAGACCGATATTTTACACACACAGATAATCAGGATAAGATATGGTTGCCAATGAACTCTATTACAGAGAAGTTTTGGTACACTTCTGAAGATTCTAAAAATATGCGTGTTGTAGTAAGTGCTTTAACAGAGCATCCTACCGTATGGACAGTGACCAAGGTTGAAAATTCAATGCCATTCGGTATTCAAAAGCTTACTATATATACGGCATTTTGGAACGAGCATACCGATTATGTCAATCTTGAAACAGGCGAAATGTATGCGAACTATTTCGATTCAGAAATCGCCCCAACAGATCCATCTATTCCAACCGCTCCCCCATCTTCTATTACAGCAAGAATTTCAGCATCTACTTCAACTATTAAAGTTGGTGGTTCTTATAAAAATCTTACAGTAAATCTATTTAATGATTCCAATGAAGATATTACAACTGAATATGCTGATGCAACCTTTACATGGACTTGTTCTATTGATGATGAAGATTGGACTGATAAGGTTACATGGCGAGCTGGCACAGAGTACAACCAAAAGAAAGTAAAGTTTTTGAACAACACTTCCGTTATCGGCAAAATACTGTCTGTTAAGTGTAAAATTGTTAAAGATAACTTGCCGATAGAATCTGAAATTTTGCTGTTGGAACTAAATGAGTAAGGAGGTGTTGTATGGCAGAAAAATTAATTACAAAGAATGATTTGTTAAACAAACTTCGTGCGTATAGAACTACTCCTGATGATGAAAATATTCAGTATAAGAAAAAGATTAAGAAAGCACTTATGCTCAATCCATGTCTTTTATATGCACTCAATGAGAAGTCATTAGAATCTGAACTTTTTGATGATGATGGTAATATTAATTGGGAATGGAACGAAGACACAAAGGAATATGAACCTCTTGGAGAATGGGATAGATATTTTGGTGGAACATCCAACATCCGTCCTTATTTATTTATTCCTGATACTCAGACAGAAGCAAAACACTATATCTGTTATCAAATATCTTTTGATGAGATGCCTCGTTATCAGGATACATTAAAGTATACGAATATTACATTTACCATTTTTGTGCATGGTAATGACAGAGATGATAAATTAACAGGAATTCCAAGACATGATCTCATTGCCTCTATTATAAGAGAACGATTTAATTGGTCAAATATATTTGGGATGCAGACACATCTTGTATCATCAAAGGAATCTACTACAGATAATAATTATCTTGTTCGCACTCTTGTATTCCAAGTTATTGACACTAATGGAATCGTAAATACAACCAATGGGAAAACAAGTTTGAGTAATTATCAGTTAAGGCGGTGATATTATGGCTAATATATCGTCTGGTGCATTGGATGCAATTCAAACCGCTACTATTGAAGACAACCAAAAGAAACAAAAACCATCTAATGATAAATATCATTTTGATAAATTAAAACTTTTCTTTGGTGAAGATTATTATGTACACGGAATTAAAATATCCCAACCAACTATAGGTGATATTTTAGATATTGGTGAATCAAAATTTTACACTGCTATCTCCCCATTTATTAACAATTCCACTTCGGTTCGTCTTATGCTATTTAATCTCGGCGTAGAAAATTGGTGCAAGGTAAAAGATATAGAGGTATATAATCTATTATCTCAAATTCCAGAACAAGACTATTCTCCACTTCGTTTGATATTTCATGATGTAAATTTTCTAGACTATAAAATTGTTTCTTATACTGATGAAAATTCAGAAGAACAATTTGGGCTATATAATCCAGAGTCTAATATTTTATTGTCAGAAAATGAATATATGGAAATTGCTGAGTATATCAGAACCATTATGAATATTCATCCTAAAGTAGAAAAGGCAAAAGGAAGAACTACTAGAGATTGGATGAGACAAGAAGACCAAATGAACTTATCTATGAAAAAACTAGATGATAATTCTGAGTCTAATCTCCTACCTATTATTTCAGCATTGACAAATCACCCTGGTTTTAAATACAAACTTGAAGAATTAAAACAAGTAAAAATATATCAATTTTATGATGCAGTTCAAAGACTTCAAATATATGAACAAACCCATGCATTGATGGGTGGAAGTTATTCTGGATTCTGTGACACAAGTAAAATTGATAAAGAACAATTTAATTTTATGAGAGAAATATAGTTAATTTGAACATCTATTTGGATGTTCTTTTTTATACAAATTTTTAATAATTTAAGGAGGAAATAAAATTATGGCATTTAAGATTGGTGACGTAATTATTGACAGAGCACAGTTTGGTTATGGTGCTACTAAAGCTGGTGTCCCACTGTATGCTCTTACTCAGCTTAATAATTTTAATATTGATATTACTGCTGATTCAACAGACGTTAATGATGCAAGAGGTAATCTTGTATATAGAAAGTACACAGGTAAGAAGGGTGATGTTACTGCAACAAACGCATTCCTTAATCTTGCTGTTGTTTCAACTATTGCTGCAACAGATGCAGAAATCGCAACAAGCGATAATGCTATTGAAATGCCTATTCTTACAACTCTTAAAGCTGGCGAAACACTCGATCTTTCAGAGGACTATGTTGATGGTTCAGCAGTTGTATCTGGTCTTGCAAATGGTGCGCTTGGCAAGGAATATAAGATTGCTGCTTCCCCTGAAACTGCTACAAAGACTGAGTTTGGTATTGCAACACATGTACTTACTCCACCAAAGGCAGACGATGAAACAGAGTTCTTTGTTAAGTATAAGAAAAAGGTTAAGAGTGGTGCGAAGGTATCTATCACTGGTAACAAGTTCCCTAAAGCTCACGAACTGTTTGTTAAGGCACTTGCAGTTGATCCATGTGATAAGGAAAGCTTCCGTGCTGTAGTAATTCATATTGCTTCATTTATTCCAAGCCCAGAGGTAACAATCGCACTTGAGGGTGGCGACTCACAGACTATGGATTATAAGGGTTCAATCCTTACTGACACATGTACAACTGAGCAGATGATGCTAGAAATCTATTTCATTGATGAACCAGAGGAAGCTTAATCTGATATCAATCTAATAAACTATAAGAGTGGTAGTTTTTTCTACCACTCTGTTTCTTTAAAGGAGGCTTACTTTGAGTAAAGAAAAGATATGCGCTGTTTGTTATAAGCCATATGAGTATTGCCCCGTTTGTGGGAAAGATAAGGATAAACCTACATGGATGTTTACATTCTGTAGTGAAAATTGTCACGACATTTATCTTGTAACATCTTCTTATGCAAATCATAAGCTGACAGCAAACAAAGCAAAAAATAGATTAGATAAACTTGATTTATCTGGATTAGATAATTTTGGTGGAAGTTATCAGAATGTCATTGCTGATATAAACGAAAATGTAGTATCAGATAAGATTGAAGAAAATTCTATACAGGATTCTATTTTAACAGATGCAACTGATAATTCAACTAAGAAAAATATAGATAAATATGAAAAGATTAAGTATTCACCTCGAAAGAAAGGGTGATACAGTTTGAATAGTGATTTTAGAAAATTCTGATGGGAATATAACATTACTGTTCAAATGTTGTATTCCCATTTTTTTACGGTAATACAGATAAGGAATGAAAGGAAATATGATAGAAACTAATTTAAAAACAAGAAATTATTCTCCACACGAAGCAGTCAGAATTGTTAATCCCAAACAGTATCTGCTTTATATCAAGAATAATGTATATCCAGTTGATATGTATACAAGTATAGATGATAAAACAAATAATGTAATTTTGGCAATGGTATTTCTTAAAGCAGACACTACTGAAGTATATAAAAAGTGGTGTAATTATGAGTTAGATTAGGTAGGTGATTGTATGTATCTTGATAATGCAGCTACTACCCCATTAACCCCACAAGTTGAGGATTATATAGTATCGCTATTGGACGTATATCAGAACCCATCTTCAATGTATCAATCAGGTGTTGAAGCTAAGAAAATTATTACAACTGCAAGAAATAATGTAGCAAAATTCATTAATGCAAATCCTAAAGACATTATCTTTACGTCTGGCGGTTCAGCCAATAATACACTATTTATAAAAGGTTATACTCAGAAAAACGAATGTAGAGTATTATACTCTCCTACTTCACACAAATCAGTATTGAAATGTGTGGAATCATTAAAATATAAGTGTCCACTCAAAGTTGATTACACAGGAAAAATAGATATTCAGGATCTCAAGGAATGTTTATCTATGGATACCATGAAGAAACTTGTGGTTATAGAATATGCTAATTCTGAAATAGGAACTATTCAAAACGTAAAACAAATTATTGAGATATGCCACTTTTATAATGCGATAGTTTATGTAGATTGTACAGGCTCAATTAGTCAAATCCCTGTTGATGTAAAAATGTTGAACGCTGATGGTCTGGGATTTTCGGCGCATAAACTCGGAGCGTTAAAGGGAACAGGTGTTTTATATAAGAGACCGTCAATAGAACTCGAACCACTCATATATGGTTCACAGGAACAAGGCTTGTTTGGTGGCACTGAAAATGTAATAGGCATTGCAGCACTTAGTAAAGCAGTCGAGGATTATAATTACTTTTCTATCACGTCTGAGAATAGAGATTATGTTCATGATTATATCATCAATAATATAGTAGATTCTCATATTATAGGTGCAGACGTTGATAGTCGCTTACCACATAACTTATATGTTTGTTTTGATGGTATTGAAGGTGAATCACTGATGATATTACTGGATATGGCAGATATACAGGTGTCAACTGGTTCTGCATGTGCATCAGGGGATTTGACACCATCTTCTACTCTTAAAGCAATTGGATTAGATGAGAAACAAATACATAGTGGTATTCGCATGACATTTAGTGGATATGAAACAAGGGATGAATTGGATTATTTATGTTCCAATCTAAAACGATGTGTAGAGACATTAAGAAAATTAAATAAGTAACTATAAGGAGAACGGTTTTGCCGTTCTTTTTTATTTTGGAAAGGAGAATGAATTATGAAGGATATATTAAATAGTCTTGACTGGGCAACCATTCTTGGTGTTATTTGGACAGCTATTATACTTCCAATTGGTACAAAAATTCTTACATCGGTGAATAGATGGCTTGAAGCTAGAAAGTTAGATAAATATGGTCAGATTCTTTATGATGAAGTTAAGAAAGCTGTCAAGGCAGTTTATGAGTCTGTTGTTAAAGATATCAAAGGTACAGATGAATGGACAGAGGATAAAATGGATGAAGTTAGAGAGCTTGCTAAGACTAAGATACTCCAAGCACTTCCAACAATTGTATATAAGGTATTGAGTGAAGCGAATGAGGATTTTGGTGATTATCTTGATTCTCTTATAGATACAGCACTTTATGACACAAAACACGAGGAGGTGTAACTATGGCTAGTATGAATGGCATAGATATATCAGCGTGGCAAGAAAATATTGATCTTAGTAAAGTCCCTTGCGATTTTGTTATTGTAAAGGCAACTGAGGGTACAGGATACACAAGTAATTGTTGTGTAAAACAGTGTGACAAGACTCTCAAACTCAATAAGTGCCTTGGACTTTATCATTATGCCAATGGTGGTGTTGTTAAGGCTGAAGCAGATCGTTTTCTATCAGTTGCGAAGAAATATGTAGGTAAGGCTATATTCATTCTTGATTGGGAATCGGGCGGTAACTCTCAATTTGGTAAAAATGATTATGCTTGGTGTAAAGAATGGTGCAATTATGTATATAAGAAGACTAAGATTAAGCCGTTTATCTATATACAGAAATCGGCTATGAATTATGTTAAGAATGTAGGTGCTCCACTTTGGATTGCCCAGTATCCAGATTATAATGAAACAGGTTATCAGACTGCTCCTTGGAATGAAGGAGCTTACTCATGTGCGATTAGACAGTATAGTTCTGTTGGTAAACTAAATGGTTATAATGGACATCTTGATCTCAATAAAGCATATTTTGATAAAGCTCAATGGAAGAAATATGCTTCTAAGGTTGGTGTTGTATCAAGTATTTCAAGTATTATTAGACCAATCATCAAGCCATCTCCTACTAAACCTACATCTTCAAAACCAGCTACATCTTCCACCGCCTCCATTATCAAAAAGGGACAGACTGAGGCGAATAAGTTTGCTGGATGTAACATTACTGTTGATGGTATCCGTGGAACTGAGACAAAAAAAGCTGCTGTTAAGGTAGTCCAAACAGGACTTAATAAGGATTATGGTGCTGGTCTTGCAGTAGATGGAATTTGGGGGTTTGCTACTGATGCTGCATTTGGTTCGCATTATGTTCAAATGTCAGAATGTCAATGGATGGTTACAGCACTTGAAATATTATGTTTACTCAAAGGAAAAAATCCAAAGGGTGTTGAATATCCTGGTGTGTTTGGTCAAGGATTAAAGAAAGCTTGTGGAACATCGAAAGCTGTTAAGAAAACTTTCAAGAATCTATGTTCTTAGAAAGGTGGCTTGAATGAAATATATAGAAGCCGTATTTAATCAAAATTATATAAGTGTTATCCTGGCAGTGTTTTTACTATTATTTGCAATTAAAGAAATAATTGATCTCATTTCTTATTTCAAGGAGAAGGGACGAATTAAAACTGGTTCTGAGCAGGACAAAGAAAATGTTGAGAATAGACTTATGACTTTAGAAAAACATGATAATTGGCAATACAAAGAAATATCTAAAATGTCAAAGGGTATAGATGATATAAAATGTCAACTAACTGAAAAAGAAAGAGCTGATAAAGAGCGTACAGTTGCGACATTAAGAAATCAGTTATATGGATTACATACTAAATTTTCTGAAAAGGGTTATGTTGACAATTCTGGATTAAAAACTTTTACGGAGTTAGGGAAAATTTATGAAGCCGCTGGGGGTGACGATATTTACCACGAAAAATTGAAACCAGAAGTGTTAAGCTTACCAATTAAGGACGATTGAATATTTCTACCACAGTAAAAATTACTCATATTATAATATACTACATAAATAAAATACATTTGTACATATTAATATTATGAGGAACAAAGTGTGGTATTATCGAAATCAAAGAGGATTAACATTACAACAATTGTCAAAGTTAACAGGTTTGTCTGTTGCGGCTATTAGCAAAATTGAAAATGACAACACTAATGATATACTTCTTAAAAATGCTATTATCCTATCTCGTACACTCAAGGTTGATATGTATGAATTATTTTGCATATCAAAATAAGGAGGGGATCACATGGATAGGCAATATTACAATGTTATATGTGAAGAGATTTCGATCTTAGGAGGAAAGGTTATTCACATTGATAAGAATGTTGGTAGTTTGGACGAAGTACATGAAGTTGTTAGTGAAAATGTTGACAGGTATCCTAATGGTAAATGGGAATTATATCCTATGATAATAACAATGTAAAATTAAATAAATATGTTTTAGAAAGAGAGATTTCTTCGGAGATCTCTCTTTTTGTTATGTAAGGAGTGAAAGGAAATAGCACAGAATCAAGGTAAGCGATTTGAGCAAGCGATCAAAGATTCTGTTCCAGATACATGTTGGATATATCGGTTTAGAGACAACGCAGCATCATTTGGAAACGGAGACAATACTAGATTCGCTAGTAGTAATATTTGTGATTATCTTTTATTTGATGATGAATCAAGAACATTATATTTGCTTGAATTAAAATCGACACAAGGAACGAGTATTTCATTGTCAATGATTAGAGATAATCAGATCAAATCTCTACAAGAAGCAAGCGAACATAATCTTGTAGCAGGATTTATTTGTAATTTTAGAAACGGAAATAATGACACATTCTTTATAGAAATCTGTAATTTTGTAAAGATGATGGAGAATATAAATAAGAAGTCATTTAATATTAATGATTTAAAAAATAATAATGCTATTCCAATAGATAGTAAAAAGAAACGTACTAGATATACATACGACATTCAGAAGTTTGTCAATGAATCACATTTGTAAAGGAGAAAAAGGAATATGAAAATTTTAGAATTTGTAGAAAAATACAATAACATGGCAACTCAGCAGTTAAAGGATAGATTCGTTAAGGATGAAATCAAAATCACTCCATATGTATCAATCATTAAGAAAGATGCTTACGCACAGTTGATTGTAGATAAGACAACATTTGAGCAGGAATCTTATGATGATAACGGAGTAACAAAATATCGTAAAACAGATAAGATTAGAGTAAATTCTGTTGCTCAGTATGTACAGTTTTGTCGTGCCGTGATTGAATTATATACCGACCTTGAGATTGATGAGGATGATAAAGGATTCATCAAGGGATATGATGCACTTAAATCTTCTGGTTTGCTTGATATTTTAATGGTTGGCTCTGATAAGGCTGATCCACTTATCCCTATGAGTGAATTAAGTGAGTTTAAGACCATTTTAACAATGAAACAGTCAGATACTCAGTTCAATGAGACAACTACTCAGGCATTTATTAGTAAACAGATTGGAAGAATTTCTGATTTGGCAAATGCAACTCTCACACCACTTGTTGATATTGTGAATAAGAAGCTCGATGAGATTCCAAAGGAAGATTTAGATAAGGTTGTTGAGTTTGCTAAGAATGGTGGATTTAAAGAGGTATAGAACATGAATAATTTAAATCATCTTGGAGAATTTAAAATTATTGCAAATGATAAAAAATATGATTTTTTAATTTTTGATAAATACACTTCTGTAGATTTCATCTTAGATAATGATGTTACTATCAAACTTAACGGAGCTTTAATTCAGTCTGTCTCTTACACTTCCAATAGTAATATTGTAATCTATTTACTGTCATTTAGTCCTCTATTATATGACTGTATGATTTCAGGAAATAAAATAAAGACTATTAGAACACATGAGCTGAGACTTGATCTAAAAACACACGATGAAATTGAATGCGAATCAATATATCATAATTTTGAATTTGAAAATTATTCAGTCAGTGAAGATATTCATAATAATAATGAGTATATTTATGTGTTAAAAGGTGTATAAGAAATTCAAATTTCTTGTGAAATAAACAGGCTCTATACGTGTCAAAGCGTATAGGGCTTTTCTTATGAAGAGTGGTAATACTGCTCTCCTATTTTAATGTTCCAAAACGGAGGTGATATAAAATGGCTGTTCGAGCTACGGGCATAAAAATAAATGATAGAGAATTGAAAAAGTTTGCAGATAGATTAACAGAAAAATACGTGGATAGATATATCTCTGCTGGCAATAAAGCACAAAGAGAAATTCGAGAAAAGTCTACTTTGGAATGGTTTATTGATAGTCAAGGCACAATGGTAAACTCATTAGATTACACACATAAGCTTGTACAAAAAAATGGTAAAGCTATCATATATTTTACTTCATATGTCGATATAAACCAGTTTGAAAGGTTATCTACACAAAATGATAGTTCTATATATAGATGGAAAAACAAATATAGTGCTTCAATTGATCCAGTCTCATTCTTACTGGATCTACAATGGAATCAGGGAATACATGGATTGCCTTTGGCTTGGTCAAGACCTAACCCTCTGTTTGGAAATAGAAATATTGGAAGTGGGAATTCGTGGACTAATCCATATTTCAATCAGGGCGAAAGTCTTGAATCTTATACGAGAGATCGTTTCAAGAAAGATTGGGAGTCCACTGTAAATAAATATGTAAAAAGATAGGAGGTATTTGACATGCCAGATAATGTAGCTGCTTCAATGACCGCCAGTATTGTGCTGGATAAATCTGATTTGCTTGCTCAGATATTAAAAGGGTTATCCGAAGGACAAAAAGAGTTACAAAATAATAAACTTGAAATGTATTTTGACTTTTCTAATTCAAAGAATCAAGCAGAATTCGAAAAGGTGATTCAAAAATATAGGAAGCAATTATCTTCACAAGAATTTGTTGTGCAGATAAAAGATCAAGGAATAGATGAGACTGTTAAGAGTTTGGATAAGTTGGTAGAGGTTGTTAAATCTCTTGCTTCTGGTAAGGCGTTTGGAACTGGTTTAGGTAATGGAAAAGGTATTGGTAATTCAATAGTTGATGAAAAACAACTCAAGACAGTTATCAATTTATTCGAGAAAATGGAATCTCATCTTGGTTCAATGCGGAAAGTCATATCTGATGTTGGGGATGGTGACGAGTTCTCACCTCTTTTAACTATGATCAATAGAGTAGATTCTTCTATTTCTGAGTTAGCCAAGAAAACATCTAGTCTAAGTTTGAATATGAATTTAGATTTTGGCTCAGACGATAAAATGACTGCCGAAGTTCAGTCAAGGACTGCAAAATTGTTACATACTTATGAGAATCTGTTTAACAGACTAAAAATGTCAGGTACTCTTGATTCTAATATGCAAGGTTATTTTGATAATTTCGACATTAATCAGTATGATAACATGAATGCTAAAATTGCTGCATATAAGAATTTCATTACTGAGATGAGAGAAATGTCCAAACAACAGTTTGGTAAAGATTATTTATATTCTGATATAGAAAAATCTTATTATTCAGCAGTTTCTGGTGCACAGCGTTCTTTGAATAATATAATCAAATCTGAAAACACTTCTAATAATTCGATAGAAAATCTTTTTGGTAAAACTGATCTTTCAGAAGTAATTAGTCAATTGACAATTATTGTTAATAAACTTGACGAAATTTCTAAATCTGCAAATAATTTTACAAATGTATTCAAGAATGGACTTGATGTAAACACTTCTATTCAGGAGGTCATTGATCTTACTAATCGTGTTAAGGAACTTGAAACTGAATTAGCGAAGATCAAGAATGTCACGCCTGCCAGTGAAACGAATATTTCATCTGGTTCTAATCCTGCCATTGAAGAACAAAATAAATTCCAAAGTGAGTTGCAAGAGACTGCTTCTGATTATGAAAAAGTAACTGAAGCTCATAAACAAATGATTCAGTCTGCCGTAAATAGTATTCCACAAGAAGAAAATACTGCAAGATATGTTCATTGGGGTAATTCAGAACAATCAACTGCTATTTTATCAAATCCAAATGGAATGAATACTGGCGATTATGGACTTATTTCTTCATTTGCAGATTGCATTGGTGAAGCAGAAACATCTATGAATGCAATCGTTAAGGATTGGGACTATTTACATGCTGAAAATTTTGATAAAGGTTCTGCATTAATAATGGATATTCCATTAGACCAAGTAAAAGAATTTGAACATGGTTTAAAAGACAATATCCCACAAGAGTTTATAAAAGGGTGGGTAGATACAGAAAATGGAGTAATCACATTAAACAATACTTTACAATCCGAGTTAAAAGAGACTCAGGATCAGGCTGAAAAAACAGCCCAATCTGTAAAAAATGCTGTATCTCAAACCACAAAGAAAGACGCATTTCACAGTGATATTGATACATCTTCAAGTGTGAAATCTCTTGAAAATCTTGAAGAAGAGATTAAAAAAATATTTACAGATGCAAATGAGTTACAAAACATTCTTGATTCATTACATAATGGCAAATATTTTCATTTATCATGGACTACAGATGGAATAGATGAAACCGGTGCTGATGAACGTGTTCGTCAATTATTCGAACTTCTTGAAGAATATGGATATACAATTAACAATTTTAAAAGCGACTCAGACGCTTTTGATACATCAGGTGTTATCAATGCTATTAAAGAAGAGAATAATGTATTAGAACAGAATACTCAGAAAATTAAGGAAAATACACAAGCTAAAGAACAGAATGCCAATGCAAACCTCAATAAGTATGATAAGCGTTTGGATTCTTATAATAGTAAGATTGATAAATATAAAACAACCATTGACAGATTCAATGATGGCGGTTGGACAAGTAGTACATATTTAGAAAATGTACAGGCTGTCAAGAATGCTGTTCATGAGTACGAAACTTTGCTTAATGAATTAAAAGGCAAAGATGCTAGTTTGGTGACAAGTGATGATATTTCTAAATTGGACGAGTATGAAAAGAAAATCAAAGATACTATCGCTACTGTTACTAATATGTCGGCTTCTGAAAAGGGATATAACTTTGTTTCTGGTCAGAAAGAATTAGATAAAATTCATAAGCTTCTTAATGAAAACAGCAAGATGTCTTCTGAGGCTAAGGCTAAGATTAAAGCTTACTATGCAGAAATTGAAAGTGGTAATCCTAGTATGAGTCTTGACAAGATTCATGGTGAAATCTTAAAGATTTATAATGCCGAAGTCGAAGCTGGTCGAGCTGGCAGAACATTGTGGGACACTTTAAAGAATAGCGGATTCCATCAATTAGCCGCTCAGATGGCAGGTATGTTTGGATTTTATGATGTTATTAATCTGGGTAAAGAAGGTTTTAATGTTGTAAGAGAACTTAATACTGCCTTTACAGAAATGCGAAAAGTATCTGATGAGACTGTTCAAAGCTTGAAAGATTATCAAGCTACTACTTTCGATACGGCAGATGCGGTTGGTACAACTGCAAAACAGATACAAAATTCCACAGCGGATTGGATGCGTCTCGGAGAATCAATGAATCAAGCTGCGGAAAGTGCAAAGGATGCCAATGTTCTTTTAAATGTATCAGAGTTTGAAGGAATAGACGAAGCAACGGAGTCTCTTGTATCAATGAGTCAGGCGTATAAAGATCTTGATAAAATGGATATAATTGATGTTCTCAATAATATTGGCAACAATTATAGTATCTCGACAGATGGATTAGCAACTGCTCTTAAAGATTCCGCAAGTGCATTGGTAACTGCAAACAACGATCTTAATGAAGCTGTTTCGTTGACTACGGCTGGCAATGCTATAACTCAAGATCCATCTAAGGTAGGGGCAGGTTTAAGGACGATTTCTCTTAGATTGGTTGGTACAGAGGAAGCTAAACAGGAGCTTTCAGATTTAGGCGAAGAAACAGATGGAATGATTACTACCGTTTCTAAACTTAGAGATACAATCATGGATGCAACTAAAGCTGCATCGTCAGATGGAAAAGGTTTTGATATTCTTGATTCTAACGGAAATTATAAAAGTACATATGAAATTATGCAAGGACTCGCAGATTTGTATGACAATATTGTAAAAAAAGATAAAGAATTAGGAACAAATAATCTTAATCTTTTATTGGAGACTATCGCAGGGAAAAATAGATCCAACATTGCCGCAAGTATTCTTCAGAATGGAGATATGCTTCGTTCTGTGTATGAAGATGCTCAAAATTCAGAGGGATCAGCGGAAAAAGAATTAAACTCTTATCTTGATAGTATTGATGGCAAAATGGCACAGTTGGAGAATCGTGCCCAGGAGTTTTGGTTTAAAGTGATCGACTCCGAAACTATCAAGAATGGAATTGATTTATTATCCACACTTCTTAAGGGTGCTACTGATTTTGTAGATACAGTTGGATTGTTACCAACTATTCTCACAGGAATTGGAGCAGCATTATCTTTTAAAAATGTCGGTAGGGATAAAATGTATTCCCTCAGTTTTTGAATATGCCGACAACATACACAATTTACTCTGGATACAGAGGTTTAAAGTATGTTATCCGTGAGATACACGGTGATAAACACCCTATAACGTCTGAATAGACTTGTGTGACATAAACACATAACTGGGAATTACGTCAACCTCACACTACTCTCCTATTTTGGTAACAAATTAGGCTATAGTGACAATGTGTGAACTCGTATGGTCAGGTCGGAAGCTTCCTTATATAAGGAATAACCGCCACAGTAATGCTATGGGTGAGATTCAGTAGATGCAATGCTACTGATGAGAATAGCCATTCGGTACTAACATGGAGCGTAGCCATGAATTTATGAGTTAGGAACTTATCTCCTACTTCTACGTTCGTTTGAACCAACAATCCCTTGGTCGATAAGGTGGGATAAAGAAGGAATTACTCTACTCAATTCCTTCTTTATTTTGCTCAGTTAAATCAACTTTTAATAAAGCATCTTTGTACTGGGCTTTTGCATGAATTTCTTTATATTTTGTAATTTTATTAACTATGTATTGGATTAGTTTTTTGACTTCGATTATTACCTTATAACAAAGCCATGATACAAACCCAAGTAGAGTGCATAGAATAAAAAGAGCGATTACACCATATAAAGAATCACACTCAACAATACTTTTTATTATGTCCATCATAGTCACCTCCAATGACATATGATTATTTTTTATTATAGGTAGCGAGCCCGGTTATTAGGGAAGCGACTATAATGAACTAATAATTATGTATTGTATTATAATTATATAATATATAGGCAATAAAGGATAGTAGAAAAAATAATTTGATGCATATTTCTTCCAAAAAATCAAAAATACTATATTATTATTTGATTAAGGGAGAATAAATGTATAGACGACATTTAAGCCAACTGGATGTAAAGTATAAAAGAAGGGTAGCCATTGCAACTACTCTCCCCGATTTAAAAGGAGAAAAATAAATATGGAATACAAAAATAGAATTATTTAGATTGATGTTTGTCTTTTGTGACCATGCGAGTAATGTATTGAACTTTCTTTTCAGATAATTCTGGGTGTTTGCAAATCAGTATTGTGACAACTAATTTTAAACCCAAATATCCTAAATAGCATATACTTGCATAGCCTAAGACTCTAATTACGTTCGTTAAAATGTCGAACAATTCTACCCTCCCTTCTTTGTAGTAATATATAAAAGTTGGGAAATGTATTTGCCCAGAAAGGGCTAGATATTTACTTTTCCAAAGAACTTGTGCCAACTACAATTATGGCACTTCGTATGGTATAATACCGAGCATTCTGTCTTGCGATGATCTGAGATACGATGGCTCAGATACAGTTTGCTTAGTATCAACTTACCATATTTATCCAAATATATAAATCCAGAACATACATTCTATACCATATGTGTTTTTCGCATTTTTGTAAAAAAAGAATCTCCTGTTTATTTACAATTACTTCAAAATGTGATATTTTTGAAAAAGCAACAAATCAAAAATTTTAATTTTGGAGGTAATTAAATGCAGAACACTACAAAACCTAAAACATTATCATGGATAAACAGTCAATATAAGAAAGGCAATATTAGTTTCAGTCATAAGTTACAGCGACCAATTAATCAGTGGTCTACTCAAATGAAGAGTCTTCTGATTCACAGCCTGTTAATGGGTATTCCTGTTAATCCTATTTATCTTGTAGAAGAAAATAATGTAATGGCTACTCTTGATGGATCTCAGAGAGTTTCTACTTGTATTCAGTATATCAATGATGAATTTGCCCTTAATAAATATACTCCTAATGTAGTTATTAGATATAAGGAAAATGGTGAAGAGATTGAAAAGGAATTTGAAATAGCTAAGAAAAGATTTAGTAAACTTGATGACATTGTAAAGGAAGCCCTCCTAGTTGACACATTAGATTTTTGTATATTATCTGATTATACAGACGATGATGTGAAAATGATGTTTGAGCGTCAGAATAGTGGAAAGAAACTTGGAGCAAAATTATTAAGAGTATGCAAATGTTCTGATGAATTCAGCGATATGGTCTACTCTCTCTCAGTTAATCCTCTAATGGATAAACTTATGAGTCCTAATCAGAGAAAGAATGGTACTGACAGAGATGTTATAATCCAGACTATTATGCTCATCGCAACAAATCAGGAGCATCAGTTTACTTCATTCCGTGCTAATGATATAGATAATTTTGTTATAGAATATGCAGATCAGTATCTTAATGTGAAAGATACTCTTGAGGAAGCTATGAATAAATTGGATGCTTCATTTGAAGATTTAGATATTCCTGTAACTTCCCTTCCGCAGATTTTATATGCTTGTTATAAGATTGTTAAGAACAAGAAATCATTCGGGGCATTGGTGGATAAGATAACAGAATTTTTAAATACTTATGACGACAATGAGGAGTATAAGCTCTTTGTCCAGCAAGGAACGACAAGTGCTGAAAATGTGGATGGTAGATTCCAATATTGGAGAGCCATTGTTAATGAGTTGAATTAAGTAATTATGTACAAAATTTTATCTTCTTTTTGGTGACATTTTTTATGTGTTACAATATATAATATAAGTAAGAAATCAAATGATTTCGTTAATGCAAGGTTGCCAACACCGCAAGTTGGGATTTAATGCTAGGTATGCTTCAACCGTAACTGAAGGATTTAATGCTAGGTGTTTCGCCACCGAAAGAGCGAAAATTTAATGCAGGGACGGAGATAAAATCTTCGTCCCATTTATCATACATAAGGAGAAATATGCTGAAATTCTATGATATAAATGAGGATTATGTAAGATACTTGCAAACAATAGATGAACAAGTACCCAATATTCATTATAGTACAAATAATAAATTTGTTTGTGGAGTTGTGCTTAATATTAATGGAGTTGATTATTATGCACCAATATCTCACACAACAAAGAAATATCAAACAAGTTTATTGATATATAATGAATCTGTTCCAATATCTTCTATTAGATTTTCATTTATGATTCCAGCATATGACGAAGTATTAACAGAATTAAAGTTTTCTGAAATTTCAAAACGTGATAAAAAGTATGCAGATCTGCTTAAAGTCGAGTATGATTATTGTAAAAATAATAAAACTGATATATACGAAAAAGCAAATGCTGTATATAAAATTGGATGTAATAAGAATCATAGATTAAATTATACATGTTGTGATTTCAAAAAACTTGAAAGTGAATATATGAAATTTAAAGACACCAATTAAGGTGTCTTTTATTATGCTATTTTGTAGCATTATCATTCGCATTGACGAACTCTCTTGCTTTCAATTTAACATAATATCTTTCTATATCTGCTACCAAACATTGTATAAAGTCTTTCATGTCATCAATACCATAATCTCTATGTTTCTTAAAATAATGAACTTCATCATTACCTAACCACGTAGCCGCTTTTGCGATATCTTGAATATCTTCATCTAATTTATCAATGCACTTTCCTAGTTGCATTTTAATAATTTTATCCTTATTATCTGAATCTACCTTAATAAGATAATCTTTGATTAAGAATTCAATTGCTTTTCTATAACCTAACCCAGCTAACCCAATTGTGTCTTCATTTTCTTCTGCATAGCAAGCTTGTCTATATGTTTCTACAAACATAGGTGACAATTGTTTTATATTTTCAGTGAATTCTGGTAATATGTGTTTTCCTGGATATGTGCATGATGGGAATATGGGCGTAAAATCATATGGCATCATGTCGTTTGTTATATAGTAGTTATGTGGTATGTAATATTTTGCGATATATAGTTTGCTGCAACTTGGGCAATGGAATATTATATAAGCGGTTGGTGGTATATAGCTATTGTTATCCCCAATAAGATATCCATCAATAAATGTAGGGCTTGTAGCTATGCCGCAATGAGGACATATTCTCACTTCTTCTACTGATTTTAATTCAATAGTTGTTTCTTTTTCTAAGTTTAAGTTTGGGTGGTAATGTAATTTGTAATTTTTCGTCATATGGTACTCTCCTCTCCTGCTGATTTTGTGAATTGTAAAATATATAGTTTATTATACAATATTACTGGAAATATATCTATAAAACATATGTTCTGATAGTATTCTGTCGATTATTGGTATATAATGGTAATATTAAATACTAATGATTGGGGAATGATATGACAAATTCAGATTATATATTATTTTTGGACGAAAGTTCAGTAACAAGAACAAATCCATATTTATTACTTGGAGGTATTATAATATCAAGAAATGATTATAAAAAGGTTTTGATACCATCTATACAGGATACGAAATCTATTTTAGGGAATTCTAATATTGTATTTCATTATACTGATATTCTTAAAAAGCAGAATGGTTTTAAATTTCTATGCTCAAATGCCGAGATGAATACTAAATTTTGGGATTCATTAAGAAAAAACGTTGATAAAGCAGAATTTAAAGTAATAACTGCATATACTAACGTAAAAGAATATCATAATGAATATCCTGAGTTTTCTCATGATATATATGAGATACTTTTTTCTTCTGTAATAAATAGTTATATACACTTTTTGACGAAAAATAAAACTCGTGGAAGTATAGTATTTGAATCAAGAGAAGAAACACAGAATAAGAAAATACAAAAACATTATTTTAATATTCTACAAAATGGTACTAATATTTATGTCCCAGAGGCAATTGATAAGTATATAACGACAACAAGTTTTACTGTAAAAGAAGAAAACAGTATCGGTCTACAAATAGCAGATATGGTTGCGTATAATTGTGTAAGGCATATTAATGGATATAAAATTCGACATTTTATGTGGGATATTTTAGAAACGAAAATATATGATGGGTATAAAGAAGATATTAACTCGTATGGGTTAGTAAAATTATTTTAATATTGACAATAAACTTAATATTTGATATAATCTTCTATACAAACAAGGAAATGGGTGTCCATTAGCTTTGTCTTGTACCATATCAAACAGAAATGGGTGTCCATTAGCTGATAGATATGTTGCACTAGGAGTACTTAAACAATTGTCTTTTGACATGCGTTTAACACATGAGGTAATACAGAGCCATAGCAATATGACTCTGTATTATTTTTGCATAAACAAAAAAGAGCAGTAATTTCTTACTACTCTCTTCTATTATCACTTTATTGTATCTACTATTTTTTGGAATATTGTTATAATCATAAAAAGAACAAAATAAAGGGCTAATGTAAACCCTAAAATTGAAAATGTTGAAATTATCCAGAATAATGATCCTTGATTCGCCAGGTGTGGTACAATCAAATATTCTATATTTACTCCTCCTATAATAAAAACTATTGCCCAGAAAATATAATGCTTATCTAATTCATTTAAAATAGTTATAAAAAATGAGGATAAGATACATAAAAAATAAATTAAGATAAGAGAATAATTATATTTATAATTAAAAATATAACTTTCACGGCACATAGGTACACATAATAATATAGTATCTATTAAATTTGAGCTCATAATTTTCAGTGAACTAATAAATGTCTTAATATTCTGTGGTTTTATATAAAAATACATCGCCAGCACGATACCAAGTATTAGACATAATACACTTTTAATCTTATAAATGGTCTTTTCTTTTATTCTTAATTTCGCAACGCTTCTTTTGAGGCTTGTATATACATACACATTCTCTCCGTCTACATTTTCTTTGTTTTTTTCTTTATATACGTCTGATTTGACTACAATGGGTTTATCATTCAAGTTCTTGCTTTGAATTTTATCCATGGTATTACCACTCCTCTTCATTACATGTGATAATAGATTGTTTGAGAATCTGTATCGATTTTTATCTTTCCCTTTATATTAATTGTCATAATAGTATGTCGTTGTTTAACTTCAACAAACCTACAACGTGATAAAAGAATTTCATTCGTTTCAGGTTTTAAGATGGGGAACTGGTCGTTTGATTTGTCCATAATTTATACCTCCTCTTTTGTCGTCATGTTTTATATGGAATATTTTACCATTTGGTTATTGATAATTATAGTCAGAACATATGTTTACTTTTACTGCTATTCTGATTTACCCAATTCCTCTTCCATTTTATCAAAATCTAATCCATATCTCTTTTCCAGTTCATTAAGTATATTATATATACCTTTGCCGATGAATAAATGATTAGACCCGAATACATACTTCATAGTATGAACTTCTGATGGAGAAATTGAAGTAATCGAACCACGATATGTTCTCATATTTTCATTTTGATATAATTTTACAGGATATCTATATCCAAGACCCTCGATTCCTGTATATCCATCATATGAATTTGGATTGTAACACTCTCTCCCAACTTCATATTCAAGTTTGGCTATTAGTGATGCGATGTTCTGAGTGTTTTTCATAATGGAATACCTACCTTTTTGATTTTGCCGAATCAATAAGTTTTCTAGCAGTCTTATTATAGTTTTTATAATCGTTGGCATCATATTTGTTGTTTAAATAGTTATAATAATCTATATAAGTATCATAGTTCGTTTGTGATTTTGTATACTCATCTAAATATTCACCTTGCTTTGTTTGAAACGAATATAGACATGCATAGGAATTCCATATATTTTTTATTTGTTCTTCTACATAATCATAATCACCGAGTGTAGCCATTGAACCATTTTTTATTAAGTTTAATTTTGTATTTATATTATTTTCCGATTCAACCATAGAATCAATGTATTTTTCAATTTTTTGTTTTTGTTCTTGTTCTGTTTTTTCTTGATAATAATTATATAATATAAAACTAATTCCTACAATTAATAATATACCAAGACATGATAAGTAAATTTTATATTTTTTTAATATTTTGATCATAATATACCACCTCTCCTATTGTATAATACTCTCATTTTTAAATAATGGCAAGTGTTCAAACAACTTGTAAAAATATAGTATGATAGTCAAAACAAAGACAGATGATTTTGGTAATAATACAATAGGATTAAACAATCCATTTAAGGGGTTATTTAATGGCGATTTTTTCAAAAGACAGAATTTATTATCTGATGCTGATATAACGGCAATCAAAGCTTATAATACAGAAATTGATAAATGTGTTACGTCTCAAACGGCATTTAACAGAACTATGCTTAATACTTCTAAAGAGGCTCAAAATATTGTCGCTGCTGCTAATGGCGGTACAGTTGCTATAAATGGGTTGACAAAATCTTCAAAAGCCGCTGAATTAGGAATGAGAGCACTATCAATGGCTGGCAATATGATTGCAAGCATGGTAATATCATGGGTTGTTAGTGAAGCAATTTCATGGTTAAATGATTTGGCTCATGCTGAAGAAAATGCTAGAAAACGCTCAGAAGAATTGACTTCATCTTATGAAACAGAAAAGCAAAATATAGATGACAGTATTTCAAAATATAAAGAACTTTCAGAAAAGTTAGATAACACCTCATTGTCTACAAGTGAAGTAAAATCTATCAAAGAGCAATTATTAGACATTCAAGATCAATTATATGAAAAATATGGTGAAGAAGCTACACAAATTGATTTAGTTAATGGAAAATATGATGAACAAATCGAAAAGTTAGGTATTTTATCTAAGAAAAAAGCAGGTGATTATGTTGCTGAAAATTACAGTGATATAAAGGCAGACGAAAAATATGTAACTGAAGATTTTAATGTCAATAAAGTATTACAATATGGTTCTACTCAATTTTCTAGTTTTGATTTGCAAAAGTATCTTGAAAAATACGACACTTTAGGCATAAAAAAATATGAATCAAAAGGTCAATATGGTGTAGATCAAATTGATCTTGTATCAAATGGCACTCGTCAAGAAGTGTACGACCAAATATCCAATTTACTTCAAGATTTAAATCATGATTTTGGTGAATCAAATCCTGAAGTAAATGCGCTAAAAACAACCTTATCTAATATTTTAAATGATTCATTTGATACTGATGAATTGGCAAATGCAAACAGTAGAATTAAGAAATATGCAGAGGCAGAAATACTTTCTAATGATAAAGCTTCTAAATCTTATAATGATTTAGTTGATGCAGTAGATAATTACAACACTGCACTTAAAACAGGTAATGGTGTAGATGAAGCTAAAGAAAAATTAATAGAAACAAAGCAAGCTGCCGAAGATTCAACAAAGGATATTACTAATTCTGAAAAGGTATTACAAGATGTATATAATAGTCTTAGTGGTGAAGCACCTATTGAATTCCAAGTAGAAATAGGTAAAAATGTCGATGAGGAAATAAAAAAATCTTATGATGATGCTATCTCGTCTGCAAAAGAAAAATACAGTGAAGACCTTACTCCGTTCTTTGAAGAAAATTCTATTAACACACAAGAAGAAATTGATAGATGGAATGATGTTGCCGCAAACTGTGACACTGCAACTGAAGCGAAGAAGAAATATTTGGAGACTAATGTTCCTGACAATGAAATCAGTGTTTCTACCCTATCATCTGCATGGGAACAGCTCAAAGCGTCAACAGATGATGCAACAAAGGGTGTAGCAGATGATCTTCAAGCCCTTGCCGATAAGGGCGAATTAACCATAGATACATTCAGAGATACAGATGGAGCAGAAAACTATTTCGATAATCTGGGTTACTCTGCCGAAGAAGCAGTTAAATATATCAATAGTCTATCCGATAAAAACTCTCAGCTTGGTGCAATGTCCAAAAATATCAAGTCAATAACTGATGCACTTGGTACAAAGGCTTCTGATGGTTTGGTAAGCGTAGATGATTTATCAGGCTTTGACGCAACAATCAAGGGACTAAGCACATGGGAAAAATTCTCTACTCTTCTTGGCGATGCGTCATCTTCAATGGAAGACTGCCAGAAAATAGCTAATGAATTAGCCACAGAATACGTCAATAGTGAATCCGTGCTGTCTAATCTCAACGAGACAAATAGAGCATATTATGAGTCACAGCTTGATAATATGGGAGTGACCAATTCTGCCGCCGTTGTTGAGGCTACTCTTGCAAAGAATTTGGGCGAAGAAAAGATAGCTACAGAGGAAGCTGTTAAGGCTGGTCTTAGTTTACATGGCACAAAGATTGATACTACCAATGCTACAGAATTATTCTCAAATGCGACTGCTGGCGAGATAATTCAGCTTGCAAACGAAGCAAGTCAGTCAGGCGTAAGTTCACAGGCTCTTGCTTTACTTGCAGTGAAGAAATTAAATAACCCTACTCTTACGACTGATGGTGATATTAAGAACTTAATGGATTTGTGTAAAGGACTTGATCTTGCAACGCAGGCTATTAAGACATTCCAGAGTATAAAAAATAGTGTAATGAATCCTGATGGTACATTTAAAGCTACAGGAACTGCGGGAGCGCAACAGTCAGAGGCTTTAAATAATGCATTTAATGCCATGAAGAGCCTTGTCAAAACTTCCGTTGGCGGTGCATCTGTTAATTCGCATGGTAGTTCAGGTGGTGGAACTTCAGGTGGTGGAGGTGGAGGTAGTTCATCCACTGCAAAGACTGCATTCGATAAACTCTCTGATTGGGCATCTCAATTCTTCGATTGGATTGAAGTTCGCCTAGACAGACTCCAAAAGAAAATCGACTCCAATATATCCAAAGCGGAATCAAAACTAAATGATAAGCGATACTCTTCTGCTACAGCTAATTATATGTCTGCTGTGGGTAATACATACACAAAGATGTATACAGAGCAGAAAGGTAGAGATAAGTATCTTAATACGGCAAATAGTTATCTTAACAAAGCAATCAGTCTTGGTGCAATAAACAAGAAACTTGCCAAAGAGATTAAGACTCGTGTTGCGGATGGTTCAATCAATATTTCAAGATACAGCTCTGATATTCAGACAGTTATATCAACCTATAAAGATTGGATAGATAAGGCAAAAGACTGCACTACTGCTATGCAGACACTTCATGACTCTCTCAGGACATACGCTGAAGATCTCAAAAAGGTATCTGATGCACAGAGAGATGCTACAGTGTCTATCGCCGAGACAAAGCAGACTATTGCTACAGGTGGTGTACAGAACACGGCTACAGCCAAGAACTCATCACTTGGATATAACAATTCTGTCCTAAATACAAAGAACAGTGCATATTACACGGCTGCTAAGTCAGCTAATAGTAATGTCAATAGATTTGCCAAGAGTGCTACTTCTGCTTTGAACAAGGGCAAGATAAAGAAGAATACAAAGTATAATGCTACACTTAATTCTATCAAGGGTTATATCAAGAAGCGTGTTGCTATTCCAGATTCATTACTTACTATTGTGGCAAAGAAGAACGCTACCTTATACAATAGGTTGTACATGTATAATCTCAGTATTGAGAACCTTCAGACTGCTAGAGAAGAATACACTACAGCATTTGCAGTAAATAATGCAGAGAAGTACAACAATATAGCAGACAAGTACAAGAACTGGGATGATGCTACAAATGATACTATGGATATGAATAGTACCAAGTCATCCAATGCAGTTTCAGCAAAGGATAAAAACAGCTATCTTGATAAGCAGAAGTCAGGCTATGGCACAATCGTCACTCGTGACAAGAATGAGCAGAATGAATACAACAAGGCTAGGGCGACTGCAAAGAGCAATATGTTTAAATCTGCAAAGGGAGCGTCATATAGCAGTCTGTTAAAGACCAATAGAAATACAGTTAATAAGTATATCAATGATGCCAGAAAGTCAGCCAAGAGTGGTAAGATAATATCTGTTTCTACTCTTGCGAAACTGTCTGAGTATTACAAGAAGGGTTATATATCTTCTGGGTTCTTTAATTCTTGTATAGATTACAACAATGCGTTGGAGTCATATAATCAGGCAAAAGTACAGACAGAAATTGATGAGCAGACACAGATTACTCAGAGGGCAGAAATTGCTTCACAGAAGTTCTCTAATATCTCAACTGAATATGATAATAAGCGTCATCAGTATGACCAGACTGCAACTGAATTAAATAATAACATGTCTATACTTGAGGAACGTGGCAATGGTGCTTCTGCTACTTGGTATAGTAGATTAGCAAAAAATGAAGAGTCAAGTAGAAGTAATTTGATTCAGAAACGTACAGATCTCGTCAAGGAATTGAATAATGCAGTTAAGAATGGTGATGTTGCCTATAAGAGCGAAAAATGGTATGAAATGAGATCACAGATAGATGATGTGACCAATTCCATTGACGAAGCAACTAAATCGCTTGCTGAATATAATAATCAAATCATGCAAGTACATTGGGATAGAATTGATGAACAGGCAAATAAGGTTCAGAACCTGATAGATGAGAATAACTTCATTATTGATGAACTATCTCGTAGAGATTTGACTTCTAATGATACTGGTGGATTAACTTCTGAGGGTAATGCTGTCGCTGGACTTCACATATCCAACTACGAAGCATATAAGAAAAATGCGGAAACGTATTATGCCGAGATTGAGAGTATTAACAAGAAGTTGGCTAATGATCCATACAATCAAAAGCTAATTGACCAGAAAGAGAAATTGGTCAAGTCTTATCAGGACTGTGTGAAGGGTGCTGAAGACGAAAAGTGGGCGACCATTGATTTGATGGAATCTGGTTACGATGCCTTAAAAAATCACATCTCAGATCTTATTGATAAATTTAATGACCTTCTGGATTCAGAAAAAGATGCCTATGATTATGCAAACAATATTTCAGAGAAGACAAAGACTCTTTCAGATCTTCGTAAACAGTTGGTTGCTATTTCTGGTGATACATCAGAGGAGACTAGAGCAAAAGCCCAGGAGCTTAACCAGTCTCTCAAGGATGCTGAAAAGGATCTCAAAGATACACAGTATGATAAGCTCATATCTTCAACGAAGGATATGCTTTCTGACTTCCAGACTGATTTGGATGACAGTATTCAGGATGTAATCAAGAATCTGGACGACAATTTCAGCCAGCTCATAAATAACATAGATAGTCATTGGAACAATGAGACAATTACAAGTTTCATGGAAAAGATACAGTATGTCGCAACCGATTCATTCAACAATGTGTCTGCTGATGGTAAAATATCTGAGAGCACTGGTAATGTTGTAAGTGATATTCAGAGTTTTATGGAGAGGGCTTGGGCTAAATACGATCATGACGCTGAAACTACACAGCAGGACAAGATAGATGAAGCGACAAAAGAAAAAGTTAAGAATAATATTCTGAACAATTCTAATAGCGGATCATCTTCTGGGTCTTCTACAGATGTGAAAATTGATGCCAATAAATTGATTAGTCGAATTGATAATCCGACCAATAAGATTTCTCCTGCATACAATAATACCACAACCAATACAAACAACACAGCTCCTGTCGGTAAAGTATTATCAACTTCACAGAAAAAGTGGGTTAATGACTTCTTGAAGAAGAACATTGTTGTTGCAAAACAGGATGTTAGCAAGTATGGTAATCTGAATAAGGTACTCTACCGCAATTGGGGTAAGAAGATTCTTCCTACATCTAAGTGGACAGAGTTAGCCAAGAAGATTGGATTTAGTAACTTTTCATCTGCTACAAATTCTGCTTTTTATCAGACACTTCACAGGTCAGGTATTAAGGGGTTCAAGAAGGGTTCTGACGGTATTCCTTATGACATGATCGCTAACTTGGGCGAAAATGGTACAGAGTTACAGTATGATATATCTAAGGGTGTTCTGAAGTCTGTTGGACAAGGCGATATGGTATTCACTGCTGAACAAGCAAAAACTCTGATGGAATTTGCTAAAAATCCTATGGCATATAAGAATATGTATACTGGTACAGCGTTTAGTATGCCGAGTGTACCTGTAAATAATAAGGTGGATAATGATGTGAATATCTCTATTGGTGATGTCAAACTTGAGGGTGTTCAAGATCCGAAACAGTTTGCTACTGCTATGAAAGATGTCATTAAAAACAATACAGGTGGAGTTCGTAGTATGATTAAGGAAGATACCATTGGTAGTCTCAGTAAGGGATATAATTCTCAGAGCGTGAAGAGATGGTAATTGAATAGAACGGAATAACTACAAAGATATGGAGAGATTTTGAAACGATTGTTTCATTTCTCTCCTATTTCTTTGGTCTAAAATGACGAAAATTAACTAAAAATGAGGTGATAACATGACAATCAAGCGTTTCCTTCAACAGAAGTATGTTGAGGATTTACGAGCTGAGAACGCTGAATTAAGGCAATATATAAAGGATAATAATGTAGGTGTTCTCGCTGCAAATATAGAAGAAACAATCAGAACTCGTGAAGAATTGGAACAGACTATCTCTGAGGTAAATGAAGTTAAAGGTCAATACAAAAAACTTCTCAATGACCTTCTCAAAGATAAATATGAATTACAAAGACAAATGTTAGAAGTCAAGAAACAGATTTAAAAATATATAAGGAGGCATTTTGTAAATGGCGAAAATATTATTTAATAGCCAAGGTTTGATAGAGACTCCTACTCTCCTATTACAGCACAAAAATTTTGAAACGATTGGTAATGGAGGGGTTACTAATGTCTCTGGTTTAACATACAAGAGTAATTTTAATGATGCAAACGAAGTATCATTTAAAATACATAAGTTTAATAATGAAAAGAAACATCCGCTATGGGACTCTATGGTGGATTTTAAGATTATATACATTCCTCAGTTACACGAAAGATTTGAAATATCAGTAACAACAAGTGAGGAAGATCCTAATGACGTATCTAAGTCAATAACTGGTACATCATTATGTGAAGCAGAATTGTCTCAGATCACACTCAGAAATGTGCAGATAAATACAGAAACAGATATGACAAATCTTCTGTATGATGAGAATTTTCCAACAATTCTTTATCGTGACCCAGAGGAATATGACTCAGCAGAAAATCAAAAAATATGGACAAAATCAAAGTATGACTATCTCAAAGATAAAACAGCTTATCCAACAGAGGAGTCAGTTATTGTAAGAAAGAAATCAATTCTCAAACATGCTTCACTCTTACATCGTGTTCTCGAAAAAGCTCCGCACTATTCAATCTCATATGTTGCAGATACATTGAAGAAGTTGAAAACTGTACATGAATTTACATTTGATGGAACAGATATTCTCTCTGCTCTGAAAGATACAATTGCAGATGATTTTCACTGTGCCTTCATGTTTAATTCTGAAAATAGAACCATCTCTGTGTTAGATCTCTATTCAACATGTAATAATTGTGGTTATAGGGGAGACTATATGGATGAGTGTCCTGAATGTGGTTCTAATAATATAACAAATAAATATGGTGAAGATACCAATATCCTCATCAATAGCACTAATCTTACAACTCAGATTACACTTGATTCTAACAGTGATTCATTGAAAAACTGTTTCTATATTACAGGTGCAGATGATGCGATAAATGCTGCCATTGCTAATGTAAATCCTAATGGCACACAGTATATTTATTATTTCTCAAATGAAACTTTAGCTGATATGCCAACAGAGCTACAGAGTAAACTTAGGAGTTATAATACTTTATATGACGAAATCAATACAACAAGAGAATATAATTTTAAGGCAGATAGAGTGGCTGAATACAACAAGGTCATAAATTATATCAACACTAAATTCGCATCTATGTCAAAAGACGATCAGGATAAAATCGAATATCCTACTCTCACATCTCCTCTTGTTGGCTATCCAGCCGTTACATCTGCATGGTATTCAGCTATGGATGTTTACTATTTCTTGAACGATTCTATGATGCCAGTTATTGACGTAGATGGTATGGGGTTAGATGATAGTATTACGGCTATTCAGGACGGATTAAAAGATCTTGGTGGTGTTGTTGTTACAGGAATCAAGACTATTACTCAAAGTGCAGTGAAAGGTTCTGTAGATGCATTAGTCAAGACATTTTTCTCAGCATCTTATTATGATATGGATATAACAGATGGCTCGCTGTCTGATTATGATTCTTCAACAGGCAAGAGAACATGGTCTGGTACTATCACTCTTACAAGTCATTCACAAATGGACGAGAACAATCAGTATCTTACCAAATCAGTCAAGATTACAACCGATGTAATTGAGTCCACAGAGAAATATATTGAACAGAAAATCACACGAATGACTAATCGTGCTGACGATATCAAAGATAAACAGATTACGAGTATTAAGCTTGCAGAAGATAAGTTCAAAGAACAGCTTGGTTATTACTCTCTCACTGAGTTAAATAATCTCAAAAAAGAGTTTGAAGCTTGTAGGGATATCGCTGTCGATGGATTTACAGATGAGAGCGTTGATGTTCAATATAATAATAGTGAACTCAAGGATAAATATGTGAATTTCTATAGTGGCAGAATTGTTGATATTCAGGATGAAATTAAGACTAGAGAAAGCCAGATCGAAGCAGTTAATGCTATATATAACACAGAAAAATCAACAGGTGAAATACAAGATATTGTCAATTCAGTTAAAGCAGAACTTGACTTGAGAAATTACCTTGGTGAAGAACTCTATATGCTGTGGTATTCATACAGGCGTGAAGATGATTATAGTAATGATAACTATTCTTCTACTGGTCTTGATGATGTGACTCTTATAAAAAGAGCAACTGAGTTAGTTGAAGCTGCACAGAAAGAGTTATACAAAGCTGGTAATCTTCAATATAGTCTTAGTGCCACAATGGGTAATCTTCTTGCTCTTGATGAGTTCAAACCAATCAAGGACAAATTTGAAGTTGGCAACTTTATCAAGGTTGGAATAGATGATAAGGTATATTCTCTCAGGTTAATGTCATATGAAACAGATTTTGATTCTATTCAGGATATGCCTGTAGAGTTTTCAACTGTTGAAAAGGTATATACAGGATATTCAGACGTTCAATCCGTACTTGATTCAAGTAGATCTATGGCTACATCATACTCTTCTGTTAAGGATCAAGTTGACAAATCTAAGAAAGCTACTGATACAGTTAATGATTGGGCTGATAATGGAATTAATGGCGATAATACACAATTTGCAAACAGTTCAGAACAAACTATCCTTATCAATAAGAATGGTATCCTTGGTCGTAGTTATGATGACCAACTTGATGAATTTTCATTGAAACAATTTAAACTTGTCAACAACGGAATGTATTTTACAAAGGATGGTTGGCAATCAATTGAGACGGGTATTGGTAGATTTACATACAGGGATATCAATGGTAATCTTGTTGAAGACTACGGCATCATTGCTAAGACTGTAGTTGGTAATCTTATAATAGGTAAGGAACTTCAAATCTATAATGAAGACAAATCTATTGTTATAGACGAAAATGGTCTTACAATTGATGGTGGATATCTGAAAATTAAAGGTACAGAAGTTGGTTCTGATGGAAAGACTATCTCCGAGGTTATTATTGACCTTGACACAGCTCAGAAGTTAGTAGCACTTGCTCAACAAGCAGCCGATAAAGCACAAGAATCGGCTAATCAAGCACAAGCATCTGCCGATAAAGCAAACAAAGCTACAGAAGATTTGAAGGTTGAAACTAATGAAATCCGTGAACTTGCCGAAAAAGGTGTGGATCATGTAACGACTTATTTCTATCAATCTGATTCTGCTACAGAGTTAGTTGGTGGCGAATGGACAACAAATAGTGTTACATGGATAAGCGGAAAATATGTGTGGCAGAAAGTCATTACATACTATAAAGACGGAACAGATAATTCTCAAACAGTAAAAGCTATTTGTATCTCAGGTGCTAATGGTCAAGATGGTAAACCAGGTGAAAATGGTGTAAAGGGTAAGGGTGTAAAATCTATTACTCCTCAGTATGCCATTTCTGATAGTAATGTTTCACAACCAAATGAAGGTTGGTCGGATAAAGAACCAGCTTGGTCAGAGGGAAAATATATATGGACAAGAACACTCGTTGTTTATGACGACAATACACAAGAAACAACTACTCCTATCGTGTCTAATGGATTAAATAGTGCTCTATCTATTTCTACTGCTGCAAGAAAACAGGCTGATTCAGCTAAATCTACAGCAGATAGTGCAAACACGACTGCAAGTGCAGCCAAATCGACTGCCGATAGTGCATCTCAGACAGCTAATAAAGCAAGTGAGAATGCAACAAGTGCAGTAAACAAAGCAAATACTGCCAATACAAATGCATCCAATGCATTGAATGCAGCCAACTCTGCTGACCAGACTGCACAGGATGCTTCTACAAAAGCTGACGCTGCCACAAAGATTGCCAATTCAGCAAGTGAAAAAGCCGATAGTGCCAATGCAAATGCTTCTTCTGCTGTTGATATCTCTAACAGTGCCAAAGGCATTGCAAATAGTGCTAAGTCTGTTGCCGATACAGCCAAGGGATTAGTAGATGATGTAAAGACGGATTTATCAACTAATTACTCAACTACGGAAATTATAAATGATAAAATCGACAAAAAAGCAGAAACAATCACTACATCTATTACTAAAACTGTTTCAGAAACTTATGAGACAAAATCTGATAGTTCGCAGAAGCTTACAGATGCAAAATCTTATGCTGATGGTGTAGGTAGTAATACTCTCTCATCTGCAAATGAGACAGCTAAAGGATATGCTGATAAAGCAGAGAGCAATGCAAATACAAATACGGCAAATCAGCTTAAATCTTATGCTAAAACAACCGATATGAAGGTTGAGATTGAAAAGAGTGCCAACGGAATTAAACAGACTGTTGCTGAAACTTATGTTAGTAATGCTACTTATGAAACAGATTTGAGCAATATCCAAGGTCAAATAGATGGAAATATACAGACATGGAGTGGTACAGATGTGCCTACATTGAAGAATGAACCTGCAAGTACATGGTCTGATGACGAGAAAGCCACCCACATCGGAGATGTATATTATGATGGCAATAATCATGCATATAGGTTCAGAGTTGATAATGGAGTGTATTCATGGCAGATTCTTACAGATACAGATGTAACAAAAGCATTGTCTGATTCTGCTGATGCCATATCAAAAGCAAATGCCACAGAGAAGAAATTGACGACAGATTACAAAACATGGTCAGATACAAGTTCGGAGATTGAACAGACAAAAAATGGTATTTTACAGACGGTAAAAGACACCTATGCCGAATCTGCTACTGTCACAGATTTAAGCAATAATCTCAAGACAAACTATTCAACTACAAAAGATATGAATAGTGCTATTAAAGAAAAGGCTGATGAGATTACTCTTGCTGTTTCAGAAACATATTCTACAAAGAAAACTGTTGAAGAGAATCTGGCAACCTCTAAGAGTTATGCGGATGGTATTGGTTCTAAGACACTTGAATCAGCTAAATCTGATGCAACTTCTAAGGCAAATCAAGCTAAGTCTGATGCTATTGCCGATACGGATAAGAAATTGACATCATATTCGACTACTGAGCAGATGAAGTCTGCTATTAAGACAAGTGCTGATAGTATTACATCTGAGGTATCTAAGACCTATTCAACAAAAGAAGAAGTTGCGAATATTCAAGTTGGTGGGAGAAATTTACTTGTAAAAACAAATCAGGGTAAAACCAAATGGGCAAATGCTTATGCTAACGGTTCATATTCGTGTGAATCTGTTAATTGGAATGGTATAAATGCTGTAAAAATGAGTTGTGCTACTCCTACTACTTCTTGGAGAATGTTTATGTTCAATGGTCTATTGGAGAATTTTGATAAGTTAGAACCAAGTGCAATCTATACATTGTCTTATGATGTGATTGGAAATGTTAATGTAGGTTTTTCAAATTTATGGGATAGTGATGCAACTCATAGCATTATGGCTTCAGCACAGGAAACTGTTATAAAAAAAACATATGGTTTCCATTATATTGTAAATATAACTTTGAAAGATGCATTAAATAAAAGCAAACAATTGGTATATTTTAAAAATAACTTAAAAGCAGGGGAATCTGTAATTATTGCAAATCTCAAACTTGAAAAGGGCAATAAGGCAACCGATTGGACACCAGCTCCTGAAGATGTGGATTCTGATATCTCAACCGCAAAAGATGAGGCTGTTGCTTCTGCCAACAAAACTTTAACTGAGGAAATTACAAAAGTTAATTCGAATATAACATCAACCGCTGAATCTATTACGTCAACAGTCAAAAAGACTTATGAAACAATAGATAACGTCAACAAGGTAAGAACTTCTGTTACAGAAGCCGAAACAAAGGCACAACAATCTCTTGATCAGTTCTTATGGCTTGTAAAATCAGGTTCATCTTCTACTTCTCTTACTCTTACTGATTCTGCTGTTACGGCAATCACAAAGCAATTCACGATTAAGTCTCCTGATGGTTCAGCAACGATTATTGAAGGTGGAAAACTCAAGACCGATGCATTAAAGTCAAACAATTATGTTGCTGGTAACGATGGAACATATAGTGCATTTGGTACGTTTCTTGACTTGTCTAATGGAGAAATTCACACACCTGGATTCTATTTAGATTCAGTTGGTAATGCCTTTTATCAAGGTACGGTAAATGCTGATGCAGGTTACTTTGGAGATGCCAATAATAACTGGTATATTGGCTCTGCTGAGTTTGATAATATCAGAAACAAAGATGATGCGCTTGTGAATGGTGTAGAATATAGTGCATTAATTTCTAAGGGCAACGCTGCTCTTACGGCTGGTCATTGGTATCTCATGTCACAAGATGGTAGTCTTGGTATTCAATCGGGATGGACAACCATCAATGGTGGTAACTATGTCTTAGATAAAGAAACACAGAAATACTATGATATGGGTATGGTTGAACCTATCTTCGGCTCTAAGAATGAATGGGACAATAAATTCTTATATATTCGAAGAGTAAAAGATCCGTCTTCTTCTCAGGCAACTTGGGAGTATCTTTTTAAGGTTGATAAAGATGGTACTATTTATGAAAATGGTACAAAGCTTTCAGATAAATATGCTCGTAAGGATGCTGTAGGTAGTACATATCTTCCACTTACAGGAGGTACAGTCACAGGTAATTTAACTGTTAATGGTACTCTCACTGCTACAGCTAGTAAGGCTAACCAGCTCACACATACATTAATTATCAATGGTAAGTCATGGAACGGCTCGGCTGATTTGACAGTTGGAACTATTGGTGTTGCTTATGGTGGCACAGGAAAATCATCTTGGACTACTAATGGTATTGTATATGCAAGTGCAAGTGGTACATTGTCGCAGTTATCTCTTGGAACTGTTGGTTATATATTACAAAGTGGAGGTACTTCTGCCCCATCATGGGTTAATCCATCGACTCTTAATGTAGCAAGCGCAATAAAGGCTACTCAAGATAGTTCAGGCAATACAATTTCAGACACATATCTTAGAAAAGATTTTGATTCAGTTAGTCAGAACGTATCATTTGGTGGTTCGGTTGATATAGATGATCTTACAGCAGGAACACTTCTTGTTAGTGGAGTAGCTAGGTTCGCTAATGGACTTATCGGTAATCTCAATGGTAACGCTTCTACCGCTACAAAACTAGCAACTGCAAGGAAGATAGGAAATGCAAGTTTCGATGGGAGTGCTGATATTACTTTGGCTCAGATTGGAGCTTCAGCAGTTGGTCATATACATGATTATTTACCTTTGAGTGGTGGAGTTATTACAGGTGATTTAGTCATTAATGGGTATCTTCTTGGAGAAGCCAAATCTACAGGAGCTACTAATCATGCCATATTGCTTGGACACGCAAATCAGAATTATATGAACTTCTACGAGACGGGTGGATTATTCCAATTCTATAAAAGTACAAGTGGTAAAAATACACTTCTTGGCAAGATAACATCTAATGGTTGGGAAGGTAATGTAGTTGGTAATGTAACTGGTAATGCTTCAACTGCCACTTCGACAGGTAAATTTACGACAGCTCGGAATATTACGATCGGCTCGGCTAAAAAGTCGTTTGATGGTACATCAGATATATCATTTTCTCTCTCTGATATTGGAGCGTCTTCATCAAGTCATACACATAATTATGCTTCAAAGGTGACTCTTGCTGGTATGGACTATTCATGTGTAAGCAATGCGATTACTATTACAAAGGCTAATCTTCAGACCGCAATAGGTTCAACTGGTCTTGGTCTTATGACCGAAAAGGAACGTAGTAAACTGGATTCTATCAAGGTTTCAAGTGGAGGTACAATCGACTTCTCAGGTGTAACTGCTAGTGGTGCATTGACTGCCGTAGTAGGTGATGATAAGACAGTTGCGATTACTCATAATACAAGTGGCGTGAAAGCTGGTACATATAAATCTGTTACTGTTGACACTTATGGTCATGTAACGGCTGGTACTAATCCTACTACGCTAAGTGATTATGGTATTACTGATGCATTGAGTTCAAGTACGAAGTATGCTCTAAGTAATAGTGTTGGTGGCAATGCTTTAAAGGCTAATTTATTAGCTAATTTAGGTCGTCTTACAGATGCAAATGTTACTGTTACTGGCAGTGGTGGAGTAGCCACTTTCAAGGCATCAAGTTCTATGACTTCTCATAAGCCACCTAAAGATGGTCATATTTTGCATTTTTATTGGGATAACACAGGTAACTGGGATAGCCAAATGTGCATCTCGGCAGATTCTTCTCCTACTGTATATGTACGAGGAATGACTGGACAAGCTAATACCTATGGTGATTGGAAAACATTATTAGACAGTACAAATTATACATCTTATACTGTCAAGAAAGACGGTACAGGAGCAAGTGGCACATGGGGAATTAGTATAACAGGTAATGCTGCTACCGCAACTAAGGCTACATCTGCTGATTCAGCTACTAAGGCAACTCAAGATGGGAATGGAAATACCATTACATCAACCTATCTTCCTCTTACTGGTGGAAGCGTGACTGGTACTATAACTACATCAGCGTCCCAAATTCTTAAATGGACTCCTTCGACTACTGACAATAATGACACTGGATGTAGTTGGTATGGAATTGGTACATATAAAGCGAGTGATGGTTATAAAAGGTTAAATATATCTCATTATTTTGGTATCAATTTTACTACTAAAAATTCAGATAGTTGTTTTACTCATAATGGTAATACTATAATTACGTCTGCAAATATCGGATCTCAATCGGTTGCTTACGCCACTAAAGCAACCCAAGATGGTGCAGGCAATGTAATTACATCTAAATATGTCACAATAGATACAACACAAACCATATCAGGAGCAAAAACCTTCTCGAAGGAAACAACGATTTCATCTGCCACAGTTTCGACCAGTAAGACCACTGGCGCACTGAAAGTAAAGGGAGGAATCGCTTCTGAGGGGCAAATAAGCGCAGATAAAGTAATGATTGGTGATAAGTGTACATTAGAGTATGATGCCAATTTACAGTGCTTAAACTTCGTTTTTGCTTAATGATATATGTATTTTTAAGGAGAGTAGGGAACGGTACTACTCTCCTATTTTATAAAGAAAGGAGTGTGATAGATTGTTATGTTTATGGTTGCCATTCACAGATGGGACAACGAAAAATTATGGTTTAACAAATATGGATGTAGTAGACTATGGAACTTCTGTATATGACCAAGGAAAACTCGGTAAATGTAGATCGTTTGTTGGTAATGGATATTTACAGTTATCTAACGCTTTTGGAATTGAATCGGGAAAAGATTTTTCTTGTTGTTATTGGATAAAAGAAATAAGTAATAATATATTATCTAAATTTAGAGTTGTATATCAATGTGGCAATTTAATTATTGGACATTATGGTAACAAATTTGATATTTATAGTATTACTGGTAATACACTTGATCTTACTTATGTTTGTGACACGACAGAATGGGTTCATTGCTGTATGACATATCAAAGCTCAAACAATACTGTAACAATATATATAAATGGAGTTAAATGCTCGACATCACAACCTAAAAATTTAACTGGTTTATCAGGCACAACAGCTCTTATTGGTAAAAGAAGTTCTGAAACTTATCTATTTGAGGGGTATTTAAATGATTTCAGAATTTACAATACATGTCTTTCCCCACGTCAAGTCAAGGAAATATCAGAAGGATTAGTCTGCCACTACCCTCTCGGAGAAGTTGATGGAAAAATTGGTGGTAGGAATATTCTACGAAATAGTAAAAATTTAGCTTCATTATCTCTCAAAGACACATTAGCAAAAGTTGAAAGAACTGATACTAATTGTAAATTGTCTCTTGCAAGTGGAGTAGCTTCTAATTCGTGGTATGCTATATATACAGATTTTACAATAGAAAAAAATCAATCTTATACAGCTTCGATAGAGATTGAAACAGTTAATCTTGCAAGTGAATCAAAAGGATGTCATTTTACTGCGGCAAAAATACCTCCAAATTCTTCATGGAGTGATTTTGCAAAAGTAGATTTTAAAACTCCAGGCAAATATCACTATACTTTTAATTCTGGAGATAATACTTCTGTACGAATTGCTTTGGGTGTGCAAGGAGACGGAAGCAGTAATTATGTGATAGCAAAAAACCTTAAGCTCGAAAAAGGCACTTCCGCAACTTCTTGGACACCAGCTTCTGAAGACGACGCTTCTTTTTATGATAATATAATCTACGATACAAGTGGCTATTGTAATAATGGTAGTGTAACAGATTCTACATGTCCTACTTGGTCAAGTGATACACCTAGATACAAAGGAAGTTATGCGTTTAATGGAAATAAGCAATATGTAAATTGTGGTACGTCAACTATGATTGATGGACAAGAAGAGATAACTATAAATTGTTGGGCTTATATGAATGATTGGACTAATTTTAATGCTAGATTATTTAGCTGTACTGAGAGTGGGGGATATAATACAGAAGGAGTCAACAGTTCAATTAAATTTGCATTAAACGTTTTTACTACATCTGATAAATCAAAGTATGCTTATACTAGTATAATAAGTGGTTATCCTGGTATTAAATTATCAGATATGGCATCAGGCTGGCACATGATTACATGTGTATACAAGGCTTCTGTCGGAGATGCTATTTATCTTGATGGAAAGTTATATGAAAAGAAAACCTATACAAGCTATGGAATACATTTTAATAAATATAGCTATTTGTTCTTAGGTGGTGAAAGCGCAGGTGCTAATTGTATTGCACCATATTTTAACGGCAAACTTTCAGATTTCCGCATCTATGCTACCGCCCTCTCCGATTCTGATATTCTTGAGTTATACCAATCCTCTGCTTCGGTGGATAATAATGGAAACTTAATGGTAGTTGGCGAGGTAATTGAAGAATGAGTAACATAACAAAACAAGGGAATATTATCTCTGATAATATATATGAATATAAAGCAATGTCTATTTTCTGTGATTCCAATGGTATTCCTCTACAGAATAGTATTTCTTATATTCCTTCTACAGGAGTTAATTCATGTATGTCACAACGAACAGTCTCAGTTGAGACAAATATAAAATATTTTATAGAATGTACAGTGTTTTGGTCTGGATTCGATACTTCCAATACTTCTGGAACATTTAATGCATGGTTTCAAGGCTCACAAAATGGTGGTTGGAGCTATAATAATGCAATGACCAGTGCTTTGAATAATTATAAAAATTTGAAAGAATTGGTATTATCTGCGACTACTGGAAGTTATAAATATGTAACCTCATTTATTGTAACAAATTCAGAGATTAAGACGTTAGGACTGAGTACAAGATTTGACTATTCTAATGGTAAAGGTTCTGTTGGAATTTCAGATGTTATTATTATTCCCGAAAAATATTACATATCAGATAAAATAAAAATGCGACTTGCAAATGATTATATCACTTGTAATGAAATATGGGAAATTTAAAAAGAATAAATTAACACATAGAGTCTGCTTCGGTAGGCTCTTTTATTATGTAGAAAGGAGTGTTAAATGCGAAGTTACGTTCTAGTTAATAATCAAGAAACCTATACTCTTGTTAAGTTCTCTGCACAGGATTTTGTGAATGATCCTGTACTCTATTTGCAGACAGATTACTTGCATGGAGTTAAGGAGAATTTTAAGAAAATAACAGCCATTCAGGTATTTCAGAATGATGTATCTGTTGGCTTATACGAAATATATGATACATACTCTGATATTACTGACTGTGGAGCACAGTACAATGAAGATGTGAACCAGTTTGTAGATTGCTTGGCGGTTAGACTAACAAAGAGTAATCTCGCTGAACAAGTTCAGAGTTTACAGGATATTGTTAATCCTGTTATAGATTTTAATACAATGTCAGATGAGGAAATTAAGACATACAAGAAAGGTGTGCTCAATAATACCTGTACAGCAGAAATATCAAAGGGTGTACAAATAGAAACAGATAAGGGCACAGAGACATTTAGCCTTGAACAACATGATCAGAACAATATCTCTTCTCTCTGTTTGACTGCAATGCAGAATCCAGCAGTTGCATATCTTCCATATCACTCAAATGGTAACGAATGCCGTATGTTTCCTGCTAAAGTAATTATATCACTCTATCTTCAGATGCAATTAAAGATTACTCAGGAAACTACTAAATGTAATCTGCTTCGTGTACAGTTAGACGGAGAGACAGACAGAGATACAATTATGTCTTATACATATGACACACCTCTCAATGAATCATATCAGGCACAGTATAACGAGATTATAGCTAATACTTTTGAGATTATACAGGGACTTATTGCTGGGTTTATGGGCGGTTCAGGAACTACAGATGGATCAGATAATACACCTGATACAGACACATCTACATCAGAAAGTGGTGATTCAGATGGCGAAAATACAGAAACTACTACAGAAGATACTACAGCTAACTAACATTGGTATAGTATCTGGTTTTATATATTGTGGTTTAGAAATTTTATGGCGAGGTTGGACACATTGGACGATGTTCATACTCGCTTTTATTGTGGGAATTATCATTTCACAGTACAACAATATATTCACATATGATATGGATTTAGCATGGCAAGTGCTGTTTGGTGGTTTGACTTCTATCATGTTGGAATATTTATTTGGTATTACATTCAATCAAGATTTTACCATATGGGACTATAGAGGACTTTGGGGAACATTTGCACATAATCAACTTAATATCCTCTTTTGTTGTGCTTGGTTTGTGATTGTATGTATATCAATTTTTATATTGGACTGGTTTGAGTATAAGGTGCTTCATGATGAAAATAAACCTTATTATGTTGTGTTTGGACATATATTCAGACCGTATGGAGAATAAGTTAATGGGCTGTTATATGCCCTAATTTTAGTTGAGAAAAAGGAGAAAATATTATGTCATTTAATAAGAAGATTACAACAAAGGAATTTTACAATATTGAACTCATCAACGTAGCTGAGTGGTATTCACAGAGTAGACAGACTGATAGAAACAAGTTCAACTCTCTTCCATTTCAGGTACAGCTTGCTCTCAGAACAAATATTAAGGAAATCGGTAAGACTTATGAGAGTTTTATGGAGATGAAGAGAGATCTCTTGCAGTCACTTGGCGACAAGTATGTTGCTGATGGTAAAACTGAGGAAGTTGAAGAGAACGGTCAGAAGAACGTAAATGTCAAGGAAGAGTTCAGAGAGGAATATCAGAATGAGTTAGCTGAGTGCGATAAGAAGCTTCAGGAAGTTCTTAGAGATAAGACACAGGTAACTATCACTACATTTGATATGGATTCAATGTACGAGACTCTGCCTGATGACTGTGGACTCAATATGGATGATATAGAAATGCTGTCATTTATGGATAAGGTAGATGATGAGGAAGATAAAAATACAACGGAGGGCGAGTAATATCGCTCTCTCAGAAAGGAGTGATTTTGCTTGGCACAATTAGGAAATTTGCTTGTTACAGGATCGAGTAGATTACTGGGCAAGCTTTTTTGTAATGATATAAGTGTTAAGACGTTGAGTGCGACTAATTTCACGGCAACAAATATAACGACAAGTGGATTGACTGTTAATGGTAATGCTACGACTACTGGTACGTTGAATGTAGGTAATTCACAAGCTAATGGTAAAATATCTATTAACGGAAAGGTGTCTATTAGAGATTATGCGAACAATGGTTGGCTTGGTATAAACGATACGGGTGCTTGGACAAGTGGAGTTTATTTTGGTTCTAGTGTAATAAGAACAGACGGTGGCTTTCAAGTAGGCGGTAGTGGCAAGATTGTATTAAATACATCTTCTGCAAAATTCAACGTACCAGTCACGATTAACAACTCTTTCGCTGCTAATAATATCACAGCTACCAATGTAACGGTTAATGATACCCTCAAGGCATTCAAATACGAGTTAAATACTATTCAAGATTTGGGTGGTGAGTTCTGTGTTGCTCCTACAATATATATTCAATCAGGTGCAACAGTTAATGCATCTAAAGCAAGTTCTACAACCATTACTGTTTCTATTTTAGATAAAACAGCAATTACTTCTGATTCTATTCAAGGTGTTCGTTGGGCACAAAATTCTAAAATTAAGTTCCAAGGTAAAATTGACGGATTGAATATTAGATGTAGTGGCATTATGGCTGCTAAATTGAATACAACTGCTAATACTATGTCACTAACACTTACAGTCGAATCTGCGATAGCCGATCATTTTGCTACGGCTAAAAATGGTGTATCATATAGTGATATTAGTGTAATGCTCTATCAGAGATACGGTAAAAAGATTGGCTCAACTACTGAGAATGTATATTCCCCTGTCGGAATTAGAATGTCTGCTACAGGTAATGCAAATTCTGCGCCTTATGTTGATATTTGGGGCAATAAATCAAACTCTGATCCTGATACAGTGTATACTGTTCCAAGTGTGAGACTTGGTTACCTTGATGGATTAAAATGTGGTACTTATGATTGCGTTGGTTATGGTTTGTATGCGGATAATGTATATCTGAATGGTACTATTATAAGTAATTCAGGAACTATCGGTGGGTTTAATATTAACACTAATGCATTGGTTAATGGAACTTGGGGAACTGACAAGTCAGTATTAATGTCAACAGGAACGACAGAAAATAAAGCAGTTGGTGGCTCATCCGCTATTTCTGGTTGGTGTTTCACTGCTGGTTCTAAATTTGGTGTTACTACAAGTGGTGATTTATATGCAAGCAATGTAAATATAAGTGGTAAAGTAACGTCAGATAATATTACAGCAACTTCTGGTAGTATTGGTTCTTTTAAACTTGATTCTACATATTTACAGTCGTCTGATAAAACAGTTGGACTTAGTGCAACTGAGACTAATTGGGCATTTTGGGCTGGTGGATCTACAGGTGACACTGCTAAGTTTAGGGTGACTCGTGCAGGTACTTTATACACAAGAGATATCACTGCTACGGGTGGTACTATCGGTGGATGGAATATCACTGATGACACTATTGAAGGCAGTAATACATATAGCGATATTTTATATACCATTGGAATGAAAAATGTAGTGAGCGAGTCAGGGGATAATTATACTAATATCAGTGATCAAGCATTTATCTATTCGGATATAACCAAGGATCAAGTTACAACGAGAACTATAAGTATTAGACCAAATGGACAGATTCATCTTCAAGGTACGTCTTTATCTGCGGAATCAAATGGAGGAGAACCTGGATATTGTATTGTACATAATAATGGATTTCAAGTTTTGTCCCCTGATAAAAAAAGAACATATTTTCGAACTGCAATATTACACAACTCTGATAATAGCTCATCAGGACTTTATAATAATTTTACCTTATATACACAGACTATGACATCAACACATATAAATATTTGTAATTTAGATGATTATGCTAATCTTATAAATTTAAACTACGGAATATATTGTTCAAAGGATGCGTATTTTGGAGCGAATACAGAATTTGGTAATTGGAAAATTTCAAATACAAGAATAGCTAGTTCCAATACTATTAGTATGGGCGCAAAAGAAGCTGGAATTATGATCGTTAATGAAAAAGATAAACCTTATGTCTTAGTTCAAAATTCAAGTGGAAATTCTTTGTTTTCAATTGAAAAAAATGGTTCTATTACCCATAATGGTAATACAATTGGGCAAACATATGTTAATTCTTTTACTGATAATAAAGCAATATCTAATGCTGTATGGGCTAACACGGGAGTAAATATTACTTTACCAGCAGGTACTTATGTGATTATGGGTAGCGTACATTTTGCCAATGCAAAAGGAGGTAGACGTGCTATAAGATTTGCATCTGATTCAACAGGTTTGGCTTATACAGAACAAATTGTTCCCGTTGATAGTAATGCAACTATTAATTCTGCACTTCAATGTCAATGGATTGTTTCGCCAACTTCTCAGACAACATATAATTTACAGGCTTTCCAGGCATCAGGTGGAAGAATAAATATGACATCAAGTTATATTAAAGCTGTGCGAATATCATAGGAGGTGGAATATGAATATATTAGATTTTACATTTAATGGAAGGAAATTATCTGATTTTGGTTACATCTGTTGCAACTTTGACAGTTCATCGGGAACAGTTGAAGTATCATCTGGTGCAGACGTGACGTTGAACCAAGAGAAGCCATCAGGATCAAATAAATTCAACTTATACTCTACCTCTTATGATGAACCGTTCACTCTTCCACTTTCGATATGTTTGAATCCTTGTGGAAACTATGAGAACATGGAAATGTCCGTTGAACAAGCTAGAAAAATACAGAAGTGGTTAAGTTTGAGAAATAAGAAGTTCAAGCTTGATGTTATAGGTTTTGAGAATATATATTGGGTAGGAACATTTACTTGTAAGCAAGTAATGCTTAATAGCTCGATAATTGGCTTTAATTTGACATTTACAGCAAATACACCTTATGCCTTGCAGGAAGATAAATCGTTCAATATAGAGCTATCAGACGCTCTTGAAAGTGATATTATATTTACTTCTGATGTTTATGGATATATTGATGCAGATTATGTTATTACAGTCAAGGAAGCTGGTAATTTGAAATTTGATACATATTACTATAATCCTAATACTGAGTCGTATACTCTTGATAGGGAATTCACAGTGCAAAATTGCATTGCTGATGAAAAAATATATGTCAAGGGTGATACTCAGCTTGTAACCAGTAGCAGGACTGTTCATGAGTTAGGCAAGGATTGTAATTTTATTTTGCCGAGAATAGTTAATACTTATCAGAGCGATGATGAAGAAGTTAGAAATAAGATCAAGAGTAATTTGAAATGTAACGTTCAGATTACATACAATCCAACAGCTATGATTGGATATGGATATAAGAGTTAAATATTATAGTTAGATAAAATTTATGGGAGTACAGATTAATTTCTGTGCTCCCATTTTTTACGATTTTAATTAAATGCAGGAAATGGGATTCGAACCCACACGTAGTCGCCTACGGCAGATTTTGAGTCTGCTACGTCTACCAGTTCCGTCATTCCTGCTTATTGATTACCTTTTTGATTACTTTTAAAAATCAGATGTGCAAAGCTCCTTTCTATAAGGGTTTGCGAGTATCGTTGTTGGACTTGAACCCGCACGATGTTGCCACCAACAGATTTTGAGTCTGCCTCGTCTGCCAATTCCGACAAGCCGGCGCTTGCGACATTTGTTATATTAACACATGCCCCATTTAGTGTCAA